TAAGACCCTAACATATCGACATCAATCTGTCAACCTTTATGGGAAAATTGAAATAATTGCCCTATAGAGAAAATTGGTATATAATGCAGGTGTTCAGAAATTTCCCCTACTATTCAATGGGACGCACATACAAACGTAATGACACATACAAGAGTAATAGAGCGAAGTCATTACGAGAAAAGAGAAACAAACCGAATGAGGTACTAACTAACAAGAATTACCAACGGAGAACAAAGAAACAAAACCGCTTTAATTCATCGGAGGATTATGGAAATGAATGACCCTAGGAAACTAGACTGGATCGATGTGCTACTTGACGAAACCGATGAGGATATGGTAGAATATGACTATGAAACCTATGATGATGAATCGAATGACTTAGATCTTGATTACACTACTCAATCGTGAACAGATTTCAATTTCTATGTGAACTGTATGAAACCGAATCAATCCCCCCATTAGAGTTAGTGGAGTGGGGTCAATTCATACTAGACACAGAGATACAACCGCACTTCACTAAGTATCAGAAACAATTGCAGTATCTGGTCAGCGAAGGGTTATGTTATCACGTGCCAATCTAAACGGGGAGCGACATATAAAACGGGTCCCCTACAGCAACCTACAACAGTATAGGGACGAGTATATTATCGAAATCGTCCTTTTGGGTCCCCCATATATCAAAAAATTTCTCAGGTAAAAAAATGACTAAAAAGGTTGAGCAGTACAAGGAGATGTATTCATCATTCATCGGAAGGGAATGGGGAGGACAGAAAGGGGGTGGATGTTTCAAGTTACTGTTTGATTTCGGTATTGAGACAGGTTATCACGAGTGTAAGGAAGACTATAGTTTTAACAATCGAAGTTTCTTGAAGAGTATCTGGGAAGATGAGGGATGGACCTCGACGAAGGTCTCTGAGATGGGCGAAGAGTTTAGTGTCGATGATTTAGAGCAATTCGATCTACTGTTGATGAATTTAGATAGTAATCGATTGAATCACGGTGCTGTATATCTGGGAGATGGGTATATCCTTCACCATAAGGCATTTGATGTAAGTAGGATAGAAAAGGTAAAACCCTACATAGGACAGACACTATATGTGATACGAAAGAATGTCTCATAGATATATCCTTACAATAGATGAGGACGACGATACAGGCGAACTATATGTTACTTTACCTGACACTTTACTAGAGGAAGCAGGTTGGTACTATGGTGATGAACTAGAATATGAAATGGAGGATGATAAGATCATCTTAAAAAAATTTACTGAACCGTGATGAACAAACCAGACTGGACAAAGTTAAGTATCGAACACAAACGTGTTATTTACGATGCAGTACGGTATTATCAAGACAGTAGACTCACATCACACCAAGGCGAATGCTATAATAAGTGTGATGAAATTTTATCATCCCTATGTGGAACACTGAAACGTTATGAAGTTGCGACCAACACAGACTGCGACATCTGATGAATGGACTATTACTTTGACGAAAGAAGAGCGTCAACTCATTGTGAATAGTGGTGCGTGGGCACTGATGTACAAACCAGAAGTGTGTGGTGGCAAGGAACTTGCAAAAGTTCAAGCGATTCATAGATCTCTTAGGGAGAAGTTAGGAGTAACTGAGGGATTTGTATGACACAGCATAAGATGCAACATCAAAGGGTAGTGGATAATTTCCTACCAGAGGAAGAATTCGAGCGTATGCAGGAACAAATTTGTGGTGATCAGTGTTTCCCTTGGTATCTGAATCACGCAAAGGTAATGCACGTTGCACGAATGATAGACCCAGAATTACAGAAGAAAGAGATATATAATTGGCAGATGGTACATAAGTTCTATGAGGGCGGCAGACCTCAGTCTCAGCAATGGGATATGATTTTACCTTTAATCAATAGAATCCAACCGAGAGCGTTAATTCGTATCAAGGGGAATTTGAATCATCATACAGACAACCTAATCGAATACGATTTTCATACAGACTGTGGAGAGTATTCTGAATTTGGACAAGATAACGTCTTTGCAGGCGCTACAACCGCTGTGTTCTACTTAAATGATAACGATGGTTATACGTTCTTCAAGGACGGGACCAGAGTCCAATCTAAGGCGAATAGGATTGTTTTCTTTCCAGTGAATACTCCACACGCAGGAACATCAACGACTGACACTAAATTTCGATTTGTGTTAAACTTAAATTACTTCTAAAGGCATTAAACATACTAAGACGTTACCCCGCGAGCGTCGTAACTATTCTAATAACTATTATGAAATACGAACTTCATACGTGGAAATATGATAAGGACTGGGATCAGAACTGGTTACCTAACTTTATCCAACCATTAAATACGAAGAACAACGGAAACGATGTGCAAGCACCACGTCGGCAGCAATTAATGGAGGAACTGGAAACAAAGGGAGATAATGAACTGATTGAAGTATTAGGTTTACGAGGTGTGCGAAAGGGAGAACAGATTAGTTGTCTTCCTGGTGAGGTATGGAGATGCTTGCGTCATTATGAGTCTGGTCGGGAAGTTATCATTCCTTACTACCACTTGAGTAATCTGGGGAGACTGGTGAGTCATATGCATCACTCATCCTTTATGAAGAAGTATAAAACAAAGGAAACGTGGTCAAGAGACTATAACTGTCTAGTGTTCGGTAAGATGAAGAGTCAGAAAGGTCTCGATGGTAAGTGGAGAGATAGGGTTCATTATAAGATTAAGTATCGTGATGGTGATAATTGGTACTTCAGTCCGTTGCTTCTACCAGAGGGAGTGGATGGTCCTTATGCTCCATTTGTAAGTGGATCTGCAGAACAGGGAAGTAAGGATATTGGTTCCCATCAGATCATTGCTGCTACATTCATTGATATAACTGAAGTTCCACCAAACTGTAGGGATAAAAATTTCCTTAAGGATATTGGATGGAACCGTATGTCCAAGAGGGGCAAACGTAAGATGTCAGCACTTTTTGAGATTGATCATATGAATCAGAAGTGTTATGATAGTAGATGGCACAACCTTGAACGTAAGAGGGGTGTTGATAATAATTACGAGTCATTGATTGCACGTGGTGGAAACCATAGTAATAGTCAAGGAGATGCATTCGTAAGTAACAAAGTATCTGTACTAGATGAGTTTTTCCAATGAGTATTGAATTTCCCAGAGACCACCAACCCACCCCAGGAGTACCTGAGTTCGATGATTATCAACAAGAACTAGAATGGAGGTTTGAGAAGGTCGCAGAAAGCATTAAGAATCTTGCGACAAGATCACAGACTGTGGAAGGGTTTCTACAGAAAGGTCCTGATATGATTCAATACAGACCTCCTGGAGAGGAGAGTCATCGTAACTTGGCAGAGTTATTTGATCTTCTGTTTGATCGACTAAATAAAATTGAGGAAGATATTGCCCAAATAAAGAGTGAGCATATTCATAATTGAAACGGGGAGAAGTTATGAGAATCCTATTGATTCTTATTCTTACCAACGTCAATACACTACTGATGATCACCCGTCCTTTTCAGGTTCTGACGAGGATGGTAGTCCTTATGGGCAGATAACAATTGAGGGTATGGGACCTGGATCCTATGCCTTTGGTCGTGATGAGGTATATTATATTGGATTACAGCAAGAAAACTGTATTGCAAACTGCGATGCAGAGAGAAGAGAAATTTATAGATTCTATAGCGGGAGAAGAGAGGATCATACTTATTGGTACGAACCATCAATGCCTGACAAGTCTCCCCAGAGTCCGAGGAGATATAATAGAGAACCTAGGAATGGTATCTGGTCATTCTACTTAAGTAAGAACAGTCAGTCAGGATCACAACCTCTTTATCTACATTATGATAGTGCGAACTATAATTCTTACTTTTCTAGTTCTAGTTCTGGTGCTGTTGAACTCTTAGGGTATATCTACACAAGTAATAGTGCTCCATCGGATACTCTGAATCCAGGTGAAACTCTTTTACCTTTGTATCACTATAAGAAGAATAGTAATGGTGATGTCGATGATTTTTATACTATAAACCCTGCACAAGAGGTTAATATCGAGCAGGTGGCAGGAGTTCCTAATTCTCCTCAACCTTTTCAAGAAGAGTATATCTACCAAGGGATCTATGGGTATGTAATGAATGCATTTGCCCCTAGACTGAAGAAAACTGTTGTAGATACTGGTGGTCCAGTCGATACTGGTGAAGTAGACCGTACTGGTTGGTATAATTACACTACTAGTTACAGTAGAAGGAGATATGAAGACGAAACACTGACTCCTGCACAACAAGGATGGGGTGATCCTAATGCAGCAGACATTGCATCTAGTAATGCAAACTTTGAATGGTACTTTGGTAAGAACGGAGCAGTCAAATGTGCACTGCCTAGGTTCTTAGGATTCCACGATGCTTTTGAGGGGCAGTTCGTGTACTATCTGTATAACACTGAGTATCCATTTGCGGGACCTGTATTTGGTATTAACTTCACTACTACGGATGCTCCTTGTATTAGTGGTGCTAGGGATCAGCAGGAAGAACCCACTATCACATATAAGAGTATCTACTATAAGATTAGAGAGGATGCTTGGAAAACACAGAAGACACGTTTAACTGTATCTGCACCTAATGGTGATGGTATTGCTGATTCGTTCTGGACTTGTGGAACTGATGATGAGATGATCTTTTTCCGTTATACGTCTTCTGAAGGTGCCTTCTTAGTGGGTGAGAACGTCAAAGGATGGCGTATTAGTCAAGTTAGGTACTTTGGAGACGAACTTAAGTGCGGTTATATGCGTTTAAGACACAGAAAAGCAAGAAATGGGCAAACTTTTAGTTACAATGAGACCATTACCGCCAATGATGGTGCAACTGCACTTGTTTTAGCGGGTTATGGCATCAAAGATCGCGGTGCTTTCTTCGGAGTCTATGAATTTCCGAAGAAATTGTCATATTTCAAGGTAGAAATTGATAATAGAGCGTTAATACCTAGAAGAACACTCGATGAAGCAATTTTAACTGCAACTATTGACAAAAAAGGGCGTGTTGGGTCCATTGAGATCATAAATGCTGGTCGGGGGTACGTTAATCCTGATGTAATTGTGTCTATTCCCGATGAATTGAAGGAAGAGGGGTTCACAGATACCGCAGAGAACACTGTTGAGGCATTTCAAGACTCGAAACTCGCAAAATACAATGTGAACATTGAATCAAGTGATGAATTTGATCAAAGTACGAAGTCTGCACGTAAATTGACCCGTAAAATCAAGAATGACAAGTTTTTGACTGATGCAGGGTTCACAAAATCGATCAAACAAGCAGAAGCACGTATTACACTGAATGAGATTGGTGCTGTTAAGACTGCAACAATTACTGAGAAGGGAAAAGGATATACACCTGGTGATAAGGTTATTGTTTACGTTGTAGAGAGGGAAACCGAGTCTAGACAAGACGATTTCATTGGAGCAGGGATGAAGGAGGCAACAAAGCAGTTTGATAAGACGTGGGATGACCCAGATATGCCAATGGTCGATATTCAAACCTCTATGACAGACGAAAACGGTAATGAAGTGCCTGTTTCGACCACTTCACTGTTTGATGATGGTAAAAGAGCGTATGCTGATGCAGTTCAGGAGTTTGATGAACCCGTCACATCCACATATGTGACATCTTATCTCAAAGCACACGAAAAAAGTGATACTGAAAAGACAAAGTTCTGTAAAGACGTACTACCAATCAAATGTTTAGACCCAGGTATCGGTAGTGATTGGCACAATATTTCAAATTACATCAATCCAAGTGAAATATACAGAGAGTCAAAGAAATGGAATCCTGCTCTTGAGAAGGAAGAAGAGAGACTTGCTGCTGTTACTGCTGAAAGTCAGTCTGCATCTGGAACAATTAACCAAAGAATGAACAATGGTATGACAGGAATACTTGGTGGAGACTGTCTTGAAGTAGCACAAAGCACACTTTACGGCGTCAGACGCTTCTTTGACATCCCTTGCCCCGAAGAAAAGATTGGTACGGACGGTGTTTCACGTACTTTTGGGTTCCTTCCGTACAAATACTGTGGTTCTGATAGAGAATCCGCACAAGTTAAGGTGACTTTAGAGGTAGAAGGTAATGTAATGAAGAAAGGGGAGGCAATAAACACGGATTTTATTGACTTTTTGAAGGATTTACCCAAACCAACTCTTACTGCACCGCGTTTTGTGGGTGCCCCAGGCAAAGGAAAGTCGCATTCTTGTAAGAGAGGGTCAAATGTAGAGGGTAAATGCTATGAAACTGGTAAAGGTCAGTACACATTCGTCCCAGATTCGGGTGATGAGAACACTTTTGACTTCTATGGTACAGAATTAGAGCAGTTGGAGACGTGGTTAGGTAATGGAAACTTCAGTTCTTATGGTACAGGCACCTCTACACACACTACTACTGACCCAAATACGGGTGCTCAGACTACATACTCCCTTACATACAACACAATTCAACTCGCAAGTTGCTCTGGAGGCAAGTTCCCAGAACCCTGTTGGCATAATTTTGTGGTAGATGGTGTGTTGGATACCTATAACTCTTGGGATAGTAGTGGAAATGCGAATGATAACTGGGCAAGTAACCTTTGTACTAGTGCTCCATTCAGTAATTACTTCACTAACTGTGCTGCATTAAGAAATGTGATCTACTCAACCATCTCTTTTGACCCAGGTGCTATCTCAGATAACGAGAATAACATCCAACTTGCTCCGATTGGAGGTAGATTGAACTATACAAACTACCTAACAGGTGCAACTATTCTTATGGATAGGGCACTAGATAGATTTGGGAACCCTTATTTCGACGAATGTGATCTAGGAAGTTACTAATGGCACTAGGATTAAACAAACCAGTAGCAAATCATAATGGATTACCTTGTACAGGACACGGTATTCCAATTCCTGCTACTATTCACTCAACACAACCTTGTAAATCACCTCCTGTTAGGTTAGGAATTGTGATGAAAAACCTGACTTGCCTGTGGCCACCAACTCCTTTGGTACCTTTGACTGCTCTGAACCCTGCTAGAGCGATGGTTCTTGTCAATGGACTGCCTATTATGGTTTTGGGTGACGCTTTTACACCTCATTTGTCACCAACAACGAATATTATTAACTATTTGTGTCCTTGTGGTAAAGCGACTTGTATTATTCCAACTCCAACAGTGTGTTCACTTCTGACTGCAGAGGATCTTGCAGGTGGTCACCCTAGAGTTCTTGATACTGGGTTCTATCAGTCTGTAAGGGCGTTTAAGATACCCATCGGTAGATTGGGTGATAACTTAGGTAAAGGCAGTCTGCCGCCCGTCAGCATAGGGTATCCGTGTATGTCTAAGATCGCTTATGGATCTCCTAATGTCCTAGCAGGATAATTGTGCTATAATTCTAGAGTAGTTTCAAAACACGTATGGCACGTTCAAAAACAGGTCTCTCTGGAGGCGTCTTTATTGAGTCAAATCCTAAAAAGACTCGTCAAGGAAATGGAAGGCACACAAAATATACAGCAACCTCTCGGAATGGTAAGACCAAGAGGTATAGGGGTCAGGGTAAGTGAGACCAGAAACCCGAGAATCTATGGAAATGTTATTCGAGGCGAAATGGAACTTACCTAAAGCAGCGAAGAACTGTAATCTAACAGACAAGGAGATGAAAATCACCTTCAACGAATATTGCTCATTTCACCCTCCTACTTGGAAGGATACTAAATAAAATGACCAGTGATAGGAACCACTATAAAAGTTCTTCACTTAAAAACGGAGAACAAAATGGTTAAGGTTGATCAAGCAGATTGGTTCATCCGATCGGGCAGATGTTTAGTAACTGATCCTAGAGCTGATAAATACTTAAAACAAGTATCAGATCGTGGCGTACAGGTTCAAAGCAGACAGGAATCTAAGCAGACAGTTTAGAGATTTAGGTATTGGGATGAAATCAAATCCCAATACTGAAGATTTTTCTGTGGTTAAGAACGAGAACGCAATCAAACAATCTATGAAGAACCTGTTGTTGACAGAGTTCGGTGAAAGACCGTTCCAACCAACCACAGGTTCTCGTGTTAGATCAATGTTGTTTGAGAACTTCGATATTTTTATGATTGAAGGTCTAAATGACGAAATTAGGAATACCCTAAAGCGTTTAGAACCAAGAGTGATAGTTAATGATGTTCGTTGTAATGTTGATAACGACAATGAACTACAAGTTGAGATTGATTACACAATCATCGGTGAACAACTAGTTCAAACTATTGACTTCCTCTTAGAGAAGGCGTAAAAATGGCAGCAATTCCCTCAAATTTAACCTCATTAGATTTTACAGAAATCAGAGAATCTATTAGATCATATCTGCGAACGAGAAACGAGTTCACGGACTATGACTTTGATGGTAGTTCTGCGTCATATCTATTGGACGTATTATCATATAACACATACTATGCTGCCTTCAACGCTAATATGGCGATGAATGAGGCGTTCCTTGAGAGTGCAACTGTTAGAGACAACGTTGTCAAGGTCGCAAAGCAACTAAACTATACCCCAAGATCAATCAAAGCAAGTAAAGCGTGTGTTAGATTCAGTGTTCAAACCGCAGCACTTGGTGATGGTACCTCATATCCGACGCAAGTCTCTCTCCAAGCAGGAGATGTTTTTGTATCTACTACTAATGGTGATCCATTCACGTTCACTCTCCCTAACGAGATCAGAGCAACTGTTAATCAATCTGATGGTGTTGCGACGTTTGATAAGGTTATCATCTATCAAGGAAACACTCTTGAGTTCTCTTACACAGTTGATGACGTTAACAAAAGAGAATACCTAGTTCCTGCAGAGAGTGTTGATACTTCTTTGCTGTTTGTGTCAATTTCTCCTAATGCACAGTCAACAGAAATCGATACTTACAATCTTGTACAGAATATTGTTGATGTAGACGGTACAACTCGTGGTTATTTCTTAGAAGAGACTGATGATCTACGTTATAACGTCATCTTTGGTGATGGTGTTATTTGTCGTAGGTTGATTTCTGGTGAAGTCATCCGTATGAAGTATATTCGCACTGATGGTCCTGATGCAAACGGATGTAAGCGATTTAACTTCATTGGTAGAGTTCAGGACAGTGAAGGGCGTTTTATCAACAATGCAGGCATCTCTCTGGTGACCATAGACGGGTCTCAAGACGGTGAAGCGTTAGAGAATACCCTATCCATCAAATACAACGCTCCTAGGGCGTTTAACAGTCAGAATAGAGCAGTTACTGAGTCTGATTACGAATATATCACTAAGAAAGTATATCCTCCTGCAAGATCAGTGACTGCATATGGTGGAGAGCGTCTTAATCCTCCTGTGTACGGAAAGGTGTACGTTGCTATCCGTACTAAGTCTGGTGCTGCACTAAACACCACTACGAAGAAGCGTATCAAGAATGATTTACAGAAATATGCGATTGCTGCTATTGAACCAGTAATTATTGATCCTATTTCACTTTATATCAGACCTAAGACTTGGGCGTTCTTTGATGGCACTAAGACTAACCTGTCTAACAACGAAGTTGCAACAACTATCCTTGGATCTGTAGATCAGTACAATCAGCAGGGTTCTTCATCCAGATTCAGTGGTCGTATTGACATCTCTGCTTATCAGAGAATGATTGATGATTCAGATCCTGCTATTAGCGGTAACATCACTCATATGACACTTGGTATGAACATTGATGGATTTGAATTTGGTCAAACATTCTCCAAGTGTGTTGACTTTGAAAATGAGATTGAGAATCCCAATGACCTCTCTGGAGGAACTAAAGGTAATGGTGGTGGTGACGGAACTTGTTTACCCAAGTATTCCAGTGTAAAAACTGGCACATTCTATGCTACTGGATACACAGAGAACCTTATTGCCATTCAAGGTACAGATTCCAACTCAATTTCATCAACATCGTTCATTGATAATGATACTTCGGCACTTTTACCTGTAAATATCCGTGATGACGGTTATGGCAACCTCATTATGGTTACAAAACAGGATGAAAAAGAAGTTACACTTCAATCTTCAGTGGGAACTGTAGATTACAAGAATGGAATCGTTTGTGTCGGTCCTGTAGATGTACATTCTACTCCTGACGGAACAAATCGTATTCCAGTTACTGTGATTCCAAAATCACCAAATATCAACATTGGTTCTGGTGTTGACCCATCAATCTTTAACCCGATTGTCACAACAGTTGATTACACAATTGATGGCAGTAACATTGGAGCATTTGATCCATATGACTTTACTGCAATTAACTTTGACGGAACTCCACTAAATATCATTGATTATCCAACAACAGTATTTGAACTTCCCGAGTTTAACTCCTGTTTCTAAGACCGTAATACGAAAAAATGGTTGCACACAACACAGCAATTAAGGTCTCTCAAAGACTGAGTAGTCAGATTCCTGCGTTTATCAAGGAGGATCACGACCAGTTCGTGAACTTGTTGACAGAATACTACAAGTCGCAGGAGAAATCAGGTCGTCCTTACGACATTTTAAACAATATACTTTCATATGTTGACATTGGGTCGGGTGAATTCGATCCAAATTTCTTGTCGTCTGAATCTGCTGTACTAGAAGCGGTTGATGCTACAGAGAATAAAATTATTGCTGAGAATGTAAACTACTTCTTAGAGAAAGATGGTACTATAAAAATTGACAATGAAGTTCTATATTACGAGTCTGTAACACATTCTCCTGACATTGTTTTCACTCCAGGGGTCAATAAACAAGAATTTGATAGAAAAGTACAAGAATTTGAACCTATCAATACTCAGTTTGATAGTGCAAAGACAGAATTTAATTTAAGACAGTTAGGTAAACCAGTTTCACCTCAGTCTTCAAATCACCTTTTGGTGATCGTAAATAACGATTTTATGTTCCCTGACAGGGATTACTTCGTTGAAGGAGACAAGATACGCTTTGTAAACCCTCCAGCACCGACTACAGGGGTGTTGACAGGTGCAGTCAATACCATTCGTTATCTGATTGGTTACACAAGCGTTCCAGTCCGTTCTCTGGACACCATTACAGTTGCTGTTGATGCTACTGAGTTTGCACTAAAACTCAACACTCAAGCATACAGTCCTCTTTCTACTGTGGCAGCGATCGTTGTTGTCAACAGAACAGAGAAGAGACCGTTCGAAGAATTCACAATTTTTGAAGATAAGATCATCTTCAAGCAACCTGTTTCACAAAATGCTACAATTGACGTAAGATCTGTTGAACTGATTGCTCCTGAATTTGGTTCAGGTGCGTCAGCAGTCTCCCAAATCGTAAATGCATCAGTTAATGACATCCTTGTTAGAAATGGTGGTAGTGGTTACAGAGTAAGTTTTGCTCCCAAGATCACTATTCAGTCAAATAAAGGTCCTGGTTCTGGTGCTACTGCCGAAGCACTTGTAAATGGTATCAAGAACACTCAACTTCTATTTGCTGGTCAAGGTTATTCATCTAACAATCCTCCTGTGGTAATTGTGGATGCACCTTCTGATGCAGAAGGCAGTAGAGCAACTATTACAGCAATTGTATCTGATGAAATCGAAGGTGTTACAGAACTGCGTGTTACTTCTTCAGGAAGTGGATATGACCGCATTCCTTCAATTAAGTTTGTTAATCCTGGTGGTGCTACTTGCACCAATCCTACAGTCGAAAACGGATCAATCGTTGCAGGATCAATCTCAGTCGTAGACAATGGTTCAGGATACACAACTGCACCTTTGGTGTATATGGATCCTCCTACTGGAGATAATGCTATTAATGCAACTGCTCAGGCAATTCTTGATGCTGACGGTAGAGTAACAAGCATTAATCTTATTTCTTCAGGTCAAGGATATGAAGGTAACATCAGGGCAAAGATTATTGACCCTGTTGGTGCACAGATCCTTGATGTATCTTGTACTGGTGGTAGAGTTACTAATATTGAACTATTGACAGGTGGTAAGGGTTATACCGATGCTCCATCTGTGTATATCGTTGATAATAGAAAGGATTCTAACAATCAACCTATTGGTGGTACTGGTGCAACAGCAGTTGCTACCATCTTCAACGGTGAAATCACTGACATTAATATCACTGACTTTGGTACTGGATACTCTGATACAGAACCTCCTAAGGTCTTTATCGCTGCTCCTCCTGCACCAGAAGCGTCTTGTGACGTTGGTTTTGGAGAGATTACAGGTTTTACTATCCATAGTTCTGGAGTAGGATACGAACCATCAGCATTCGTCAACGTAAAACGCGGAGTATCTGCCGTTACTTCCTTTGACCAAGCAGGTCATCAGATATACAGCAAAGAATCCGATCTACAACAGTCTTCTCACGCTGTTGGAAGCACTATTAGTAATCTAGATAATCTTTTTGCTAAGGAATTATACAGAAGATTCGTAAATCAATATCTTCCAAACGCGGAAATTGACTACAATAAAGTTAATGCTCCGCAGATTATTAAGACTATTGGTGATTTTTACGCATCGAAAGGTACGAAAATCTCCACACAGTACCTCTTTAAGATACTTTACTCTGAAAATGTTGATGTTTCTTATCCTAAAGATGAGATTATCAAACCATCTGCTGCAACTTGGAACGTAGATACCGTTCTCAGAGCAGAACTTTTGGAAGGTTCACTTGAGAATCTACTCGATTCACAGTTGATTCAGTATGTTGATCCTGTTGATACTGGTGTAAAAGGTGCATCTGCACTGATTGAGAACGTTATTGCCATCGATACTGGTGTTGGTACTGTATATGAACTTGCAATTTCTGAGGAAACACTGCAGGGTTCTTTTACTATCCCATACAGAACACTCCTTGTTGAGGAACTTTCTACTACTGAGTCCATTATTACAGTTGACTCTACTATCGGTTGGCCAGAAAGAAACGGTACAATCCGTATCAATGACGATGAAGTTGTACAGTATAAAGAGAAAACACTAAACCAGTTCATCGAATGTACTCGTTCTAAGAACGGTGTGGTTGAAGATTGGGATGCTGGTACTATTGTTTACTCTGACATCTTCGTTTATGTAAACCGTGGCACTGAAACTGAGTGTAAACTACGTGTTCTTGGTATTGCTGATGCAGAATCCACTGTATTGTCTGACAATGGTTCATACTATCTTCCTGGTGACAAACTAAACGTTGCATCACTTGGTTCGACTTCTAATGACCAAAGAGTCACTTCTTGGTTGTACAACGTTAAAAAACTAATCAATATTGCCAATATCGTCCCTGGTGGTCTTAATAATCAGACTGCGACGGTTACTTGCTCTAATAACCACGGTCTACTGGTTGGTGACACTGTTACAATCTACGGTGCAAACCCAACTGTGTTTAACGGTACCTTCTTTGTAACCTCCCGTATTAGTAATACACTGTTTGAATATAATATTCCTGCCCCTGCCCCTAACTCACCACAGGGTAATATCCTTCTTTCTGTTGACCTCAACAAAGGTAAGTCACCTGAAGAGGGTATTAGCGTTGCTATCAGAGACTTTACTACCAACGTACAGAATACATTCTTCAATGATCAGTATGCATACATTGCATCCTCTGGTATTCCAAACTATCAGGTTGGTCCTTTCTTAGGATCTGCGCTACTTCCTGGAAACCAGCGTAAATTGATCCGTATTCCTAGAGTTATCAATACAATCTCTAGACGTACAGACACATCCTTTGGTCCTATTGGTGCTTGGGTAAACGGTGTATCTACTTGGTCTTATAAGTCACAGACTAAGATTAAGTTTGGTGGATTGACTGGTATAACTATTGATAACCCTGGTACTGGGTATGATGCTGCTAATCCTCCTGTTATTGAAATCAATGGTGGTGGCGGTAGTGGTGCCAGCGCAAGTGTTGTTGTTAACGGTGCATTAAGTGAGATCTCAGTTTCTAGCGGGGGTACTGGTTACACTTCTAGTCCTCTTGTTTCTATCGTGGGTGGTGGTGGATTCGGTGCTACTGCTACCGCTGTTATTACCAATGGTATAGTATCTAAGATCCTTGTTGAGACCCCAGGTCAAGGATATACATCACAACCTGATGTTTCCATCTCTGGTGGGGGTGGTACTGGATGTACTGCTACCGCGCAGGTACGTGGTCCTATTCAATCTGTAAGTATTGATAACACAGGTTCCACTTACACTGCCTCTCCTACTATTAAGTTGAACTCTGGTGAAGGTGCTGTTGCTCAATCAATCATCATTAACGGTAGAATCGTTTCTATCGCTATCATTGCTGCAGGTAGAGGATACACAACTGCTCCTGAGATTGTAATCAATGGAGACGGTTACGGTGCCATTGCAAGAGCAACTATCGGTACTGTTGGTGAGGATAGAGGTAAAGTTATTGGTGTTACTGTTATAAACAGAGGTATTGGTTATACTACTGGTAATACTACTATTCGCTTGGGAGCGGTTGGTGAACTAGCAGCATTTACTGCAACTGTATTTGAGTGGACTAGAAACCTTCAGGATGAACTTGGAGCAAACTTTGATACAGCACGTGGTTATGTGTTTGCAGGATATAATACACAATATGGTGGTGAATATGCACACCTTTCAGATCCTAAGCAACTAAGATATGTTCTTGGTGATAACGTATTCAAGAATCAGTCAACACAGCAATTACAAGAACTTTCGACTGGATACCAACACTCTCCTATTTTGGGTTGGGCTTTCGATGGTAACCCTATCTACGGACCTTACGGTTACATTGATGCTACTGACCAGTCATCTGGTGTTAGAAGAATTCGTTCATCTTATAGAATTAAACCTGTACTTCTGTACGATGTTGATACTAACCCTACCCCAATTCGCGCAGATGGTCCTCTTCTTAGCAATTATATTGCAGGATCATTCATTGATGATTATGAATATGTTTTCCAAGAGGGTGATTTAGACCAGTATAACGGTCGTTTCTGTAAGACTCCTCAGTTCCCTGAGGGTGTTTACGCTTATTTCGTAGCAATCGACGCAACTGATGCTGGTAATCCTATATTCCCATACATTTGTGGACCTCAGTTGTATTCATCACCTGATGAGTGGAACTTCTCTCAAGATGCTGTACAGACCAATATCCCTGCTGATGTGGTTAGATTCCGTGATCCTTATGAGGATGTGGATATTGATATTGATCGTACACCTAACCAAGCAACTGATACTCTTGTTACTGAACTTGGTGAGGATCTTATCTTCGAAATTGAAGATACTAATAGAGATGGTCTTATCAATAACCTTGAAGACACCACACCTATTCAGATCACTGAAGAACCCGTACTACAATTATTTGATTACTACCCTAAAGTTTCTACAAGATCAGTTGTTGATATTGATATTGAGACTACGACCAAGTTCGAAGACGCTAAAGTTGACGGATTCGTGGTTGAGAACCCAGGTATATCATATAAAGTCAATGATAAACTATACTTTGATAACGAGGGAACTGATGGTTTCGGAGCCTCCGCAAAAGTTGAAGCGGTTAAAGGTTTAGATATTGCAGGTTTCAACTCTTATATCTCAAATGATCGCCCATATGGACGTATCACTACTGCAACTGAGCACGAACTGCGTGTAGATGATCAGATCATTATTAACTCCACACCTATTCTTGATGACACCAATAAGACTTTCAGAGTGAAAGTGATCGATGGTGTTGAAAGAGTTACTGTTGATCAGGAAGGTCTTGGATATTCTGAGGACATTCCTCCAACATATGAGATCATTACTGACTCTGGTCAAGATTTCAATATTGACATCAATAGAGATGAAGGTGGTGCTGTAAGAACTGTAAGTATTATTAACTCTGGTTCAGGATACTCTGAAACTAATCCTCCACAGATTCGTGTTTCTCATCCTCAGAGATTCAAGAAAGCAACTTACTTCTTAGCATTCCTTGAAGAAGCAGGTTCTACTCTTACTATCAATGACATCAAAGTTGCTGATGATCGTACTTTCTATGTCTGTGGTAAGACAACAGTTGTAGGTGGCGATACAGCAGGTGTTCTTGCTAAGTTTAATAGCGATGGTAGATTGCTTTGGAAGCGTACTCTAATTCCTACCGTTCCTGCAACTGATGATAAGTCATTGCAGTGGAAGTCACTTCATATTGAGAACTCTAATCCTCATAACATCTATGTTGTCGGTGAGACTGTTCCAAATATTAGTAACCTAACTCACAACCCTGACATTGTTGTTGCTAAGTATCAGTCAGGTTTTGACAATGCCAACAATCCTGATGGTCTTATTCAGTGGCAGCGTGACATTGCTGGTATCTCTGGATCTACCAGAAGAGACTATGCTTCTAATATCAGACTCGACCAAGATGGTCGTGTGATGATTGCTGGTCATACTGACTCAAACTCCACTGCACCTGACGATATGTGGGTTGCATTGATGGATATTGATGGATCTGTTATGGAGAAGCGTAAGATCGCTTCTGCCGCTGCAAGTGAGCATCTTCATCAGATTGAGTGGAGAACCAATGATACATTCCTCTTCTGTGGTATCTCTGATCCTGCAGGTGCCGCCAATATCATTATTGGTGAGACATACTACGATACTGCTACTATTGAAGTACAGTGGTCTAAGCAAATCGAATCTGGTGCTTATCAGTTTGCTGATCCTACATTTGCTATTGATGAATATGGTTCAGTTTATGTAACTGCAACTGCTATTGATACAAATGCTAAGAACTACGGTGTTCTTTACGCTAAATTTGATAATGCAGACTATACACAAGTAGCAACTGCTAAAATTTACGTTCCTACTGGAACTTACACTTCTATCAAGAATGCAGGGGTCACTTTTGATGTATTTGGTAATATTGACCTCAGTGCAGTTGTTGAAAGAGATTTCAACGCTGTTCAATCAATTAGTGTCAAGATTTCTTGGAATACTAGTTCTGTTCTCTCTGCTGCTGAAGTATCGGAGACAAATGGTATTGGTTATCACGCCACTTGTGTTGCAAATGACAACTCTGGCGATACTTTGATTGCTGGTAATAAAGTTGAGGCAGATCAACTTGCTATCTTCAACTGGAACACTGCAGACAACATCTTTGATGAAACATACAATGACACTCTAAGAACTGGTACAAACAAGCAGTGGGCTGCCACAGGCAACGCTGTTATTGATAATACTAAGTTCTACAATGGTGCATCTTCACTGAAACTTGATGCTTCTAACTCAATGCTCCTTCAGTATGGTACAACTGCTGATATTAGTGTTGAGTGGACAATGGAAGGTTGGTTTGCTCTTGGCAATACTCAATATGCTGCACAGGCATCTAACCCAGAATTCTTCGGTATTGTCTCTCAGTTAAGTCAAGAAGTCAAGGTTGGTGTCGATGGTACTTCAGGTAGTGCTAATTTCGGTAAGATCTTCCTTGATCTTAATGGATCTACCTCATATTCTACTGGTACAACATTCTGGACTACATTTAACTCTGAAGCGTGGGTTCACGTTGCTATTTCTAAGCAACGCCCTGGAGTTGGTTCTTACATCTATCGTATCTACATTAATGGTGTAGAAGCACATTCAGTTAACAGTGCTACTGTTGACGTTAATATGATGCAGGCAACACTTGGTCCTATCTCAACTCCAAGTTCTACTAACAACTGGATCGGTTGGATTGACAACTTTGTTGTTACACCTTCTGCTAAGTACATAGATGCATTCACTGCTGGTCTTGTTACTGGAACAAACTCAGTTGATAAAGCATTCATTTATAAGATTGACAAAGATAAGACAAAACTTGGTTCATTCACCCTGAATGATGTAGAGACAGGACATACCATAAACGTCGCCGCCAGCAGCAGTTATACGTTTAATACCCAGTCGGTTGCTGTTAACCCCTGGTTAATAGGTCCTGCTGGTATTCAGATCCTTGATTACTCAGATGTTGTATCAACCCACGTCCCTGGAGTTTATACAGTTACATCTACTGACCAGTCATACGCAACTAGAACTGCAACTATTCCTACACAGGGTGGTAAGAAATTGCTTCTTACTACTAAGGTTATTCCTAAGTTCTATATTAGAGATGCAAAATACTCTACTATTGACCTTGTTAAGACACTCACATTCAATCAGAATGCTACCTTTACTAAAGGGTCAATACTTCAACAGTATTCTGTGATTGGTGGTAATGATGTTGTATCTGCATACGGTACTGTCGTTGAGGTTGGAACAAGTTCTTGTAAGATCGGTAAGATTATTGGTACGTTTGATACCTCTAAACTTCTAAAATCAACTGTTGGTGATGTGAACGAGATGGACAAAGAGTTCACCGTTCTTACCACAACTCCTGTTTGGGAGGAAAATCAGAACTATACAGTTGGTGATGTTGTTTATAGTAACGGTAAGATCTATACATCTGGTACAACTGCTACTGCAGGTGCTGTTGCTCCTGTACACACATCAGGTACTGTCTCTGATGGTAATATCAACTGGGCATTCACATCGACTGCAGGTTCATTCCAAGTAGATTTGGCGAACAGTGTTCACGGATCTGGTACTCTTGCAGCATTTGCATCTTGGAAACCTTTCAATTCTGCTGACTATACTATTAGAATTCAACAGATCTATGCTGACTCCACCTTTATTAAAGGAGACACCATTGATGCTGATGCTGTTAACTTGACATTTGCTGTAGATGCAACTGGTAAGATTGCAACATTTGGTGGTCTTGTTGGTGTTAAACAATTCAATCTTCAGGCAAAACTCAATAAAGACGTTGTTCCTTCACAAGCACTAACAAATACTGACCTTGTTTACTGCTCTGCTACTAGCAGACACAACTATGAAGTAAATGATATTATCTTTACTGAGAGATTCGCTACTAATGAATATAACGGTTCATTCTTTGTTGAGGAAATATTTACTAGTAGAGACTTCACATTCCGTATAAGAAGCACTGCTGTTCAGGATCCTACCTTCTCAGGTACAGGTTCTTCTGTTTCTAACATTAATATCTACGCTAAGCATCCTAAGTTCCTATTTGTTAGAGGACATCAGTATCTCTTTGACCTTGACGATCCTTCTAACCTTGGATACTTCCTGTCATTCTCTAGAGATAACCAGTATAAACTGGAATATCCATTCATTAACATCATTAGAGAGGGTACACCTGGATTTACTGATGATGATTCACCGACTCCGTTGGTTAAATTTATCATCAATGAAGATATTACTAACATCTCATACTACTTTGACCCATCTAGAACCTCAGCAGACAACTCTCCTGTTGGTGAGGGATCATTTATTGACGTTATTCAGTCTCCTTATGCAGGAACATTCACTATTTCTAACGTTTCTAGTGATGGATTGGAGTTTGACTTCCCACTTCTTGTTGAACCAGAGAAATCTAACGCTCCTGTAGGCAATAATGAGTTTGGACTTCCACGTTCTATCTACTCTACAACATCAATTAAGGCAATTGGACCTATTTCAACCATTAAATTGGTGAATCCAGGTGGATTCTATCAGAAATTACCTATCGTTACTGATATTGCGTCTAACAGAGAGATTGAAAAGGTTCGTATCACCAATGGTGGTACTGAATATGTTAATGGTGTGTACTATAACGTACCTATTTCAGGAGATGGAGAAGGTGCAAGTTGTAATATCACTGTTACTGATGATGGAGACTTCACTGGTGTTATCACTAGCGTTGTTTTAACCTCTGCTGGTAAAGGATATACAACAGCATCTATAGATATTGACTCTATTTCTGGAATTCTTGGACCTCTACTTGCTGGTTCAGGTGGTATTCTTGATGTTGTGATTCCTTCTGAAGGTTCAGGTGCTTCTGTATTCCTACAAGGTAAGAGTATCGGACGTATCAAGAAACTTAAGAACAACGAATTTGGTTTCGGTTATTCTCACGACTATACTTTGAGACCTGAAATCACTTTCCCAGTGAACCTTCAGTTGTTTAATACCGCTATTCTTGCAGAAATCAAGATCACAAACCCTGGTTCTGGTTACACCTCTACACCTGCTGTTGTTATTTCTGGTGGTGGTGGATCAGGTGCTGCTGCTGAAGCGATCGTTAAGAATAATCGTCTTAGTGAAGTTATCATCAAAGATCCTGGTGCAGGATACAGTTCTGAACCTTCAGTCACACTTAAGTCAGAATTTAACTACGTTGTTAACATTGACCTCGGTTACCTACAGTTTAACTTCCCACACGGTATTACGACTGGTGCTGAAATCCAGTTGAGAGCAGAAGATCTTGGATCTACAGTTGGTATTCTACCAAAACCAAGTTCTGCTGGTTTGGTCAGTCTATCTTCTACTCAGACTTACTATGCTATTGCTGGAGAGGCAAATGGTCTTGAATCTGACCAACTTAGAATCTCACTTACTAAACTTGACGCTGAATCTGGTTCTTACATCACATTCTTGACACAAGGTGAAGGTAGACAGATTCTCTTAACCGAAGTGTTTGGTGGTCAAGCAACTGCTATCGTTGAAACATCTCGTTTCTTAGAAGGTGAACTTGTTTATCAAGGTTCTTCACTTGAACTTGCATCTGCTACAGGTTATGTTTCTACTAACCAAGGTTGGCAGATTGGACCTAGAATCCTTAAACTTGAGAACTATGACGGTGTTTGGACCCCAGGTGAGCGTGTAACTGGTGAAGTTTCTCGTGCTTCTGGTTTGATTGATAACCTTTCAATCGCTCGTGGTACTCTTAATATTGACTCACTAACTAATACTCCAGGTCAGTTTATCGATGACGTTGGTAAACCATCTGAAATCGTTCAGAAAATTCAAGATAGTTACTTCTATCAGAACTTCTCCTACGTTATTAAGTCTGAAACACCTATCAACCAGTGGAGAAAACCTGTACTAGAAACAAACCACCCTGTTGGATTCAACCTATTTGGTGAACTATCAATCACTGGTGGTAAGGATATTTCTGGAAGAAAGGTTGTATCTGATCTTGTTAAAGAAGTTAATATCAACGCATTCACTAATATTAACCAGATTACATCATTTGCTAACGCACAACCAATATACACACAATTTAATAACACTGAAGTCCTATTCAGACAGAAGAGACTTACTAACTCTGAGGAAATTCTAACTTCTATCGTTAAGAAGATTGATAACATTTCCGAAGACTTTGATGGTATCAGAACTCAATTCCCACTGAATGTTGAGGGTGGTTCTATTACTGCGACTGAAGATCAGATGTTTGTTCTTCTTAATGGTGTCGCACAGGCACCTGGAGATTCATTCTCTACAGCAGGTCCTTCTATTGTATTCTCTGAACCTCCAAAGGCACCTTCTAGAATTAAGTTCAGAAATATTACATTCACTCAACTTTTAATTACTCGTGTTCAGTTCTCTGAACTCGGTGGTATCTTCCCCTTAGTTGGTAACAGGGTCAGAGGTATTATCTCTGAAGCAACTGGTATTGTTGTGGATTCTGGTACTGACTACATTGACCTTCTTAATATTGAGAACGGACCAAGCGGAGGATTCCAAGAGGGCGAATTTATTCTTAACAGTGCTACTGGATTTAACTCTAGAATCGGTGATTCTGGAGAAGGAACTGGTGGTATCTTCCCAGTTTCATCTAAGACAATCTTTGAACAGGGTGAGAGAGTTACTAACTTATCTGGTAAGTTTGCAATCATTGAGGAGAACAACCTTGATGAAGGTAACATCAATACCTCTCTGGTTGTTTCTAGAACATCTGGTACTTCTAAGTTTGAAACTGGTGAATTTGAGATCAAGTTCAATGACATAATCTACTCTGCAAGATCTAACATTGCAGCAACTGTTTCTGCTATCTCACCTTATCAGGATGAAATATCTAATCAGATTATCGATACTGTTGACCTTTCACCTTCATCTAGTTTCTTTGCTCTTGTCTTCCAGAGAGTTCCTTCAATCACATTCCCGAACGTCATTCTTGATGACATCGGTGAAACTGTTATTAACCCAACTGAACTATACGATCCTGAGACAACTAACAACCAAGACTTCCTAGATTTCGAAGCAGTTAGAAACCAAGAGATTCGTTACGACAGTCTAACTGGTAATGACTTTGCACCTGGAACAAATATCAGACTTAAGAAGATCTACTTCGGTAACTCTTCTATCAGAACAGTACACGATACTCGTGCTAATAACGCTGCTGAAGCGATTGTGAAGAATAATCGCTTCATCGCTGAAGAAGCGGTGGGCAGAATGTTGGCTTTCTACCCCTCCTTTACCATTCCTACAGGCAGTGCTAATTGTGAGGATGACATCGTTGATATGCTCAACCTAATTGCTTGGCAACTTGAGCACGATGGTAACTCTGAAGTCTGGGATGCTGCAAACTTCTATGTTCAGAATAATACTGTCTATCACGTTGGTGGACAGGAAGCACAGACTGTATATGCAATGAATGCTGCGAGAGACCTCGCTAACCAGTGTATTAATATGGTTAACATCACCACAGAGCACACAACGTTGTCTCAGTGGAAAGATCTTACCATCACTCCAGAATATGAAGTTGTAAGCAACAGTCACGGTGACGCTAGAACCTTGTTACTTGCTAACAAATGGTACATTGCTTACGAAGCACTTCATTATGCTAAGACTCAGAACCCAGGATATAACGTATCTGGTGGAGATGAGCATTGTCTATCAGACATCGTTGATGTTATTGAAGCACTTGCTTATAACGTTGCACACGGTGGTAACGATTTCATCTGGGAAGCAACAGACAGAATCCTTCATTATGGTGTGACATCTGGTGATAGAGACACTATTGTCAACTCCTTTACTAAGGCAAAGGCAATGTCTCTCGATATTATGAGAAATATTGCTGTCACTAAGGTAGGATCACACGGTTGGAACCAAGTAACTATTTCTATCACTGCTGACACTGCGTCTCCGACCTGTCAGGCGGTTGCTGCTGCCATCACTACACTGATGGACATTCTGATTACAAACCTTGGTACAACTGCATCTCCAGGCACTAGAGCGGCATTCCAAGCAGCAGTTACATCAACTGCACCTCAGGCAGACTACTCACAAGGTAGAACTACAATTCCTAATGTAAATGCTTGTGTTGCTCAAACATCTGCTGTTGCAAACTTCTTCAAAATTGTTACTGACACCTTACAAGATCCTACTGGTGCTAATCCTGCAACTTATCAGTGGTCTATTAGTAATGTTCCTAGAATTGCACCAGCGTACACCTTCACTGAAGGTGAGACAATCCGTTCTATCAAGCATTCTTATAAGGACAAATCATCTGGTGGATTCTTCAACTTCGGTCAAACACTGAAAGGTATATCTTCAGGTGCTGTTGCAGAGATCATCGGAACCAACGCTGGTTCTAAATGGGCATATACAAAAGGTGTTACTGGTGCATTCACCACTGCTGAGTACATCACAAACTCCACAATCACTTATAACAACGTTACTGTTGATAAGTTGAACCCTGGAACTGGTACAGGATCACTAGATTTCTCTGGTACATCTTCTAGAATCAACCACGCTTCTAATGCCGCCTTTGCTTTTGGCACTGGTGATTATACGATCGAGATGTGGATCTATCCTACAACTGTATCTGGAACACAAAGACTTATTGATTTCAGAACTGCATCCAGCAGCAGTGCTGGTTCAATCTTCTTACAGGGTACATCACTGAAGTTTGGTATTGCCACAACTGACCATATCACTGCTGCAGGTGCTATTCCTAATGCAAATCAGTGGTATCACATTGCTATTTCCAGAGCATCTAATGTGACCAAACTGTTCGTTGCGGGACAACAGGTTGGATCAGATTACACTGACGCTTCAGACTATGGTAATAGTCCTATCAGTGTTGGTGCATCTTGGAACAATGGTGAGACTTTCACAGGTAATATGGATAACCTTATTATCAGAAAAGGAACCGCCAGCTATTCTAGTGGGTTTATACCCCCCACCGTTTATGATTTCCGTGCTCTTGACATCTCGTTTGGTTTCAACGGAGAAGCACCATTCCCAATAGAACTCTCTGCTGTCTACGCGACATATGAACAGACTATCATCTCTTCTGCTAATGCCGATGGAGTAGAACTCTGGCGTGAAGAGATTATGACAGAGGAAGTTGATGTTTCTCGTGATGCTTATAGAGACTGTGGTGACATCATCTATAAGAACCGTTATTGGATCGCTGAAGAAGCAGTTGGTAGAATGAAGGCGAAATATCCTGCATTTAATATTCCAGGTGACACAGGTACTTCAACTCAAGGTACTGATAAGTGTATTCGCGATACTCATTCCTTTATAATCCCTGCTATTATCGATGACCTTAAGTTGGGTGGTAACTATCACACAATCGTTGCAGGTAGAGGATACTTGGAAGGATCTGGTGCTCTGAAGCATATCAACGGTGAACTTCTACAGTCAATCTACACTTGGCGTGAAGTTGGTAAGATCTGTAATGACATCATCACTAAAGATGCAACTGATCTGACTGGCGAGTACACAAACAGAATTAGAGTTCCTAATTATTTCGCATCTCCTGCAGCATCTACAATTACAGGTTTCATCTCTGACTTGATTGACAATATGTTGGAAGTTATGTCTCCAACAGGACATAGATTTAGAGATGGTGCTGATCTTCTTTACTTCAACCGTGGTGTGATTGCTGATGAAGCAGTCTCTATGATGGAGCAAGAATGGAACGTTATGGTCAACTTTATCCAGATTGATAAGATTGACATTCCTAGCAGAGAGAAGTGTGTTAGAGACATTAGAGATCACATCGTACCCGCTGTTGCAGGTGACTTGATCACTGGTGGTAACTCTAATATTCAGGGTATGATTGATTCTTATCTTGATTCACAGAGTAATATTAACTATATTGAGCACGAATTGCTTGCAATGCTTGATGCTCTTGAGCACGTCAAGTTCCTTGCAAATAAAGCACTTCAGAACCTCTTGGTAGGTAGAAACGAGAACATTGCTAATATTGTAGGTACAACTCCTAATACTATCGATGATTTCTATCAACTTCAGTATAGTGACCTGACTGCATACAGAAAAGAATATGATGCTACTGTCAACTACGATCTAACTGGATCAGTAATTACCGAAAGCACATTCTATCCTCCCGATCCTAAGATCTTCCAAGGATCACATAGAGCACTTGATTCTGCAAACATCATTGAAAGAAATGCTCGTACTATTGCTGCTGAAGCAGTTGACATTGTAACTAAGACATCAGCATTCAAGCATTACAACTTCAGAGTTCCTGGTGGTAAGGTTCATTGTGAGGATGACATCGTTGATTTCATCAACTCTGTTGCTCACGATTTGAGATTCTCTTCTAACAGTGAAGTATATGATGCTGCAGCACTCTATCTGAATACAGATATGGGTCTCAGTCACGTCACTGGTCAATCACAAGAGACAATCTACGCTTATAAGATGGCGAGAGATATGTCAGTTCTCGCGATCCGCAATAAACTTGGGTTTACTCCCTTCGAAGATGTCAGTGCTGGTGGTGGCGGTGGAAATGCTATTGGTGGTGGAGTTCCACGTGGTGATTATGATAGTAACGCTACTACTAATAAGGACTACGACGCAGGTAATGAGATCCTCAATAATATGAGATTCATCGCTTCTACTGCTGTAGGACGTGGATATGCTCAATACCCTAACCTTACATTTGGTGGTTATGGTTACCAGTCTTGTATCGATGATGTTATTGACATCCTTGAAGCAATGGCGTGGAACCTCAAGCACGGTGGTAATAATAAGGTCTGGTATGCAACTGAGTTCTATATCACTGATGCAAACGCTATCCAGCACATCAATTCACAGGCTACTGAAGTTAAGTACATCTTCGAACAGGCACGTGACATCGCTATTGAGGTGATGAGACAGCAGTTAGTTAATGTTAATGGTTACACTGAAGGTTATCCTCAATATGATAATGGTATTACTATTGACTCTAGCAGTTCAACAACTGGTCAGTTAACTCCTACAAACGCAACTTATAATGCAGCAACAGGTGATTTGGTCTTAACTAAGACTGGTCACGGTCTGGTGACAGGTGACGCTGTTCAGATTGCAACTTATGCATTGAAGTTTACTTGTGACTTTGACAGTAATCAATCAGAGCATACTTATCCAAGACCTCTTGATCCTTCAAACGGTGCTCTTCTTCCAGTCACATCTTCTAATTCTTCTACATTTACAGTCAATGTTGGTACAACTAGTAACGTTAACTACGATGTAACGAACGCAATATACAATGAAACAACTGGTGATATGTTCCTTGACATCGGTTCCAACACCTTGGATGTTGGTAGACACGTCAAGTTACCTGACAATGCAGTTACATTTACTTGTACTAAGGATGGTAATGCTACTAACCATTCATATCCTCGTGCCACTGACTATGCATCAGGTAAATCTCTAACTGTTCTTGAGATTGGTGATTCTGAATTTACTGCAACTAATGCAGCATATGTTCCTGCAACTGGTGTTCTAACTCTTACGGTTCCTAACCACGGGTTCGCCAACGGGGACAACGTTCAGATTGTTAGCAACTCCCTGAACTTCACTTGTGATATGGACAACAACTATACTGTTCATTCATATCCTCGTGTATCTGATCCTGCTGCTAACAAGTACCTTCCTATTGGAAACGTTGCTACAAATACATTTACTGTAAACGTTGGTACTACAGGCACAGTTAACTTCACGCCTTCAAACGTTGCATACAATCCCGTTACAGGATTGATGATCTTGACCCTTGGTAATGGTCACGGTCTTGTTACTGGTTCACATCTTAAGATTCAACCCAATTCACTTACATTTACTTGTGAGGAAGACGATAACGCAACCAACCATTCGTATCCTAGAACTACAACTACAACTCATACAGTTACTGATGCTGCTTACAATGGCACATCTGGTATTATGACGCTGACTATTCCTCAGCACGGGTTCTCTAATGGTGATCAAATTAAGATTGCTGATAATGGAGTTACATTTACTTGTGCTCAAGATGGTGATGGATCTAACCACGCATATCCAAGAAGCAGTGACCCTGCATCAGGATCTTGGTTGGAAATCTCTAACGTAACTGCCAATACCTTTAAAGTTCAGGTTCTCCTTTCTGATGGTATTCCTTCAACTAACGTTACTGCACACACCTTTGTTTCAGCAACATCTGGTGGTGTTACTTGGAAGAAGGATAGAGCATACGATGTTCCTCTTGAAGTTACTGCTGCAACTGCAACTACAGTCACAGTCAACGTTCTTGCTTCTGGCAGAACTCCTTCAACCAACACAACTTCTCATACATTTGTAAGTGCTACACCTAACGCAATCTCTGCTGGTGGTAACTACACTCACACATTTACCAGTGCAGTTGCAAACGGAATCAAGTTTAAGAATGGTCGAATCAAGGTTAATGTTAACCCTTCACCTTCTAGTGAACAGTATCCTCATACATTCGTATCCGCTGTATCTAATGCTGTACAGGGTGGTGGTAACTATAACCACACGTTCGTTAGTTCTACAACTAATTCAATCAGTTGGATCACAGGTGGTGGTGGAGCAACAAGATGTGCTACTCAAGCATCTGCTATCACAACATTGATGGGAATCACTGTAGATCTGTTCAACAGTGGTACAAGTAACCCACAAAATTACATAGATGGCATCTCACGTACGCTACCAGGCGAGTGGCCACTGACAGGTGAACGTGCCGCTGTTCGTGATCTCACTATCACATATGATCAGGCAGGATCTGGTGCTTGTAATGTTGAATCCTCAACTATCAGTTCTCTATTCGACATCGTTATTGGTATTGTTAAAGATGCTGCTGCTGGAAATGGTAGTTACTTCACTAACCAAGGCATTAGTAGAAACGCACCTGTATTAAACAACACTCTACTGTTTGGTGGTGGTGTTTGCTACAACGTAACATCTGCTTCCAACATTCTGTTTGATCTTCTTGAGGATACATTAGGATCTGCTCCTGAAATGTATCGTCAGGCATCACGCATACTTTCAATCAATGATCTCTATATTAATAGAGAAGCATATTATAAGACAGTGAACCAGTATTCTGGATACACTGGTGATCAAACATTTGGCGATATAATCAGAAAAGCGTACATTTATGACTTGTTGACTGATAGTAACGCTAAAACAATCGAACTAATTAATACTTGGTTTGATGCCGAGGGTAATTTCGTCGCATTCCCTAATATCTTTAGAACCTATCTAATCTTCCACGCGACAGCAACCACAGATATGATCACACATATCCTTTCTGGTACTGCTCCCGAACCTGGAACTTACAACTTCGAACCTCTCTACAAAGATAGAGAGATGCGTCCTACGATGACTGCTGTACATAAGATTCAGCAGTTGTGGCATTTGGTATATACTGCTCTTGCAGAATCGAAGTTGCCAACTGTTTACCTCAAACAAACAATTGACGTTGGTGTTGATGTAAACTCTGACGGTTCTATCTCTAAAAACAATCATCCATTCGAAGCATATGACCGAGTTAATTACACTGTCTTGGGTACAAATATTGTGGAACTTGACAGGGAGTCGTACTACATCCACCCAGACACTACTTCTTCCAAAATCTACTTGGCAGAATACATTGATGGAGACAAACTTACATCTCTAACACCTGGACTTCCAGGAGAAATTCATACACTTGCAATCGCGAGAGAGACTGGTATCAATAGGATTCCAACCACATATGGCGATCGTATTATTCCTACACCTACATCTGGTGGTATTGAACCTGCTGATATATTCTACGGAACATCATCAGGTGCATATGCTGAAGTTATCAGAATTCAAGATAACCTCGCTGCTGTTAACTACAAGGTTAAGTACCTTCCTATCACCGTTACAAGTAGTGGAACTCCATTCACTAACGGAGAGATGATTGTTAAGACTGGTGCTTCAGCAAACACTGGTAAAATTATCGCAACTGACAACTCAACTTACATCAAGGTAGAGATGACAGGTGGTGATTTCATCGCTTCTGACAATATCGAAGGAATCACAACAGGTGCAACTGCAACTGTGAATGCAGGAATTCACGATAGAGCACTGGTCAACTTCAAGCAAGGTGAGTTTATTGCTACTGACATCCTTTATTCTAAGGAAGATACAGGTAAAGCAAACGCCCTTATCGTTAGAAACAATGATGGTTCTCTAGTCGATAACCAATCAGGTAGAATTACCTACGACATTGAAACTGTTGTTGGAGAATTTGCTCCTAACGATGTTATCTACGGTTCTGTTACCGATCAGATTATCGAAGTTGAAGCATTCACACTCCTTCCTGGATTTGGTGAATACATCCACTCCACTGAAATTACTTCCTTCGTGTACGCAGGATTGATTACTGACACTGGTGTTACTGATACATTCCAAGTTGGTGATGTTCTACAACTCCAAAACTCAGGTCAGTCTGTTGGTCACACATTCGTTGTTACTGAACACGACCTTGATAACAATACAATCTTCCTAGCAAATGAGACTGGACGTTTCGTAAGTATCGGTGATAACCTTTCATCTATCGCAAACGACTCAGCATATCAACTTGCTAAGATTCCACCTGGATCTAACTTCCCATCTGTTTATACATCTGGTATTACACAGGTCAATATCACCACAACATCTGCCTACGGTAAGATTGAGAAGATCCAACAAATCGGTCTTCGCTTGATTATTCACCTTGGTGATACTTCTGGTACATTCCTCAAGAATGCTCAGATCATTGGTGATGCAGGATTCAGAGCAGCGTGTTCAGTCGCTAAGACCCTACGCGGGCGTGTGAAGAGATTCTTCAGAGGATTTGATGGTGTTCAGCAGAACTTCAAGTTAACACAAGAAAACGGTACTGCATACTTCCCAGATCCAGCAGGTCATATGATGATCTTCGTGAATGGTATCCTCCAACCTCCTGGTGGTAACAACGCTTACACAGCATTCTCTGACAACATCCAATTCACTGAAGCACCTGCTGTTGGATCTACATTCCACGGTGTGTACGTCGGTAAGTTGAGACAGTTGGATGACATCTCATTCGACTTTGACTCCTTGAGGAACTCCTTCAACTTGAAACTTGGTGGTGTGTTCTACTCACTTACACTAACTGATGGTGTACAGTCCAACACTATCCTCCCTGAAAACAATATCATCTGTCAGTTGAACGGTGTTATTCAGGAACCTGGAATTGGTTTCGAGATCGTTGGTTCTAGAATCATCTTCTCTGAAGTTCCTCGTGCAGGTTCAACCTTCGTCGCCTTCTCTTACATTGGTTCTGACGTTGACGTTATCGCGGCAACCGTTGTTCCTCCAATCGAATCAGGTGACATCCTACAGATCGAAGGTGAGGACGAGACTAGAGAGGTTGCTCTAATTGAATCTTCTAACTCACTAATCACATTCGAATATTCGGGTGCTGTTAAGGGACGTAATGGAGACGCTCTTGCAATCATCGAGAAAGGACGTGTTACAGAAGCAATCCTTACAAACTCTGGTGATGGTTACGATTCACGTCCTAACGTGGATGTGATTTCATCCTCAGGTTTTGGTGCACGCATCAAGGCACTTGTTGGTCTTGCACGTGTTGACGTGAAGAACGCAGGTCAAGGTTATGCACAACCAACAATCAATGTGAACACCACTGTTCCTGATAACTTCTTCGCACCTTCAGGTGTTGGAGTCAACGGTGGTATCGACATCTATGATCCAAACTACGTTCCTCCAGGTCAAGATCAGGCACAGGGTGAGCAAGCAATCGTCATTGAATCACAACCAGTTAACACAACCGTTAACCAAGGTCAGGTGGCATCCTTCACCGTGATCGCGTCTACTAATCCTGCTGGTGGATCAATAACCTATCAGTGGCAGAAGAAGAACTACGGTGAGAGTGACTGGAATAACGTCAATGGTGCTACATCTCCTACATTCACTTCTCCTGCTACTACACAGGCAGATGGTGGAGATGAATTCAGATGTGGACTCACCGCTGCTGGAGCAACACCAACACTTTCTAACGCTGCAATTCTTACAATTAACATAGGAGCAACTACTGTTGACAACTTCACACCAGACCAAATCTTCGACGATAACTAAATAATGGAAGATGAAGGATTCTATTGCGAGTTAAAGATGGGAATAGACGCTCTTCGGATGCTCTACTCCCATTTAGATTACTCGATAAGAATGTGGCCAGGATCACCTGCTCGTCCCGCTGAGGAGCAATTGTTTCTGGATTCATTAAAGAAGCAAACTTTTGCGATGATTTGTGAATATAACCTTTCTGAAATAGACTAATGGCAGCAAACGGACAGTACAACGCAGTAACAGATGTTCTGACTATCACAGGTAATGGTCTTCCAACGCCTGTGCTTTCTGGTACTTTCCCGAATAGTGATAATTCTAATACAATTACATCATATACTTTCTCACATAATTTTACATATAGAGGTGGAGATGACACAGTTGCTTCAGGAACACTTCCTGTAGGGATCGTTGGTATCAGTGCTAACGGTGTTGCTATCTACAATGCCTCAGGTGGTCCAGATGGCACTCCACCACAGGGTTTTAACTGGGTTGGATCAGCAACAAACACTGCTGTTGACTTTGGTGAAGACAACTGTGGAGGTTATCCTGAAACCACAGGACAATATCATTATCGTGATTCGCATTTCTTGAACTGCTGGAAAGCAAATCAGGTAATGTCAAACTATAATGATTACTACGGTTCTACTCAATATCAAAGTGACAATATGCGTCACCCTGATGGTCACTCTAAGATCATCGGTTTTTGCTTTGACGGGTATCCTATTTACGGACCATATGGATATGATAACCCGACTGATAATACATCAGCGGTTAAAATTATGGTCACAGGGTATAAGATGCGTGATCAGATTGCTGTCAATAGACCTGCATATGATTCAACATACCCTAAAGGTGCATTTATTCAAGACTATGAATACAATGCTGATATAACTGGAAGAAATCTTGATGCATATAACGGGCGTTATTGTCATACTCCCGAGTTTCCGAATGGTACCTTTGCGTACTTTATGTCGATTCACGACGATCTTTCGGATGATAAGACTTATGTTGTCACTGTTAGTGCAGAAAGTGATGGCAACAAATACAGACTTGATGGCGTTTTATATCCTGACATAACCTTTACCAAAGGTTCTACCTATACATTTGATCAGTCAGATCCCTCAAACGCTTCACACAATATTCGTATCTCAGCAACCTTGAACGGACCTTGGAACCTAGGTACAGAATACAATTCAGGAGTAACATATTTTGGAACTCCTGGGCAGGCGGGTGCTAAAACTGTAATTACAGTACCCCAAGATGCACCTGCAAATCTATATTACTATTGCCTGAATCACTCAGGTATGGCGAACAATGCGATCGGTACTGTGATCGCAGATATGAGTTATGAACCTAAATTTCCATTCATCTTTGGTTTAGTATCAAAACAGCAGGTTAATGTTCCTGCAAACCAAGGTATCCAACAAGAGTCATCTAGTGGAGGAGGAGATTCAGGTGGTGGTGATGATACTGAACCACCCAATATTATTATTAACAGTCAACCGACCAATGCAACTATTGCTAACGGTGGATCACAAACATTCACTGTTCTGGCAGAAGTCCAACCGCAAGCAGGAATTATAAATTATCAGTGGCAGGTCTCTACTGATGGTGGGTTTGCTTGGTCTAATATTACTGGTGCTACTTCAAATACTTACACTTTGGTAGCACTATCTTATATGACTGGTTATAGATATAGAGTAGTGCTAATAGGTCCTGTTGGTGAATCTCAACAGGCACTAAACTCACCTCTAGCATCTAATCTGAGTATCTTAACTGTCACTGGTGGAACCAGTGGTACAGATACATCAGGTGTTTTAAAATGGGATAGTAATATAGGACGATACGATATGACCGCCGTTCCTTTTGATAGGGATAATAACAATCCCGACTTCACTACATCGAACGTTAGATTTGACTTGACTAATTTTGAGTTCGACCTCACATAAATAAAACTGTAGAAAAACCCCACCGCTATGGCTAAGCAAAATCTTAACATTGGTGTATCGGCAAACGATGGCACTGGTGATACCTTAAGAGATGGTGCTATTAAACTCAACAATGTTATTAATGAGTTATACACCTATCTTGGAGACAATACTAATCTGCAAATTAGTGTCGGAAGTCCGTCAACTAATCAGGTTCTAAAATGGAATGGTTCAGTATTCACTGAAGGTCAACTTTCTGTTTCCAATCTTACCGATATTGATGTTAGCGGTGTCAGTAACGGTCAAGTTCTGAAGTGGAACGAGGCAAATGCTCGTTGGCAAGCAGGTGATGATCTACAAGGTGGTGGAGGCGGTGGTTCTTCGATCACTAATCTTTCTAACAACGGATCGGGTAACGTTGTTATTGACACTCATTTTCTACCAAACTCGGATGCAACCTATGATCTAGGTTCACCCTCACTGAAATTCAGAGACTTGTACCTTGATACATCCACCATTTGGATGGGAGATACTGGTATTTCTACTGACACAGTAACACAAGAATTAAATCGTAGAAAGAGACAAGAGCATACTGTTAATAGTATTGACACTGGTGCTACCAGAACTATTGCATCAAAACTTGCTTCTGAAGATTCTACTCAAGAAGAGAAGTTTAGACTTAGATTCTCATTAATGAAAGTTGGTACTAAACTCAACATTGAAGATGCAACTGGTGCTAAGGCAACAGTTATGTTTGCTTCCTTCGTTGCTGAGAATGGTGGAGCACGTGGCTATATAACAACAACTGCTGCAGGTGCTGATCAGTCACAAGAATTATCTGTCTCTAGTGCTGTCAAGATTACATCCTACAACCGTATGGTTTCTGAGGATGAAGGAGGCAACATTGAGTTGGGTGGACAATCACTGAAGTTCGCTGCAGGTAAAGAACTTAAATTTAGTAATGACATCCTTGAACTTCCTTCAAACAGTTCTATTCGTTTTGGTGATAGTGGGTCTACGAAAGTCATTGCTATGGACAGTAGTGGTAATTTGGATCTTCCTACTGGTACTGACATCCGTTTTGGCGGTGATGCTGCTAAATCAATCAAATTTGATGGAAGTGGTAACCTTGAAGTTCCAGATACTGCAGAAATTCGTTTCGGATCTGGTGGAACTAAGAAACTAAAGTTTGATGCTTCTAATAACTTAGAACTTCCTACTGATACTGAGATCAAAATTGGAACCAAGAGAATGAAAATTGGTTCCAATGGTGAGTTGGAAGTTGCAAACGATGGTACTACCTTCAATGAAATTGGTGGAGGATTCCAATCTCAGATCAATAATGCTCCTGCAGGTGCATCAATTATTAAGGGATATAATAACGCCACAATTCATAAACCCTCTCCTTGTATCCTGTTCAGATTTACTGCTGCTGGCAGCAGCAGTTACACAGTATCAGGACCAGGATTTCCTGCATCAGGTGGAACCAGTAGTCCTACTGTTGTTCTCTATCGTGGATTTACATATGATCTCCACAACCAAGCAGGAGGAGCACATCCACTAGCAATTAGAACTGCATCAGGTGGATCTGCATATACCACAGGTATTACTGGTTCAAATACAGGTATGCAATCATTCACAGTTCCTATGGATGCACCTAGTACATTGTATTACCAGTGCACAATCCATAGTGGAATGCTAGGAACCCTCGATATTCGTTAAGTAAATGCCAAGAACAGTACCAGGAAGCGGCGCTATTATTGAACCTATCTTTAACTCCATATTTGGGGTTAGAGAGGTTTATGTGGTGGATGGTGGAACTGGATATAATTCTTCCGATCCTCCTCAACTTAAAATCGGTAACTGTGGTACCCCAATTAGAGATGCAGTCTTACAACCAGTAGTTTCAAATGGTCAGATTGCTTCAGTAAGAGTTTTGGATCCTGGTGAAGGGTACGATCCATTTAGAATTGAATTAGAAACAACTGGTGTAGGTAACGGTGCAGTAGCAAAGGCAATCCTGTATGAGCAGGATGAAGTTGCACCTGATGGTACTATCATTGCTCCTGCTGGATCTATTCAATACATACAAGTTTTGTCTAACGGTGACGAGTATTTCTCATCTCCCACAACTGCCGAAGTAAAAGGTGGTGGTGGATCAGGTGCTGAACTCCGTCCCGTTGTTGGTCTTGTTACTGGTTTGTCACTAGAAGTTCCTGGTGCAAACTATGAGTTGGGAGACATCAATTTAGTTGTCTCTGGTGGCGGGGGTCAAGGTGCAACTGGTGTTGCAGAAGTCGATGAATTTGGTGTTATCAAATCTGTCGATGTTTCTAACGTCGGTGAGTTCTATGAAACTGCACCTACGATCTTGCTTAATGGAGGTGGTGGATCTGGTGGTACTGCAAAAGCAAATATCAATTTAGGTTCTATTACAACTATTGATGTTGTTAATCCTGGAGGCGGTTATTCATCTGCTCCTCAAGTGTTATTCACGAGGAATACCGACCTTACTAAACAGGCACGTAACCGTCAATCTTATAATTCAAATCTATATAACATATCTGGTCTACTTGCAGATGTAGATGAGAACGATCAAACAATCTATGTACAGACGACTACTCCTTATCCTGGTTCAGGTAAGATTCTTATCGGTAGAGAGGTTATTAGATATACAGGTAAAACACTTACCTCATTCACTGGTTGCGACCGTGCTCTTAACTTCCGATACGATCAAAAGGTTCTGATAGATTCATTAGCAAATGATTCTAACGGTGTCTCAGGATATACCTTTAACGTGGGAGACAGGGTTACTAGAACAACAGAAAGTTCCAGTAATAAGATTGCGAGAGTATATGATTGGGTCCCATCTGAGAGAGCGCTCTACCTCGTCTTCGAGGTTGATGAACTTGCTTTCATTGATGGTGGATCTTCTCAAGTTAAATCACAGGTGATTGACTTCAGTGGTGGTGTTGCTTCAGCAACTTCCACTGGTGTTGAACCTCACGTTCTGATTGACCTTGCAGATTCTAGAATCATTACCTTGACTGTTCCTATTAGTTACATTCAAGATAAAGCATTCGAAGATGATGATGAAGTTGGTGGTCTCGGGGATGGTATTCCCGATTTGATCAATACAAACACTGACTTCCAAGGAGAGATAAGTCTTGATGGTGGTATTGCATCATCACTTTATGGTATTGAGGAAACCGTTGGTGGTACCAATACTACTCTGTTTGCGATTGGAGACCAAATGACTGATGGTTCCAGTCCTCCATTATCTCCTACAGTTTCCATTGCTGGAGAACTAGGAGATGGTGATTTGCACCCTGCTGAGGTGCAATTTAAAATGCGTAGCACTGACCCTGTTAATGGTAACTTTACAGTTGATGAAACTGTTACGGGATCCATCACAGGTATTACTGCGACTGTGAAATCTTGGGATAATGCATCCAAAACTTTGGTAGTTAAAACAGTTGTTGCAAACGCTGGAAACTATCTTTGGAATGCTAACGAAACTCTCACTGGCGGTTCGACAGGAGTAGTTGGTACACCCTTGAAAATTGAATATCTTTCATACATTAGAAACGAACCAGACTAACCCCTATAAATAAAGAGAAGGTAGAAACTGTCCAATGGCACTACTCACTGACCAATTTAGAATTTTTACTGCGGAAAAATTCATCAAATCACTGGAAGGTCCTGACAAGAACCAGAGTGACATAGCTGCTGGTGCAAACAGAGATCGTCTGTATGTGTACATTGGGCGTCCTCAGGAATGGGATAACGAGAATAACCCTCCGACCCCCGTTGACTCTTTCCAAGAGTTTTCTGATTCATTCGATGATATGATCTCGATGAAGCGTGTTCTTGCGAACGACGCTGTTCAGGTTATTCGTCGTATTGACTGGATCCCACCCGAGCAAACCACTGGTGGTTTGGGTTATGTGTACGATATGTATCGTCACGATTATTCATCCAGTAAGACTGCATCGTCTGGTGCTACCAAACTGTATGATGCTGACTTCTACGTTGTTAACTCATCTTATCAAACGTATAAGTGCATTTACAATGGAACATCACCAAGTGATCCTAACGGTAAACCATCAACGGTTGAACCGACAGGTACATCTACATCTATTATCACAACTGCTGACGGTTATCGTTGGAAGTATATGTACACGATCCCTGTGGGTCAGGTACTGAAATTCTTCTCAGGTGATTATATGCCTGTGTTGATTGATACTGCTGTTGTGTCTGACGCTGTTGGTGGTGAGATTGACACTGTTGTTATCCAATCTGCAGGTTCTGGATATAACAACGGTACATACGAGAACATCCCAATCAAAGGTGATGGAACTGGTGGAAGAATATCTGTTGTGGTTGACGGTGGTCGTATCGTCTCTGCTACTGTAACTTCTGGTGGTGCCAACTATTCCTTTGGTAAAGTCATCATTGATGAGATTAACGGTATCGGTGCTGGTACTGGATCTGGTGGTGCTATCGACGTTATCATTCCTCCGAAAGGTGGACACGGTTCAGGTCCCCAAATTGAATTGGGTGGGTTCCGTACTATGATCAACACTAAGTTCACATACGATGAAGGTTCTGGAGATTTCCCAACTGATAACGATTACAGACGTATCGGTTTGGTTCTGAATCCTCTGAAGTATGGTACTGAAGAATTGGCAGACGCTATTACTTTGTCTGCTACTAACGCTGTGATTTTCGCGCCAGATTTCACAGGTTCATTTAATACTGACGAAATTATTACTCAAACTCGTACTGTTGGTGGTCAACAAGTGACTGCTAGAGGTCGAGTTGTATCTTGGAACTCAACAACAAAAGTTCTTAAGTATTACCAAAACAGAGTTGACGGTATCTTCCCTGAAATCTCTGGTAATAAAACAGTCTTTGATGGTGGTAACACCGTTGTTGGTTCAGGTTCTGGTACTTCTGCCGACCCTGATATTAACTTCCCCTATCGTACCTGGTGAAGCAACTCGTGTTATTAATAACACTGAGTATGACTTAGGTATGTCTTTCACTTCTGGTTACGCCAAATCCGAGGTGAAAAAGGACTCTGGAAAAGTCATCTACATAGACAATAGGAGAGCAATCTCCCGTGCTGGCGACCAAATTGAAGACATTAAGATCGTAGTAGAGTTCTAAACCAATGCCTCAGAATACCAATCTGAATATCGCTCCTTATTTCGATGATTTCGATAAGGCGAATAATTTTTACCGAGTGCTGTTCCGCCCTGGGTACCCTATCCAAGCTCGTGAACTAACGACGCTTCAATCTCTGATGCAAAATCAGGTTGAGTCGTTTGGTACGCATATGTTTAAGGATGGCAGTATGGTCATCCCTGGTCAGATTGGTTATGACCTTGATGCTAAAGCAGTTATCCTCCAAGGATCATTCTTGGGTGCAGACGTTGAACAATATAGACAACAAATTACTGGTAAAATTATTGAAGGTCTTACCACTGGTATCAAAGCAAAAGTTATATTCAGTATTTCTTCTACTACATCTGAGCGTGGTTATATTACATTATACGTTAAGTATCTAACATCTGGTGGTTCAGATTCAGATACAAGAGAGTTTGTTGATAACGAACAGTTGATTTGTGCTTCTGAGATTACTTATGGTAACTCTCTGATTGAGATCGGCACTCCTTTCTCTCAGTTGCTTCCTACTAACTCTACTGCTGTAGGTTCTACTGCTAGTATTGCTAATGGTGTTTACTTTATTAGAGGACACTTTGTAGATGTTCTTGAACAGACTATCATTCTTGATCAATATGCAAACAATCCTTCTTATAGGATTGGTCTAGAAATTTTCGAATCTATTGTTACTCCAGAAGATGATCCAAATCTAAACGATAATGCTACTGGTACTTCCAACTATTCTGCTCCTGGTGCTCACAGATTTAGGATCAGAACCAGTCTAGTTAAAAAAGTTATCGATGATGATACTGATAAAAACTTCATCGAACTTTTAAGAATTAATAAATCTCAGATTGAAAGTTTTGTAGAAAGATCTGCATATAACGAACTTGCAAAAGAACTTGCTAGAAGAACATTTGACGAGTCTGGTGATTATACTGTTCGTGATTTTGATGTAAGAGTTAGAGAACATTATAATGATGGTTCTAATGGTGGTGTATATCTTCCTGGAGAGACTTCACCTCAAGGTAATAATGCATCTACTGCACACTATGCTGTAGAGATTGGACCTGGTAAAGCATACGTTAAGGGTTACGAATCAGAAACTCTGGTTCCTAGTTTCATTGACTTGATCAAACCAAGAGAAACTCTTGCATTACAGAACTCAATCATCCCGTTTGAGTTGGGTCAGTATATGTTGATGAATAATGTACAGGGGTCCCCTATCATCAACGGTAATAATATTACTGCCAACTATCAAGTTATTGAGTTTAGAGATCAAGCACAAAGTAATAACCTTTCCAGTAATGGTCAGATTGTTGCACTTGGTCGTATTGCTGCATATGAATATCATAGTGGTACTAATGTAACTTCTACAGCAACAGTTTTTAAAGCATATATTTTTGACTTACAACCTCTAACAATCTTTAAAACAGATGCTGCAGTCACACTTACTCAAGGACACGTTATTAGAGGTAGAACTTCTAGGGCAAAAGCATTTGTTGAAGGCGATGTATCAGGTGGTTCAGTATTCAACGTTTACCAAGTTTATGGTTCATTCCGAAATGGGGAGATTCTTGAGCGTGATGGTATTGAAATCGGTACTCTAAACGACCATTTCTCATTCCAAGTTACCGATGCACGTTCAATGATCGGTAGAGATCCAGATACAAACAACATTAGATTTGCTGGAGACCTCATCAACGATGCTCAGGTTGTTATTCTTGGTACAAACTTTAATGTAAGTTCTGCGGGTGCTACTGGTACGTTAACTGGTACACAATCTAACTTCACATTAGACATCAGACCAAATGACATCTTTACTCAGAACGGAGTAAACGCTCTGTTCGCTGATAGAATTAGCACTGTTTCAGGTAATATCGATAATAAGATTACAACTGCTACTACTGCTACCTACTCTGGTAACAATATTCCAGCAGGGGATTATGGATTCTTAGTTAGATTGCGTCCTCAGATTTATGATAGAGAGACTGCTGATCTTATGATCGAGATGCCAAAAGAATCGATCAATAATATTAGTGATGAATCTGCTATTGTTGCACGTTCTTTTGACGACATCACAGTTACTGGTGCTAATGACTTTACGATTTCTTTACCTGCTGATGAACAGTTCCTTGCATATGATAAGGATCACTATCAGTTAGTATCTCTTGCACCTACCCCAGGTACACTGATTGACATCGAATCAAATCTTGCATTTAACACAACTGGTACTCCAAGAACATCATTGACTGTTTCTGGTTTAACTGGTGTTACATCTTGTCGTTTGATTGCTTCTATCTCTAAAAACCAAGCAGAGAAGAAGTTGAAGAATGCTACTCAGATGGAAGTTATGAAGGTTGAGAGAACCACTAACTCATCTGATGCTGTTAAGTATGGTCTTACATATGGTTCATTGTTTGGAACTCGTATTGAAGACGAAGAGATTTCACTTGGATCTACTGACGTTTATAACGTTCACGCCATCTATGAATCATCAGACGATAATGCTGCTATAATTCCTAACCTTCAAATGCAAGATGCAACCATCTTCAAAGAAGGTACTATTATTGAAGGTCAGACATCTAAAGCAAAAGGGCGTGTTGTAAACTTCAACGCTGTTTCATACGTCTGCCATTTTGTATATGAAAACGATACATTCTTCCAGTTAGGTGAAACTATTCGTGGTTTTGATGCTAACGATGAAGTTATCTCTGGTCTTTCAAATGATGCAGAAGGATCTATCGATAATGGTTCTAGAAATATTACTACAGATTTCTTCCTTGATGCTAACCAGAAAGGTCACTTCTACGATATTTCTAAACTTGTTAGGTATGCATCATCAACTAAACCTCTTAGAAAGTTGATGATTGTGTTTGATAGATTCACTCACGAAGCAACGGGTGACTATTTTGCTGCTCAATCTTATGTTGGTATTGACTATGGTAGGATTCCTTCTGTAACTCTTGACGGTGAAACAAGAGAACTTAGAGATGTTCTTGACTTTAGACCTGCCGTTACTCCTGTTCTTTCAGGATCTGGTACTGTAGGTTCACCATACTATGTAAACTGTGCATCACTCGACTTTAAAGATAGAGGATTCTCTTCTGGTGGTGTTGCAAATAATGCTACGGTCATTGATATTCCAAAACCTGAGTCAGATTTTCGTTGTGACTATGACTACTACCTTGGTAGAGTTGACAAATTATTCCTAACTGACCAGCAAGAGTTTAAGATTGCCAGAGGTATTTCTGGTGAGAACCAAGAACTTCCAGGTGATATGGATAATGCAATGCTAATGGCAACATTCTTCCATAAACCATATGGTTATAGTCCTGCAGATGTAAGAATTTCTAGAGAAAACAACCGACGTTTCACAATGCGTGACATCGGTAGAATTGAAAAGAGAGTTGATAACCTTGAGTATTACACATCTCTAAACCTTCTTGAGATGGAAACTGCATCATTCTCTGTTAAGGATGCTGATGGTTTTGATAAATTCAAGAATGGATTCTTAGTTGATAACTTTACATCATTCGATTCTGCTCAAACTAGACACGAAGACTTTGCTTGTGCTCTGGACTTCTCTGAAGGTATCTTGAGAGCGTCTCATTATACAACAAACGTTGCTCTTGAGTATAACGAAGTTGCATCTAATGCTGTTACTAACCATAGTGTTGGTACACTGACTCTCCCATATAACGAAATTCAGTTTATTGTTCAACCTTATGCATCACGAGTTGAGAATGTAAACCCATTCAACGTGTTTGCTTACATCGGTAGATTGGATCTATTCCCATCATCTGACGACTGGGTAGCAGAAGAGAGAGAACCAGATAGAGTTGTGAACATTGAAGGTGACTTTACTGCACAGGTTCAAGCACTTGGTGGTGACACCAACACAGGTTTTGTTCCTACACAGTGGAACTCTTGGAGAACTAACTGGTCTTCCAGTAACAGTTCTTCTTCATCTCAGTTTATGAGAAGAGGTTCTTGGCCGTTTATCAGAAGAATTAACACTAACACCACAAATACTGTTAGTAACCAATCTAGATCTGGTCTTAGAACTAACGTTGTTCCTAGAATTGATCGCCAATCTCTTGGTGATAGAGTTATTGAGCGTACAGTTATTCCTTTCATTAGATCAAGAAATATTGCATTTAAGATCCAGCGTCTGAAACCAAACACCAGATTCTATGCTTTCATCGATAACGTTAATGTTAATTTCTACACAACGCCTCGATTGATTGAAGTTATTAAGAATCCTATTGATGATACAAGAACAAACAATACACCTTTCGTTGTTGGAGAGACAGTAGTTGGTCAGTCATCTGATTGTCATCTCAAGTTGATGGATCCTAACACTGGTTTTGATGATGATCTAAACCCATTTGATTCTAGTGAACTTCCTAGTTCCTATGCATCAACTACACCTCTCCTTAATATCGACACTAAAATTATGTCGGAGACAGTTGCAGGTGCTTACTATGGTAACCCTCTAGAGGGTGAGATCCTTGTCGGTCAAACATCTGGTGCTCGTGCTGTTGTTAAGACTAAGCGTCTTGTTGCTAACACCAACGGTGACCTTGAAGGTATTATGTGGATTCCTAATCCTGGTGTTGACACCAACCCAAGATTTGCTACAGGTACACGTGTTATCCGTCTTACAACTTCATCAACTGACTCTAGAGTTCCTGGTCAGGTTGACTCTGCTGCATCTGCTAACTACGTTGCATCTGGTGTCATCGAGACTAAGCAGACAACTATTCTTGCTGTTAGAAACGCCGATGTTGTTAGAGATACTGTTACTCAAGGTAGAACCGTTAACAGTTCAAGTACATCAACAAGAGACACAGGTTGGTACGACCCTCTTGCTCAGTCCTTCTTGGTTGAGTCTAAAGGTGGTGCATTTATAACTGGTGCTGACTTGTACTTTAATACTAAGGATGAGAGAATCCCAGTATCTGTACAGGTTAGAGAGATGGCAAATGGTTATCCAACCACTAAAGTTCTTGCATTCTCTGATGTTACACTTCTTCCTTCACAGATTAATCTATCTGAAAACGGAACAGTTTCTACTAGATTTACATTCTCGTCACCAATCTATGTGACAGAGAATAGAGAATATTGTTTGGTTGTTCTTTCTGACTCCAACGAATATAAACTCTGGATTTCCAGAATGGGTGAAGATGATATTACAAACGATAGAACGATCTCTGAGCAACCATATGCAGGTGTGCTCTTTAAATCACAGAACGCTTCTACTTGGACTGCTGACCAGTATGAGGATCTTAAGTTTATCCTTCATAAGGCAGAGTTTACAGCAAACTCAACTGGTACTGCTGTATTCAATAACTCTCAACTTGCTATTGGTAATGGTGGTATTAGCAGATTGCGTCACAATCCTATTGAAACACTGAAACCACAACTTAAGATTATTCTTTCTGATCACGTTGCTAACTTTACTATCGGTGCTGAAATTACTCAGACTGATACTAACCCAGTTCCTTCTGCGATCGTTAGAGAAGTTGTTCAAGGTATCTCAGGTTCATCTAACTCTTATATTATTGTTGATGATGTTCAGGGTGAATTTAGAGAAGGTGTTGCATCTGGTGCAAATTACATCTATAGATTGGTTTCATCTAGATCTATTGCTAACATCACTCTGACTGGTGTAACAGGTACATTCACAGTTAACGAACCAATCGTTAATGGTACTGGTGCATCTGGTATGGTTACCGCTTGGAACGCAGGTTCAGGACTCTTAACAGTTAAGTCTGTCACGGGTACATTTGCTCCTGCTGATCCTATCACTCAAACAATCGCCTCTCAGACAACTGGTTCTGGTACGATTGGTTCTGGTGGTGTGGCATCAAGTGGTGATGACATCAATGATTATGCTTCTGCTCCTATCTCATACTTCAACAAAGCAACTGAGGTTACTATTCATCACGCTAACCACTGTATGCACGACGTTGCTAACAACGTGAAGATTGAAGGATGTATCTCAGAAGTTGCTCCTACAATTATTGACTCTGCATACCATACAAACGGTATCACTGCCTCTGACGGTGTGTCTGGTACATTCCAGTTACACGTTGCTGATGCATCTGCATTCCACCCACTTATCAATGGTTCTGCAGTTTCTACTAGTAACCCTGGATATATCATTCTTCGTGATCCTGAAATTGGACAGAAACATTTTGAGATTGTCCAATACAATGGCATCTCTTCAGATGGTAAGATTCTAACTCTACCTTCTGGTTCTCGTGGTCAAGCAGGAACTGCTGCTCTGGTTCACAATGCCAGCACGATTGTTGAATGTTACAACCTTGATGGTATTCCATTAGTAGAAATCAACAAACTTCATACCCAGATTGGTTCACCCACACTTGATACTTACAAGATTGCAGTTACATCTGTTTCTAGCAATGGTATTAGAAATGGTGGATCAAGAGTTACATCAACACAGAATATACAGTTTGAACAGTTCTATCCTCAAATTCAGATGACTGTTTATCCTGAGACTGATGTTGATCCTAGAATTAACGTTGTATCTGCAACTTCTCTCTTGGATGGTAACAATACAAACGAAGCATCATTCATTAATGATGGTGTTTATATCGACTGTATTGCTAACGAAGACAACTACCTTGGATTCCCCAAGATGGTTTGTTCACAAGTTAATGAAGATGCCAAACTATCTGGTTCTAAGTCACTCAACTTCCAGTTGTTGATGAGTACAACTAACAAAAACTTGTCACCAATCGTTGACCGTGATCGTTGTTCACTCATTACAACATCTAATAGAATTAATCAGATTGCTGCTTCTAATTCTAATGCTGAAGATAGAACAGGTGATCTAAACTCAGCAGTGTATATTTCTAAGGTTATGAACCTGCTTCAACCTGCCAACTCCTTGAGAGTTTCATTTGAAGCGTGGAGACACCCAGATACCGAGATCCACGTGATGTACAGGACAATGCCTGTTGGTACATCATTAACGTTTGATGAGATCGGTTATACATATTTTAACGGAAACGGTAAAGAAGACAAAACTGTCGCTAAGACAGAAGGCATTCTATATCGTGACCTCGAATATACGTTCGAAGGAACCGAGTTTAGTTCTGCACAGATCAAAATTATTATGACCTCTAGGAACCAAGCATACGTTCCTGAACTCAAAAACCTTCGTGTTATGGCATTAAGTGACCTCTGATTACATTCCCGTTAAAGGACATCCCGATTTAGTTCGGGATTCCGATACCAACGCTGTCCTAAATATGAAACCCACACCTCCTGGGAACGCTGCTAAGAAGCGTAAAATGAGTGCTGAAACCCTCGATAACTTGAAATCTGACGTAGATGTGTTAAAATCAGATATGTCGGAAATCAAATCCTTACTGAAAACATTATTGGAGAAAAATTAATGCCTGCAGACCAACCTGAAGTAATTGACCAAGATAAACTTCTTGGTGATTTCAAAGATCGCTACAAGCGTCTTATTGAAGACAATCAAAGAATGGCGAAGATGATTCGCGGCAATGAACAGCAAGCACTTAAATTACAAGGTGCTATTGAGACTCTAGAATACTGCCTCGGTACAGAGAATGAAGCGGAACCTGCTCCAGAAGTGGATAACGTAGACGCTGCATAACCTTTGGACCCGAAAGGGTCCTTTTTATTTGCTGTATAAATATCTGAGAGGCAGATTATCTCCGTTAACGGATACCACGTGTGTTAACCAATGGCAAATAGACTACAATTAAGACGTGATGGTGCTCAGCAATGGGCAAACATCAATCCAATCCTGGCACAGGGTGAACTTGGAATCGAAATTGATACTTCACGTATCAAGATTGGTGACGGTGTTACCCCGTGGAACTCGCTGAAATATGAGCGACCACTAGAAACAGAATCAAACGCTGCAAATACTCTTGTAAAGAGAGACGCTGACGGTAACTTCCAAGCGGGTGCTGTCACTGCGACTCTTATCGGTAATGCCTCAACTGCCACTAGATTATCAAACGCACGTCAAATACAATTATCAGGTCAGGTAACAGGTTCTGGTTCATTCGACGGTTCTTCTAACCTTACATTGAACACCGACTTGTCACTTATGACGAGTTTGCCTCACTACGATCCTGCTAACCCTACTGCTGAAGCACTCTACACAAGGGTTAGAGTTAACTCACAAGGTCGTGTGGTTGGTGCTGAACTTGCATCTACACTTGCTGACTATGGTATCTCTGATGCTCAGGCATTGGATGATGACCTAACCTCACTTGCTCAACTTACGAACGTTGGTATTCTTGTTCGTGCATCTCAAGGAAATATTTTAACCAGACAGTTAACTGGTGGTGGTGGACGAATTGTGTTCACAGTTCCTGACGGAACATCTCAAAACCCATTCATCGACCTTGCAGATACTGCAGTGGTTGTTGGTAATTATAATACGGAATCCCTGACATCTGTCACTGGAAATGGGTCTAGTGAAACTGTCAATGCAACTAAATTTAGTGTAGACAGGTATGGTCGCTTAGGCGCTGCCTTAACTGTGCCTATTGCTACTGCAACTGAAGGCACAAAGATGCCAGACTATGATGCAGGTACAGCATACAGCAGATATGACATCATCAAGAATGCCTCAAAAGTTTACCAAGCAATTGCGGACATTGGTAGTGGTCTTGGTGCTCCTACTCATACCACTGGCGATACTGGAAGTTGGCGCTACCTCGCGGCTGAGGCGACGGAGCAGAAGGGACTGGCATCATTTGCACAGGAAGATTTCGACGTTGACAGTGGCGGGCACGTCACCATTGCCGCCGCAGCAGTAGATAATACACAACTTCAGAATAATGTACTTGGATTTGCAGACGGAAATACTGTTGAAACATTTGAACTTGATAACGAACTAACTGCTACATCAGGTTATAGAGGATTTAATTATCTCAACTATGTTAAAGTTAATGATACAAGCGGCAACTTACTTGTTGGCGCTAATAATACAGGCGATGGTGGCGCTGGTGAGTTTGATGTTAACGTCCGTTCCTATTTTTCTGATCCTGATATTACTCTTGATGGAACAGTTGCTCAGACACTGGATAAGACTGGCGATGGTAACCTAATATTTCAGACTACACAAAATAGTACATCTAATAGAAACTTAAGTATCCTTGCTACTAACGCAGGATCAGGAACTTCTAATGTAATCATTACAGCAGAAGATACAGTACAGATCAGTGCATCTGATGCTGCAGGTAAAATTTGGGTCGAAGATGTAAGAATTCAAGAGAACTACATTGCTACGACTGACTCAACTCTTCACCTTGACCCTGGTGATGACAGAGCAATCACAGGTACTGTCAGAGTTCACGGAGATTTCCAAGTCGATGGAACAACAACAACTGTTAACAGCACGACTGTTACTATTGATGACCCTATCTTTACCCTTGGTGGAGACACTGCACCTGGGTCTGATGATGGACTAGATCGTGGTATTGAGTTTAAATATTACGATTCGCAGGCAAGAGTTGGTTTCTTCGGATGGGATGAAGATCTAACACGTCTTGATTCTGGTACTGGTGGTTATGCATTCCTTTATGATGCAACAAATAGTAGCGAGACATTTACTGGAACTGATGCTTACATCAAAGCAGGTGGTCTTTCTCTAACTACAAATACTGGTTCTACCTCAACTACTACAGGTACGCTTGTTGTAACTGGTGGTTTGGGTCTTTCTGAGAATGCACATATCGGTGGTGAAGTAACCATCGCGGGTCAGACAGAAATTAATGACACTGTTATCATCAAGTCTGATAACGAAGACTTCAAGATTCAAACTGCAGCAGGTGTAGATAAGTTTACAGTTGATACTGACACAGGTAACACAGTTATCGAAGGTACTCTTGATGTACAACTAGAGACCACAGTTACTGATAACTTGATCGTTCAAGCAGACAATAAGAAATTTGATATTCAAACTGCTGCAGGTGTAAGTGTATTTGATGTAGACACAGATAATGGTAATACACACACAGACGGCACATTAGATGTAGATAGTGGCGTAACATTTAATAGCACTCTTGATGTTGATCAGAACACAACATTGAATGCTGAACTGGATGTTGACGGCAATTCAACTTTCCACAACAACATTCTTCTTGATACAACTGCTAAGACACTGACCATTACAAATGGTTCAGTCAATAAGTTCCAAGTTACTAGCACAAATGGTAACACTGATATTGAAGGAACTCTAAACGTTGCTCAGTTTGTATATCTTGAGGATACCGATACACCTACAATCTCTACTGACGGTAATAATAACTTTGTTATCAGTGGTGCTGACTACGGTGCATTTAGATTTGATGGTGGTGGTTATATTGAAGGAGATACTCTATTCAATAATGACCTCTATATCAACGGTGCTATCAACCAGAAAGACCAAGGTACTACGACTGAAACATTCAGTACACAGAACTATTTGAGAGTACGATATAAGTTTAGAACTGGTACATCTATTGCATATACTCCTTCCTACGCTACACATAACAACTCTAACTTGAGAGTCTATGGTGGTGCAGGTATTGCTACTGACCTTCACATTGGTGATGATCTATACATCGGTAAACTTAACTCTAATGATACTGTTGAGTTTAGTGTACTTGGTGAATCAGGTAACACTGAGATTGGTAGAACTGGACAGGGTTCAAGCACTGTCGGTACTTTCACTGTTCACGGTGATAGCACATTCAACCGTCACGTTACAATCAATGGTCCTCTGACCACTATTGGTGATGCAAATACTGATGTCTTGACAGTTAATGCAGTCTCTCAGTTTACTGACAACGTAACTGTTGATGGTGACTTGACAGTCAATTCAAATACCTTGATCGAAGGTAACTTGACTGTTAACGGAACTACAACAACTGTTAACTCAACCACAACACAACTTGATGATCCAGTTATTACACTGGGTGGAGACACTGTTCCTCAGTCATCAGATACTAAGGATCGTGGTGTTGAGTTCAGATATTACGATGGATCTGGTAAAATTGGATTCTTCGGTTGGGATAACTCCGCTTCCAGATTCGCTCTTTATCACGATGCAACAAACTCAAGTGAAGCATTCGCAGGAACCAGATCAGGCATCGATGCAGGGATCAGTCAAACTATTCGATACAACCAACGCAACTAACTCAGGGTCTGGTGCTCTTATCGTTGGTGGCGGTGCTGGCATCGGTATGGATCTTTATGTCGGCGACGATCTCGTTGTTACAGATGATGGATCCTTCGGTGGTAACCTTTCAGTAACAGGAACATTTGATGTTACTAATGATCTAGCAGTCAATAATAATAAGTTTACTGTAGATGCAGGAACAGGTGATACACAAGTAGCAGGTACATTCGGTTCCTCAGGTGCCGCTACGCTGTCCTCTACACTGGCAGTAACCAGCAATACCACTATCGGTGGTACTTTGGGAGTTACGAACGCTACAACGCTTTCTAGCACCCTTGACGTGACATCCAATACCACAATCGGTGGAACACTGGATGTAACGAATGCTACAAACATTACAAACACTCTAGGTGTAACAGGTGTTACATCAATTACAAATAACTCAGTAGCAACCACGACTGGATCTTATTCAGGAAACGGTGCTCTTAGAGTTACGGGTGGTGCATCAATCGGAAACAACTTGGTTGTTTCAGGTGATGTTCGTCTCTATGGTAACTCAGTAATTGATGGAACTGTAAGTTACGCAAGTATTCAGACTTACGCTGAGAATGTAAGATTCAATGATACTGCAGATGCTGTTAGTGCATCCAACAATGTCGCTTCAGTATTCACTGCTGGTGGTTTGGCGGTATCTAAGAAAGCATATATTGGCGATGATCTTAATGTTGGTAACGGTAACTTTACTGTTGACGGACCTACAGGTAATACTCTAATCGTAGGTACACTTGGTGTTACTGCTGCTACTAACGTTTCAACTATCACTGCATCTGGTATTGCTGATCTTCAGTCTACTGTAACGATCGGTGGTAACCTCGCGATTGGTTCTAACAAGTTCAACGTTAACTCTTCCAACGGTAACACTGACATCGACGGTTCACTTGATATTCTTGGTGCAACTGTTATTGATGACACATTGAATGTGACTCAGGGTGTTGACTTTGATAGCACACTGAATGTTGATGGTACAACCACACTTAATGATGCTCTTACTCAGAACAGCACTTCACTGTTCAAAGATAATGTGGTTATCAGAGGTGCTACTAAGACACTGAAACTACAGAACGGTAACAGTCAGGACAAGATTACTCTTGAATCCACAACTGGACACGTCACTATGGCGGGTAACTTGGTTACTTCTGGTACTGGTTCATTTACCGATGCTGTCACAATGGGCAACACCTTGGGTGTTACTGGACAGATTACTGGTAACTTGACTGGTGATGTTACAGGAACTGCAACGAACGCAAATAATATTGACGTTAACAATACAAATAATAATACTACATTCTATCCAACATTCTCTTCCTCTAACACAGGGCATACAGGAATGTTTGTTGACTCTGCCAACCTTACATACAACCCATTCTCTAACACTCTGAGTGTTACTAACTTCGTTTCTACAACGAACTTTGAGGTTCAGGGTAACTTGAACATTACTGGAACTATTACTTTCGGTCAGTCACAGGTTGGTTCTATCGCGAACCATAATACTAACGCTCTTGCTGAGGGTTCAACTAACCTTTACTTCACTGATGAGAGAGTTGATGATCGCGTTGCTGCTCTTATCTCTGGTGGTACAGGTATTACTGCATCATACGATGACGCAGGTAACCTACTGACTTTGAGTGCAACTCAAGCAGACATTAATACTGACAACATTACTGAGGGATCAACCAATCTCTTTACTACTGCTGCCAGAACTCGTGGACACATCTCAGTCAGTGGAGATCTAGGATACAACAGTGGCACTGGTGTTATCTCATACACAATTCCAACAACGATTGCATCTATATCTAACCACGATACTGCTGATCTTGCTGAAGGCACTAACCTTTACTACACCAATGCTCGTGCTGATGCAAGAGTTAACTTACAGACAGGTGCAAACTTAGACCTATCCAGTAAGTCAACAAGTAATTTAAGTGAAGGCACAAATCTATACTACACAAACGCACGTGCTGATGCTCGTGTTGTTGCTGGTATCACTGGAAAACTTGACGCATCTGATGTCAGCACCTTCGGTGGAACCCTGATTGATGATGCTGACGCTGCTGCTGCAAGAACAACTCTTGGTCTTGGCACTGCTGCTACCACTGCGGCAACTGCATATGCAACTTCTGCACAGGGTACACTTGCTGCTTCTGCTACACAACCAGGAGACCTTGCCACAGTTGCAACCAGTGGATCTTATAATGATCTTAGTAACCTGCCTACACTATTCTCTGGTGCATACGCAGATCTAACTGGCAAACCTACATTAGGAACTGCTGCTGCGACTGCATCTACTGCATACGCTACTGCTGCACAAGGTGCAACTGCTGACTCTGCATTACAGGCAGAGACAATTACACTAGCGGCACTCAAAACTGCTGCTGCAAACTCCGCTACTTATGCTGCATTCCAAGCGGCAATCGCTGCCTTATAAAAATGAATAAGACACCATTCCCACTTAAATTCGTTCCACTGTTATTTGTGTTCTCTTGCTTAGTTTCACTCTTTGTAAGTGTGGGACCTGTATTTGCTGATCACTTACCAGTGATGTATGTGCAAGTACCTCAGTGGGCAGATGACTGGGCAGTGTGTGCTGTTGATATACCTGACTCTAAATGTCATTGGTATGTCGTAGCACCTGATAATACATTTGGTGAAGGTTTCAACTGGGAGACTGCTCCTTGGTTTGATGCTAATGGTCTTAGAGACATTGCTCCTATGGGCAAAGAATCTGTTGTTCAACAACTACAAAATCGAAAGTAATGGCAAATCCCACCTCCAAAGCAGAATTAAAAGAATACGCACTCCGTAGACTTGGTAAACCAGTCTTGGAGGTGAACGTATCTGACGATCAAATTGATGACGCTATCGATTATACAATCGAAACGTTTCAAGAATTTCATTATGGAGGATCGGAAAAAGTATTTTTAAAGCATCAGTTCACTGCTGAGGATATTACAAGATTCCAAGCAGATGAATCTGAGACTGGTACTGATACTTTACAGGCAGGTAACACAGGAACTGTGTTTAAGACACAGAGCAATTACTTGATTTTGCCAGAACACGTCTTGGCAGTGAATGGTATTTTTACCTTTACTGATAAAGGCACTCGTAATATGTTTGATATTCGTTATCAAATGAGATTGAATGACCTGTTTGATTTTACATCAACACAGTTCTATCACTACTATATGATTCAGACCCACCTTGAAACAATCAACTTCTTGTTGGAAGGTATGAAACCTACTAGGTTTAATGCCACACAAGGTCGTCTTTTCATTGATTTTGATACTAAGACTGATGCTCACGAGGGTTCGTATGTTGTTATTGATTGTGTTCGTGCTCTTGATCCTTTGAACTGGAGCAAGATTTATGGAACACTTTGGGTGAAAGATTATACTACAGCAATGATTAAAAAGTATTGGGGACAGAACCTTACGAAGTTCCAGAACGTGCAACTTCCTGGTGGTGTCACCTTGAACGGAGAAAAGATTTACAGTGATGCGATTACTGAACTAGAACAACTAGATGAAAAACTCCGTAGCACATACGAAATGCCACCTCTAGATATGATCGGGTAATGCCTACTAATTCTTACTTCACACAAGGGACAAGCGGCGAGCAACAACTCGTTGAAGATCTTGTCGTAGAACAAATTAAAATGTTTGGTGTAGAACTTTACTACATCCCTAAGACATTGGTTTCTGAGGATACAGTTCTTGGAGAAGATTCTTTGAATTCATTTGACTCTGCATATCAAATCGAAGGATACCTAGAAAACGTACAGGGGTTTGGTGGAGATGGAGATCTGTTCAGTAAATTTGGTGTAAGGATTGCTGATCAAGTTAACTTTATTATTGCACGTAAAAGATTTCAAGATCTAGTAGATGATAATACAACACTGGTTGTAGAAGGTAGACCAAATGAAGGAGATTTGATTTACTTCCCTCTTGCTAATAAGTTATTTTCTATTCAATATGTTGAGCACGAACAACCATTCTATCAATTAAATAAGATCCACGTATGGGGTCTCAAGTGTGAACTCTTCGAATACAGTGGAGAGGACCTCGATACTGGCGTCGAAGCAATCGATGTTATCGAGAGAAACCTTGCACAGACTATCACTGTCAACTTTGCTACTGGTGGTACTGGTACATTTACAGTTGGTGAAGAGATCGCAGGTGGTACATCTAATGTTACTGCCGAAGTTAAGTCTTGGGATTCAACTAATAGACAACTACAAGTGTACAACAGGTCTGGTATTTTCACCATTCCTGAAACAGTAACTGGTCAAACTTCAGGTGCTGCCTGGACTACTGCAAGTTACAATACACTAAATAATACGAACTCAGAGTTTGAAGCGAATTCATCCTTTGAGACTCTTGGGGACGCTCTAATTGACTTTAGTGAAGGTAACCCTTTTGGTGAAATTGGAGGCGCTCAGTAATGTTAGGAACCTATTCTTACAACGAAATTTTTAGAAAGACTGTTATTGCTTTCGGTACACTGTTCAATAATATTGAAATCAAGCGTACGGAAGGTAGTAGAAGTGAGGTTATGAAAGTACCCTTGGCATATGGTCCTAAAGATAAGTTCCTTGCACGTCTTAAGCAAGTAGGAGATCTTACAACTAAAGATGCTGTACAGATCACACTACCTAGAATCTCTTTTGAGATCTCTGGTTTTGCTTATGATGCTACCAGAAAAGTATCACCCACACAGGTGATTCGTTATACGGGTACTGACAGCAAGACTAGAAAATCGTTTATGCCAGTCCCATACAATGTGGACTTTGAACTATCGATTATGGCAAAGAACCAAGATGATGGTCTCCAGATTCTTGAACAGATCTTACCATTCTTTCAACCGATGTTCAACATAACCCTGAATCTTCAGGAAGCGATCGGCGAAGTTAAAGACTTTCCAGTCACATTGAACTCAGTTGTTTATGAAGATGACTATGAAGGTGATTACACCACACGTAGAACTCTAATCTATACACTTTCGTTCTCTGCTAAAACATATGTTTATGGTCCTGTCTCTGACGTTACCAATAAACTTATTAAGAAATCGATCGTGGATACTGCACTGGATTCCAAGACAACTGCAGCACGCGAGATGAGGTACACAGTTCAACCTGATCCTCTCACTGCAGATCCAGATGATAACTTCGGATTTAATGAACTCTATAGTGAATTCTCAGATGGCAAATCAAGAAACCCAGTCACAGGGGCAGACGAGTAAATACGACGGTATTGAAGATGCTCTTGATGTGGAAACATCCTTGGTAGAACAAGGTAAACCACAAAAGAATAATTCAATTGTACCAAATGTCACTGATCATCAGGTCAAGGACTATGAGTATTCTCGTGGAAACTTTTACGCACTGATCGAGAAAGGTCAGGAGGCAGTTGATGGTATTCTTGAGTTGGCACAAGAGTCTGACTCACCTAGAGCATACGAAGTTGCTGGTAATTTAATTAAGAACGTTGCCGATACTGCGGATAAGTTAGCGGACCTTCATAAGAAAATGATGGAGATTGAAGAAGGACCGAAGAACAAAGCAGCACAGAACGTTACTAACAATACAATGTTCGTTGGTTCAACAGCGGAACTCGCAAAGTTCCTGAAGCAACAAAAATCTGATAAATAGTAAAAACAAGTATTAAAAAGTCGATGTCTGTATTAAATGTATTAGATACTACGACAGTGAGTGGATCAGGTACCGCTTATATTGTCGTTAAAACTGGTGTTGTACGGGCGTATGCTGCTTCCGCTTCAACCATTAAATTCAATGCTGGTCCTGCAATCACACTTGCAGCAGGTGAAGCAGTATTACTTTCCTGTGGGAAATCAAAAAACATTAGCGTCCACGCCGCTACTAATGCTGCCACAGCAGTTTTCAGCGTTGGTGGAGCGGGCAACGGTACAGGAGCAGGGGGAAGACATACATTCTCAGTCGGTGACTATATCGAAACAGTTGATGGTGGTGATACAAATGGTTTTGGAACAGACTTTGAATCTGCCGCTTCAGGTGGTAAGAAGGTAACTGCTGTAACTGACCAGACAATCACAACTGATATTGATGCATCTGGTGCAGGTTCTGCATATGTCTTAAGCGATGCAGACATCGTTGCAAACACTGTTCCTATGATCAAGAGAACTGTGAAACTCACTGCTGGTAGTGCCGATGTTGTTGTCGAGCAAGTCCAAGTAATTGGTGGTTAATATGGAAGCGCAACCCAACAAAGAAGTTAAAGATCCAAAGAATCAGGCGATCAAGAAGACCAAACAACTTCTAGACCGCAGGCAACTTATGATCAACCTTAGGAAGTTGCAACTCCAAAGAAAGTCTGTTCAGCAAAAGGGTTCTACCGATATGCACCTACAAACACAATCGTATGCTATAATGGGATTCGGAGAGTTTATCTCCGAGGGTGGTCTCGCCCGTGCTATGGATAAATCCAAAACCAAAGTGACTGGACATATCAGTGCTGACCGTGGTTCTGATGAAAAGAAGAACCGTGGTAAAAGAAAAGATCTTGAGAAAGGTCTGAAGAAGCACGGTATTGGTCACAAGAAAGGTGTTGGAGAATATAAATATGATTCAGGTGAGACAGGTCGTGAGGTTTCGTACCACACTACCAAACCCGATAAAATGTCGAAACGTAGATTCGGCAAAGTGATGCGCCGTCTGGGTCGTAAGCACGGACAAGAATCTGTGATTACTAAAGACAAGGACAAGTCTGCTAAACTTCACTACACAGATAAGGGAAGTAAGGCAAAGTCTGACAGCGTTGGCAAAACAAAAGCAGGAAAGCACCCTGCAGGATATGGTGAAACATCATCCACTAAGGTGCGTTCAGGCAAACTACCATCTAAATCTAAGGACAGAAAGTTTCATTATGGCTGATCAAAACGACAACGCACAGTGGGTATGCCAGTATTGTGGATTAACTTCACCCCAAGGACATTGGCGTCCTAAAACCTGGATCGAAAAGCACGAAGCAAATTGTGCATCCAACCCTAAAAACAACAAGGAAAAATGAAATCGTTCAGAGAATTCCAAGACACTAAAGATGACCCCATCGAAGAAGGTGTGGGACTCTCTGTAGCGCGAGCAATTGATAAAACTAATCCTCCTATTGGTAGACCTTCTGCCAGAAGAAAGATCTCTCACGCATTAAAGATGAGAGAGATTCGTAATGATACGAAGAGAAATAAAGAGAAAGATAATCCATACTCAGCAGGTAAAGTTGCTAAGGCAGCACTTGGTGGTAAGGATAGTAAGAAGAAAAAGAAACCAGAAAAATCTCCTGTCTCCTTCCTACAGGACAAGGACGTAAATGAAAGTGCTTGGCAAAGAAAGGAAGGAAAGAATAAAGAAGGTGGACTCAACGAAAAGGGCAGAAAATCTTATGAGAGAGAAAATCCTGGGTCTGATCTTAAAGCACCTCAACCTGAAGGGGGTCCTAGGAAAAGATCTTTCTGCGCTAGAATGGGTGGAGTCAAAGGACCGATGAAAGATGAGAAAGGTAAACCCACTCGTAAAGCATTAGCATTACGCAAGTGGAAGTGCTAATGGATAAAAATATTGGTAGAGCAAAGTTTCACCTTGCGGTAACGGATCTCTTCGCAAAGAGTTTCTTGACATATATCATTTATTATCCTAAATTCTTCTAGTAACCTGTGGGAGACCACCAATGCAATTTGAGCAAAAGGTTTGTGACAAATGTGGTGCTACTTGGTTAAACGGTGAACACCGTTGGACTGGTACTGGCGCTAAAGGTAACGAACTAGACTTAGCAGGATTAGTATGCAATAATATTAGTGATACCGATCCAGATTACGACAAGTGCATCAACCCTAAGAGAGGGCAAATAGGTGGTGATACTTGGGATTATCGACGTGGTTTTGTTGACGGTGCAATCAGTGTGTTTGGTAAAAACAGGGATTCCTGACTAACCATAAACTCATTTTTGTACACAGTTAAATACTTCTAGTTGATAAACTTAAGTATGAAGTTCATTTTAGCATTCGTTGCTACGTTGTTCTTTGCATTCCCTGTGTATGCTGTTGATGTAACTATGGGAAGCAATGGAAACCTAGTTTTCGAACCTAACGATATTACCATATCTGCAGGTGATACTGTTCACTTTGTGAATAATATGTTGCCTCCACATAATATCATTGTAGAAGGTCGAGCAGATTTATCCAGAGAGTCTCTTATGTTCTCCCCTGGTGAATCTCAAGACATCCTTTTTGCTGATGCTGGAGACTACGAATTCTTTTGTGGTCCACATCAAGGAGCAGGAATGACTGGAACAATTCACGTAAACTAAAATGACTCAAACACCAGAAAAACCAGAGATAAAAGACGTAACCGATTCACCAAAAGATTGGGAAGATTTTTGGGCATCCGAAGATATTATAGACTTCGATTTCCATCTACCCGAACTTGGAGACGAACCAATGACAAATCGTTTTAAAGAAATTCTACCCAACCATCCAACACGTGATGAAGTGGATGAAATGATTGAAGATAAGATTCGTAGGCATAATCGTAATGCTTCACTTATTAGTATGTTGCTTGGATTCGCATTCCTTGGTGCGTTTGTCGATGGTTTTCTGAGAGTCATTGGAAAGATCGCACCATTCTTAGGAATAGATGTAAACATAATGGGTTAGATGGAACTAGTTCTTAGGACTCACGAAAATTACGGTGACCCCGTATGGGGTGTTATCTGGATGGTTGCAATCCTTCTCATAATAGTAAGTTGGTATATCTACTACATATTGAAAGGATCATTCAAGGAGATGAACGATGGCAGAAATGGTGCCCCCGAGCAGGAAGAGTTGTTACAACTTCCGAGTGACGGAGATCAACAGAGTCCTTGACGGGGACACTATTGACGTAACAATCGATCTTGGTTTCGAACTATATAAAAAAGAACGGGTAAGAATTGCAGGAGTCGATACTCCTGAGAAAAGAACCCGTAATCTAGAAGAGAAAGCACTTGGTATCGATGCAACAAATTGGCTCAAAGGTAAACTTGAATCAACCATTGCTGGTGATGATCAGTTGTTTATTAGGACTGAACTTGTTGGTGGTGTCGGTAAGTATGGGCGTCTTCTTGGATGGTTATATATTGGGGACGAGTCAGTGTCAATCAACGAAGAAATGATTGGTGAGGGTTATGCTTGGCCATATGATGGCGGCACAAAACAAAAAGACTTTGAAGAATTAAGACAACTTCGTAGAGCACGAGGCACACTTACTGAATAATCTAATGAAACAGAAACTAATTGAAGCAGTTAAACTGCACGCCCTAGGGAACATTGAAAAGCATAAGATGAACGTCGAAGTTTATCTTACCAATCCTGTTGGTATCGGAGAGCATCCAGATATTATGGCAGCGATTGAAAGTGAACTAGATCAAATCTCACATTATCACGATCAACTAGAGGTACTAGAAAAGTATATCGAAAACTAAATGAACAACTTTGAAGCATTTCTTTATCTTGGATGTTTAGTCGCTATTGGTGGTGCTGCGTTTGCAATGATGTGGAGTAATATTCAATCTATTAATATAGAGATGAGTAAACCTCCCACACCAAAGCATCCTGAAGCACCCCAACCAGGTGAAGAACTAATGTCTGTAAGGTTTAGAGAGATCGAGGTTTCTGAGGAAGAGTACGACGGGTATCAAGAACTGAAGAAGCGTATAGATAGTTTGAAAGAGAAGGAAGAAGATGGGTCTTGATGCATATCTAGGCAACCCCAATTTAAAGAAGGCAAACGTACATACTAACTTCACACCCAAACAGGTGAAGGAGTTTATTAAATGTGCGGGTGATCCTATTTACTTTATTAAGACATACATTAAAATTGTGTCGCTGGATGAGGGTGTCATCCCATTTAATCTGTACGATTTCCAAGAGGAGATGGTAGATAGATTCCACGAGAATAGATTTAATATTGCTAAGTTACCAAGACAAAGTGGTAAGTCAACGGTTGTTACCGCATATCTATTATGGTATGTAATCTTTAACGATAACGTCAATGTCGCAATCCTCGCAAACAAAGCAGCAACTGCACGAGAAATGCTTGGACGTTTACAACTCAGTTATGAGAATCTTCCTAAATGGATGCAGCAAGGTATTATTGGTTGGAACAAAGGGTCAGTGGAATTGGAGAACGGAAGTAAACTCCTTGCTGCATCTACTAGCGCTAGTGCCGTCAGGGGTATGTCTTTTAACGTCATATTTCTGGACGAATTCGCGTTCGTTCCGAATAACATTGCAGATCAGTTTTTTAGTTCTGTCTATCCTACTATTTCTTCTGGTAAATCCACTAAGGTTATTATCATCTCTACCCCTCACGGGATGAATATGTACTACAAACTCTGGCACGATGCAGAGCGTGGTACTAATGAATATATCCCTACAGAAGTTCACTGGTCTCAGGTACCAGGAAGAGATGCTGATTGGAAAGCACAAACAATCCGTAACACAAGTGAACAACAGTTCCGTGTTGAGTTTGAATGTGAGTTCCTTGGATCTGTAGATACTCTGATCTCTCCCAGTAAGTTGAGAGTGATGACATATGACGAACCAATAGAAAAACAAAATGGTCTTGATGTATTCAGTAAACCAGAAGCGGAACATAATTATACGATGACAGTGGACGTAGCAAGAGGTATTGATGGAGACTACAGTGCATTCACACTGTTCGATACAACTACCGTTCCATATAAGTTAGTTGCTAAGTATAGAAATAATGAAGTTAAACCTATGTTATTCCCTGATATTATTTGTCAGGTTGCAAGAGCATATAACCACGCTTACATTCTTGTAGAAATAAATGACATTGGTGGTCAGGTTGCAGATATTATACAGTATGATCTTGAGTATGACAATCTACTAATGGCAGCAATGCGTGGTAGAGCAGGACAAGTTGTCGGTCAAGGATTCTCTGGTGGTAAGGTACAACTGGGTGTCAAGATGTCAACCTCTGTTAAAAAGATTGGTTGTTCTAACCTGAAGCAGTTGCTAGAAGATGATAAGTTAGTTCTATGTGATTATGATATTATCTCTGAACTAACTACCTTCATTCAAAAAGGGCAGTCGTGGGCAGCAGAAGAAGGTTGCAACGATGACCTTGCTATGTGTCTTGTGATGTTCTCTTGGTTGGCAGTACAGGATTATTTTAAAGAACTCCACGATAACGACATTCGTGCTAGAATGTATCAAGAACAACGCGAAGCAATTGAAGCGGATATGGCACCCTTTGGATTTATGGATGATGGTCTCACTAACGAATCATTCGTAGACCCCGAAGGACAAGTCTGGCATACCGATGAATATGGCGATCGCTCCTATATGTGGGATTACAAATGAGTACGGAAGGCATTTTACTTAACCTAGCAACAGCACTAATAACCTTAGTGTTGTTTTCTTTTGGATTCGTACTAGGTTACGCAGCAAGGAAGAGTGAGGAACAGTGAGTATAGAAGACGAACTGGGTCTAGAGCAGTTCCTCTTTGTTGATAGGCAATGTAGAAAATGCCTGAGAACTCTCTCGCTCACTGATAATTTTTATAAGACTAGAAAAGACAGAGGACAAAACCCCTCTGCATATTCGTATGAATGCAAATACTGTACAAAGAAAAGAATAAGTAAGACTAGAAATTCAAAACCAAAGCAGCGTAAGGAGTTTGACTATCCCGACTGGTAATGTTCACGTTCCGTTTCCCCGCTTGAACAGTACCTTTTACTAAATAATATCAGCATAGATTGAGATTTTTTCAGGAGCTAACCAATGGCATCTACCCAACTTTCGCCAGGGGTCGTGGTACTTGAAAAGGATCTGACTACGGTTGCTAACGCAACTCTAGATAATGTGGCAGTGATAGTCGGTTCCTTTGAAAAGGGTCCCGTTAATAAGATTGTAGACGTAACTAGCGAGAAGGAACTCCTAGCAGTCTTCGGTCGTCCTAACGACTACAACTACGAATACTGGTATTCAGCAGCACAATTCTTACTGTACGGTGGTACACTTAAGGTTATTCGTGCGAACAGTTCTTCACTTAAGAACGCTATTGACACAGCACAAACTGTTGTCACTACTTTCTCTGGTGCAGATACTACTCTTACAGTAACAGCAGCGACAGACTTCGCGACAAGCGATCTTCTGTTGATCGACGCTGAAGTTCTTAGAGTGACTAACGTTTCAGGTAATGACCTTACTGTACAGCGTGGTCAACTTGCAACTGCAGCAACTTCACACGCTGCTGGCGCAAGCATCACCTTGATCGAAGAGTCAGGGTAACAGCACCACAATGAACCAAGGTGGAACCCTTGCTGCTGGTGGTACTACACTGACTATTACTTCATCAGCATCACTTGCTGTTTCTATCAACGATCACCTTTTGGTCTCTGACGAGATTGTCAAGGTTACAGCGATTGTTGGTAACGATCTAACTGTTGAGCGTGGTAAGTTGGAAACAACTGCTGCTGCACAGACAGACGGACAAACAGTTAAGAGACTTGTTGTTACAGCAGGTAAGACTACAATCAACGAACAGACCTCAACTGGTGTGTCTGCTCCTTTGGTTAGAAATCTTGAAGAGTATGAAGGTAATGTTGAAGGCGCTTCTAATAACTGGAAGTTCGCTGCTAGACACCCTGGTCTTTACGGTAACTCTGTAAGAGTTGTAATGACTGACGCTGGTCCTGACCAGATCCTTTCTCTTGCACAACCTACTACTGCTGAATGGGAATTCCAAACTACAACTAGCGTAACTTACACTGGTGCTAACGCAGGTGCTAAGATTTACGGTTACAGAGTCGTAGTCACATTGGATTCTGCATCCATCGCAGGCGACTTTGAAAACGGACAATACTGGAGAGCAGAAACTGATGCTGCCTCACCTGTAAGTATTCCTGTTCAAGGTCAAATTGTTGCTTACGATCCTCTTACAAGAAAGGTCGAGATTGATGTTAACTACTCACTCTCATCTGACGTTCTTGAAGTTGGTGACGTAATCGCTCTTTGGAGTGCTGAGTCTGGTGGATCCAGAACTGGTGACAAAGGTAAAGTAGATGCAGTCGAAAGACAACTTCTTACTATTACTAATGCATCTAGCGAAGCATTCGAAGCAAACTATACTGTATCTGACGACAACGTTGCAGGTTCACCTAATGTGAACGTTGCTTCTGTAAGATCAGAATACGACGAAAGATATTTCGGTGGTTCACAGAAGTGGTCAAACGTTGCTCCTAGACCAAGCACTTCACCTTGGGTTGCGGATCGTGGTGGTTCTAAAGACCAAATGCACATCCTTGTCCTTGATGGAGATGGCAAACTCACTGGTACACCTGGTGCGGTTCTAGAGAAGTTCCTCTTCGTGTCTAAGTCATCTGACGCAAAAGGCGTTCAGGGCGAGACTGTGTTCTACAGAGACGTTATTAAAAACATCTCATCCTACGTTTATTGGGGATCACACGAGACTGGCAGCATCTATGATATTGACTCTGGTGCTAACGGTGACTTTGGTGGATCTGGTGTTTCAAGACACTTCGACTTGATCAAGCAAGTTGCTGCAATCAAGACTACAGAAACTGCCCTTGGTCGTGAGATCATCGGTACTGCAAAGGGTTCAACTCTCAGATACTCACTTCAAGGTGGTACTGACGGTTACACACTTTCAAGATCTGAGATCCTTGGTTCATACGATCTAGTTGCTGACAAAGAAACCATCGATGTAGATTACATCTTGATGGGTCCTTCAATGGCAGACACTAGCGATACAATTGCTAAAGCACAGAAGATCATCGACATCGCTGCAACCCGTAAGGATTGCTTGGCATACGTTTCACCTTCACGTAACGACGTGATCGGTCTTAGCGATACCAACGTGATTGTTAACAGATGTATTGATTATTTCAATAAACTCTCTAGCACATCATACGCTGTCTTCGATAACAACTATAAGTACATTTACGATAAGTACAACGATAAGTACCGTTACATTCCTTGTAACGCTGACCTTGCAGGTCTAACACTTAGCGCAACTCTTAATTCAGAAGCGTGGTTCTCACCTGCTGGATTCAACAGAGGACAATTGAGAAATGCAATTAAACTTGCTTACTCACCTCTTAAGGATCACAGGGACAGACTATATGCTGCACGTGTAAACCCTGTGGTTGCATTCCCTGGACAAGGCATCGTCCTTTTCGGAGATAAGACTGCACTTTCTTACCAATCTGCATTCGACAGAATCAACGTTCGTCGCTTGTTCTTGGTTCTTGAAGATGCAATCTCAGTAGCAGCAAAGACACAACTCTTTGAATTGAATGACGAGTTTACTCGTGCTTCATTCAAGAACATTGTGGAACCTTTCCTCAGATCGGTTCAGTCTCGCAGAGGCATCATCGATTTCTTAGTTGTTTGCGACAGCAGCAACAACCCACCTGAAAGTATTGACAGAGGAGAATTCTTCGCGGAGATCTTCGTGAAACCTACTCGCTCTATCAACTTCATCACCCTAACCTTCACGGCAACTAGAACTGGTTCTAGTTTCGCTGAAGTAACATCCTGATTCAAGAGTCTAACTAGGAGTTAAAACAATGGCAGAACAACAACCAGGACAGGTGGAGCAGAGCTCGGTAAGAGCTCCGATCTTCTCCTTCCGAGATCAAGTCAAAGATTTCGCCCGCCCGAATCTATTTCAATGCGAAATCTATGCACCCCCAATCCTTCAGGATGGGGTATCACCTCAGTCAGGTGGAGTAGCAGGTTCTTCAGCAGAAGCATCTGAAAACTCCGCTGGTGAGTCACAACTAAACGCTTCCGAAGCATCCGCATTCGGTACCTTCCTCGTGAAGGCAGCAAACATTCCTGCATCAACAGTTGGTGTTGTGGAAGTTCCTTATAGAGGAAGAATCCTCAAGGTTGCTGGCGACAGAACATTCGAACCTTGGACCGTTACTGTTCTAAACGATCAGTCATTCAAGATGAGAGCGTTCTTTGAATCTTGGTCAACCAACATTCAAGCACTACAGCAGAACTTCCAAAATGCTAACACTATCGCTGATTATCAAGCGATGGCAAAAGTTAGACAGATGGATAGAAAAGGTAAGATCATTCGTACATACAAGTTCGAAGGTATCTGGCCATCTAACATTTCTGCGATCGATCTTGACTGGGGAACCACAGATACTCCAGAGGAATACACCGTTGAATTCCAAGTTCAATACTGGACTTATGACAACGATGTCAACACTGGAAACTCAGGCAGTTAATCAGGTCAAATAAAGTTAATTTGAAACCTTATAAATAGTTGGGAAGAAAATTCTAATAATTAGATGTCCCAACTTTTTGGTTATTCTCTTGAACGTGCTAAGAAGGACTCTGCGAAGGGTCCTTCTTTCGTGCGTAAAGAGTCAGATGATGCAGCGACACCAGTCTCGGGTGGTGGGTATTTCGGTACTGCAATCGATCTTGATGGAACATACAAAGATGAAAACGATTTAATTCGTCGTTATCGCGCAATGTCAATTCATCCTGAATGTGATCGCGCTATTGACGATGTAGTAAACGAAGCAATCGCTGGTGAGTTAGATGATAGTCCCGTAGACGTGGAGTTATCTAATCTTAAAGTCAGTGGTACTATCAAGAAAAGAATTAGAGAGGAGTTCTTTAACATCCTCCGTCTGCTTGACTTTGACAAGAAAGCATATGATATTTTCCGTCGCTGGTATATTGACGGGAAGATCTACTATCACAAGATGATTGATACCAAGAACCCTAGAGGTGGTATCACAGAACTAAGATATATTGATCCACGAAAAATCCGTAAGGTCGTGGAGATGGAGCGTCCTAAGGATAAACAGTTCCAAGATCCAAGGACAATGGAAGCGCAACTTGCTGGCAAGTCTGCAGAGTATTATGTTTATAATCCCAAAGGTCTCAGAGCAATGGAAACCTCTGGTATCAAGGTTGCTCCTGATGCAATTGCTTTCGCCCACAGTGGTTTGAAAGATATGAACAAGAATGTGATTATGTCACATTTGCACAAGTCAATCAAAGCGCTCAACCAACTAAGGATGATCGAAGATAGTCTTGTTATCTACAGACTATCGAGAGCACCAGAACGTAGAATTTTCTACATTGATGTTGGTAATCTCCCTAAGCAAAAAGCAGAACAATATCTCCGTGAGGTAATGTCTCGTTATAGAAACAAATTGGTCTATAACGCAGACACAGGAGAGATCAGAGATGACAGAAAATTTATGTCAATGCTCGAAGATTTCTGGTTGCCACGTAGAGAAGGTGGAAGAGGAACTGAGATCACTACTCTCCCAGGTGGACAAAACCTTGGAGAACTTGAGGATGTCAAATACTTCCAGAAGAAACTTTACCGTGCACTCAACGTTCCAGAATCAAGACTGGAATCAGAGTCAACCTTTAACCTAGGTCGCGCAGCAGAGATCACACGTGACGAGATTAAGTTCCAAAAGTTCGTAACTCGTTTGCGTAAGAAGTTCTCTGAACTACTTCACGATCTACTTAAAACTCAACTCATTCTAAAAGGTGTTATCAGCATTGAAGAGTGGGATGAGATGTCAGAGCATATTCAATATGATTTTATTGCTGACAACTATTTCTCTGAACTAAAAGAGAAAGAGATTCTAACAGAGCGTTTGAATCTTGTTCAATCAATGGATCCTTTCGTTGGTAGATACTTCTCTGCTGACTATATCCGTCGTCAAATTCTAAGACATACTGAAGCGGAGATCACTGAGATCGACGAACAGATTGAAAAAGAAATTGAAGAAGGTAAGATTCCTGACCCCGCTTCGATTGATCCTATGACAGGTGAACCGATGGCAGGTGGAATGGGAATGGAAGGTGAAGTCGAGGAAGAAGAAGGTCCAAGCGGTGTCGAATCAGTCGCTCCAGCAGACTATAAACGCGGAGAATTCTAAATATTATTATACGAGGACATTTATTATGCCATCCATCCAAGCGAAAGAAATTGTCAACAAACTTTTTTCTGGGAACAAAGATCTCAGTGGAGAGGTTGATGACGCAATGAAAGCAATGACTGCTAATGCTCTAGAAGCAAAGAAGAAAGAAATTGCAGGTGATTGGATGAAACCCGAAACTCAAGAGGAACCCACAGATGAAACTGATCACGGAACAGATTGAAGACGTTCAGATCCTTACTGAGGAAAAGAACGGTAAGAAAAACCTATACATAGAAGGAACATTCCTACAAGGCGAGATCAAAAATCGCAACGGAAGAATGTACCCTATTAATACTCTGGTACGCGAAGTTGCTAAATATAACGAGTCATACGTTAAAAGCGGTCGCGCACTAGGAGAGTTGGGTCATCCCGATGGTCCTACTGTGAACCTTGATCGAGTTTCACATTTGATCACCTCTCTAGTTCAAGAAGGTAATAACTTTAAGGGCAGAGCAAGAATCCTAGATACCCCTATGGGGAACATTACACGTTCACTTTTAGATGAAGGTGTGAAACTAGGCGTTTCATCTCGTGGTATTGGATCACTCCAAGAAACAAGAGATGGATCGAAAGTCGTTGCTGATGATTTTATGTTAGCAACTGCAGCAGATATTGTTGCTGATCCCTCAGCACCAGATGCTTTTGTTAATGGAATTATGGAAGGCAAAGAATGGGTCTGGAACAACGGACTTATGCAAGAGTCTGAAATTGCCACTATGAAGAAGCAAATCGACAACGCTGCTAATCTCAAGGTACTTGAAGAGCGGAAAATTTCCGCGTTTTCAAATTTTCTAAATACCCTGTGATTATAAATATTTTTACGAATAGCAAAGACTACTAAGGAGACAACTCTAATGTCACAAGAGAATGAAGTAATGGCATCCGAAGAAAAGCAAGTCACCGAAGCAAAATTCGACGGTGCTGTTGCTGATGGTTCTTCTTTGGGTGGCGTTGAGAATCTCGGAGGTCCTACACCTCAGAACTCAAAACCTGATGATGAGTCTAACAAACTGAAGACTCCATCACAAACACAGGCAGCATCACCTAAGACAAAACCTTCTGCAGCATCACCTCAGAAGGCAGAATCAGTGGAAGCAGAAAACGCTGAAGGCGAAGATCTTATTGAGATCGACCTTTCTGCTGACGTTGCCGCTCTTACAGAAGGCGAAGATCTTTCTGAAGAGTTCAAAGAAAAAGCAGCGACTATCTTCGAAGCCGCTGTTGTATCACGCCTCAACGAGGAACTTGACCGTGTTCATAAGGAATACGCAGGTACACTTTCTGAGGAAGTCGAAGCAGTTAAGACCACACTTGCTGAGCAAGTAGACGAGTATCTAACTTACGCTACTCAGCAGTGGATCGACGCCAACCAACTCGCAGTTGAAACTGGTCTCAAAGCAGAGATCGCTGAGAGCGTGGTTGCAGGTCTCAAAAAAGTTTTCGTCGAGAACCACATTGAGGTTCCCGAGGAGAAGGCAGACATCATTACTGATATGGTGACTGAACTTGATCAGATGGAAGCAAAACTCAACGAACAAATTGATAAGAACGTTGACCTTACACACCAAGTGGCAGGTTTTCGTAAGAATGGAATCGTGACTGAGATCGCAGAAGGTCTCGCCCAAACCGAGAAAGAGAAACTTGGAAGTCTCTCAGAAGGTGTTGAGTTTAAAGATGAAGAGTCATTCCGCAGCAAAATTGAAACTCTCAAGGAGTCATATTTTAGCAGCAAACCACAAACTGCATCTGAAACGATTGCCGAAGATGTTCAACCAGTTGTGGAAACAGATATGTCTGATTCAATGTCCAAGTACGTTGACGCTATCAGACGCTGGACTAAGTGATTTTAGTCATTAAACTATTTTTTCTATAACCCCAAAGAGGTAAAAAGCAATGTTCAAATCCGAACATCTGCAGGAGAAGTGGTCACCCGTTCTTAATTGTGAGGGTCTTGATTCCATCAAGGACAACTACAAGAAAGCGGTCACCGCAATTCTGCTCGAAAACCAAGAATCATTTTTAAGAGAAGAAGCAGGCATCCTTAACGAAGCTGCTCCTACAAACTCTTCTGGATCCACTTCAGGCGCTGCAGGTTTCTCTGCAGGTGCTACAGCAACTGGTCCTGTTGCAGGTTTCGACCCAGTTCTAATCTCATTGATTAGACGTTCAATGCCTAAGCTTATTGCTTATGACATTGCTGGTGTTCAACCTATGACTGGTCCTACTGGTCTGATCTTCGCAATGAGATCTAGATACGGTACTAACAGAGCATCTGGTTCTGAAGCGTTCTTCAACGAATCAGATTCACAGTTCTCTGGAACTGACGCAGCACAGACTTCTGGTTTCGGATCACAAGGATCTGCACAAGCAGGTTCAAACCCAGGTCTTCTTAACGACTCTGGTACATATACCAACGGTACAGGAATGAGAACCGATGAGTCAGAGACTCTAGGTACTGGTTCTAATGCCTTCGCTGAAATGAACTTCAGCATTGAGAAAGTTACTGTGACTGCGAAGTCCAGAGCACTCAAGGCAGAGTACAGTTTGGAACTTGCTCAAGATCTTAAGGCAGTTCACGGATTGGACGCTGAATCTGAGTTGGCAAACATCTTGTCTACTGAGGTTCTTGCTGAAATCAACCGTGAAGTTGTTCGTACTGTGTACAAGGTTGCAAGACCTGGTTCTCAGTCAAACACTGCAACTGCTGGTGTATTCGATCTTGACGTTGACTCCAACGGTAGATGGTCTGTAGAGAAGTTCAAAGGTCTTCTTTTCAACATCGAAAGAGATATGAACGCGATTGGTCACGAGACTAGACGCGGGAAGGGTAACATCTTGATCTGTTCTGCTGACGTTGCATCTGCATTGTCAATGGCAGGCGTTCTTGATTATACTCCTGCTCTTGCTGGCAACAGTGGACTACTTCCTGACGACAATAGCAGCACTCTTGCTGGTACGTTGAACGGTAGAATCAAGGTTTATGTTGACCCATATTCTGCAAACGTAAGTGACAGACACTTCTACGTTGCTGGATACAAAGGTAGTTCTGCATATGATGCTGGACTGTTCTACTGCCCATACGTTCCTCTTCAGATGGTTCGTGCGGTTGGTCAGGACACCTTCCAACCAAAAATTGGATTTAAGACAAGATACGGTCTTGTTGCAAACCCATTTGCTGAAGGTACAACTCAAGGTAGCGGTGCTCTTACTGCTAACGCTAACCGTTACTACAGACGTAGTTTGGTTGACAACCTTATGTAAGCGATCGCTTATATTTGTTTACTCAAAGGACCCTACGGGGTCCTTTTTTTTGTGTCCACACCTAAATATATCAGTACGAGTAAGAACAATGTCTAGGAACTTCGTCACTAAAGAAGACATAAATGTCCGAGTTCTAAAACTAAAAACTGAAATTATCGATAAGAAGTATAAAGAGGAATCGGAAGAATGGGAGGAGGGTGCACATTTTATGCTCAATAGTGTTATCGATATACTGCAAGAGTATCGTGGATAAATAGAATTGGCGGAACCCAATCATTTAGATAATGTCTTTTCAAACGCAAATAAGCAATAGGAATTTCCTCAGTCCAGGTGGGTTTCGCTTCACTCTGGCAAAGTATCCTAAGGTCGCATACTTCGCACAGATGGCAAACGTACCAAACATCTCTATGAGTTTGGTTGAGCAACCTACACCATTCAGAAGCACCTACCTTGAAGGTACTCTCGACTATGGTCGTTTCAATCTACAGTTTCTTGTAGATGAAAGTATGGAGAACTATTTGATCCTCCATAACTGGATGCGTGGTCTAGCAGTTCCAGAGAGGTTCGAAGAACGTCAGCAGATGATCGACGCAACTCCTGAGAACAACGTCAAAGGTTTAGGTGATGATCTTATCTTTGCTGACGGTACACTGACTATCCTCAACTCTAACTTCCAACCTCTATACAATGTCGTCTTCACGAACTTGAAACCAGTGGAACTTAGTACACTAGAGTTTGACGGTACACTTAGTGACCAAGAATATTTCCAATCAATCGTATCATTCGATTACCTATCATACGAGATCCAAGCAATCGACGGTGGTAGAAAGAAAAATTTATCTTAATTTATGGCATTACTTGAAGAGTTGCAGGAGTCCTGGTCTAAGGACTCTATTTTTAATGAAGCAGATTTGGGCAACGAGTCCTTGCAAATAGCAAGTTTACATCAGAAGTACCACATCTATTACAACAAATACAAATTAATTCTTGAGGATGAGAAATGTAAACTCAAGAGATGTTACCGTGAGAAGTGGTTATGGTATAGCGGAAAGAAAACAGACGAGAACAATCAAGTCTTTGATCTCAAAGTGCTTAAGGGTGATCTAAGTACCTTCCTAGATTCTGATGAAGATATTCAGAAGCAAGGTTTGAGAGTAACTTATTTCGAAACTTGTATAAATTATATTGAGAACATCTTAAAGATGATCAACAATCGTGGATTCCAAGTGAAGAACGCGATTGATGCAAAGCGGTTTGAATTCCCTATCTAATGGTTACCATTGAAAAGAAGAATGAAGTTTCTCTAAGGATCGGTGCTGAGTTATCTCAGCATAGAGAGTTAAGTGATTACTTTACATTTGCAGTACCAGAAGCAAAATTTCTGAAACAACAGAAACGCTACAAGTATTGGGATGGATTGATCAGACTGTATTCTCCTGGGACAGGTGAACTACCTGTGGGGTTGTTTCATTATCTTGAGGAATGGTTACAGAAAAAGGAATATGAATATACAATAGTAGACAACAAATACTCAGGTACCCCTGGTGAAGAAAACACACTTATCACACCCGAGGCAGTTAATGGTTTTGTTCGATCTCTGGGTACTCCTTTCAAGGCGAGAGATTACCAACTCCAAAGCATTTATTCAGCACTTCGGCACAACCGTAGATTATTACTCTCTCCCACTGGATCTGGGAAATCATTCATAATCTACTGCCTTCTCAGATGGCACCTACAATATAATAGAGAGATCTTGATTATTGTACCTACAACCTCTTTGGTTGAACAACTTTACAAGGACATTGAACAATATGGATTCTACGCTCGAAACACAATACACAAAATCTACGGGGGAAGAGACCGTTATGACAGGAGTCCTGTCGTCATTTCTACGTGGCAATCTATCTACAAGGAGTCTAAGGATTACTTTAATAGGTTTGATGTTGTTATCGGCGATGAAGCGCACCAGTACAAAGCGAAGTCGCTGACAGGTATTCTTAATAAGTGCCACAATGCCAAGTACAGATATGGTCTGACTGGTACGTTGGATGGTATGCAATGCCATCAACTTCAACTGGAAGGTCTGTTCGGTAAAGTTAATAATGCTATACGCACAAAAGATTTGCAGAAGAAAGGACATCTGACTGAACTCAAGATTAATGTACTGCTGTGTAAACACGATTATATTGGTTTCGATTCTTACTTTGATGAAATAGATTATATCATATCCCACGAGAAAAGGAATAATATTATTACTGGTCTTGCTAGAGACTTGGTTGGTAACACTCTAATTCTATTCAACTACGTGGAGAAGCACGGAGAACCTCTTTACGAAATGATAAATAGTAAAGCAGGGGATAAACATATATTTTTTATCCACGGCAAAGTTCCCACTGAGGAACGAGAAGAGGCACGCCAGATCTGTGAGGACACGGACAATGCAATTATTCTTGCATCGTATGGGACGTTCTCAACTGGTATCAATATAAAAAACTTACACAATGTGATATTTGCTTCCCCATCCAAGTCTAAGATTCGCAATCTCCAGTCTATTGGTAGGGCACTACGGAAGCACGACTCAAAGAGTCAGGCAACACTATATGATTTTGCCGATGATATTAGCAATGGTTTTCGTATGAATGCAACGTTGAACCATTTAGTTGAACGCATCCGTCAGTACAAGGATGAAAAGTTTGAATACTCAATTACTAAAATCAAATTAGGAAACTAGTATGTCTCTAAATTACATCAAACCCGACGAAGAATTCTACGGATGTATTAAACTTACATCTGGAGAGGAACTTCTTGGCAGAGTTGTTGTAGTAGAAGAGCATAAAGGTTTCTATTGTGCATTCATTCAAGACCCTGGCAAAGTGCACAGCACTGAGAAGATGATTGAAGATAAGAGAGCAGTAGCAGTAGGACTCAAGAGGTGGATGGTCTTCTCTGATGAAGACTTCTTTATTATTCCTGAAGAGAGGATTATTACGATCGCGCCGATGTCGTCGGACGCGGTTCTGATGTACAAATTCTTTTGTAAACAAGAGTTCAAAAAACATCCCGATGATGTCCCTGATTCGAGTATTGAACTGACTCAGGAAATGGGTCTCATCGGTGAAGTAGAAAAGATGAGAAAGAAATTAGAACAACTGTTTAACGGTAATAGCTAAGAGCTTATCCTTTGCAACCCCGACAGTGTTGATCATAATTGTTTTAGAGAAGGATGTCAAGGGCATCAATAACCATTGACCAGATCCCAGTTCTCTGCTACAATTACATTATGAAGTAACCAACACAATGGCGTTAATGGCAGCACGGCGAACCAAAAACCAGCACTATGTAGATAACCAGAAATTTCTTGCTGCTATCGTTAAATACAGAGACCTGGTGGAAATTTCTAAAATCAAATCTAAACCCAAACCTAGAATTGATGAGTACATTGGAGAGTGCTTCCTAAAGATTGCTACTCACCTTTCATATAGACCAAACTTTATTAACTATATGTACAAGGAGGATATGATCTCAGATGGTATCGAGAATTGTGTTCAGTATATTGACAACTTTGATCCTGCTAAAAGCAGGAATCCTTTTGCATATTTTACTCAAATCGTTTACTATGCATTCTTAAGAAGGATTGCTAAAGAGAAAAGACAGATGGATATTAAAGATAAAATTATTGAGAAGAGTGGATTCGATCAAGTATTCCATTCTGATGGAGACGGAGATACTGCACAACTTAATAGTATCAAGTCTCGTATTGAAATGAACAATCGTTACTAATGTTAATCGAACAACTTGCAACTGTCATTCGCTTAGCGATTGAAGGGTTGGATGCTGAACGAGTTGAATGTGATCAAGAAGAAATAGTTAATGGTAATCTTATCATAAAAAATGAGATATACAAATGCGAAGGTCTTCGTAAGTTACACCTCGAAGTAGCAAAGACAGATAAACTAGATGTACTCCACTGTGTATTCTTTCCAGACTTTGAGTACCCGATACCTATCTTTGGTGCAGATATTATTGCAACACCTCAGACAGTAACTGCTGCGATTGTAGATGTATCACCTGTAAACGAATGTGGTAACATCTACGCTAGTATAGAACCGTTGTGTAACTCATATAATTTCACACATAAAAGACCATTACCACTATGGGGTGAGATCTTCTCTCCTTGGTGTAAGTTTCAAAGACTACATCTAGCAAGTGAGCAGAAGGATTTCATCAACTTGGTCAACAACATCCTTATGATATATTGTGATCACGTTAGGAATTCAAAGAAGGATGACAACTGGGTCAATAATATGTTAAGATTAGATGACCAGACTTGGTACTGTAAATCCCAGAAACAAAATAAGAAGACTCTCGCAGTTCTAAGTCAATGGTTTGACAGAGAGTTTGCAGAGAAATACATAAACGAAATGCTCTTCGACATTCCAAAACTTAAATGAAACTGACACAAGAAATGATCGACAAGATCCAAGACTTATTGAACCACACCAAAAAGGATGGTACAATGAACTGGGTTGACGGTGATGACATCACGATCAGTTTAGCAGGAACGTTCGCTGCTGATAGATTTATCGTTATCGGAAACGAATCTAAAAAACCTTGGGTACCTTCAGAACCACACCCTTACTACGACTACGAAAAAAAGGAATTTATTAAACCAACCAAAGATGAAAGTTCTTCTGATAACTGATCAACACTTCGGTGTTCGTAATGACCACCCTGTCTTCATTGAGAAGTACAGAGAGTTCTATACGAATACTGTGATCCCTTATATTAAGAAGCATAAAATCAAAACAGTATTTTGTTTAGGTGATACCTTTGATAAGCGTAAGTCAATCAACTTTGCATCTCTAGATGCTGCAAAGGAAATGTGGTTTGATCCGCTTCAAGAGATGGGTGTCAAGATGATTATGCTTATCGGTAATCACGACATCTATTATAAGAATACTCTACGTGTGAATGCGCCTGATCATCTACTAGGCGAGTACGATAATATTACTATCATTGAGTCACCAACAGAATTAAAATTTGGTGAGAAGAAAATTCTATTTTTGCCTTGGATTTGTCCTGACAATAAAGATACTGTTGATGACGTTATTGATAAGTCCACTGCTGACATTCTCCTTGGACACCTAGAACTATCTGGGTTTGAAGCAGTTCCAGGTCACATAATGGAGCACGGAGAAAATCCTGAGAGGTATGGTAAGTTCCCACTAGTGTGTACTGGTCATTACCATATGAAATCTAGACAAAACAATATTCAATATCTCGGAAACCCGTACCATCTTTACTGGAATGATTACGGTCAGGATCGTGGATTCCACGTACTAAATACTGATACATTAAACTTAACATTCGTTAAAAATCCATACGATATATTCTGCAAATTATACTACGATGATTCTAGAAACGATTACGATGATATTCCTGACCTCTCCGAACTCAAAGGAGCATTCGTCAAACTAATCGTTCAGAACAGATCTAATCAGAAATGGTTTGATCGTATGATTAAAGCAATTCAACAGGCAGATGTGGCAGATCTAAAAATCATTGAGGATCTTACACTAGATGCACCCGAGATTAAAGAAGACGTGAAGATGGAAGATACAATGAGTATCCTTGAGACTTACGTTATGGACTTGGAGGAATCTGTTGACAAGAAAAATGTCGTTAACATTCTGAAGTCCTTATACGTGGAGAGTCTAAACCTATAATGTATATCCTTGTTGATAATTCTAACGGAGGGGTGTATGCTGTAAACAAAGCAGATCCCGATAATCCAGATGCTAAGGAACCACTTACCAAAGCAGTACAGATTTTCATTGACAAGGATGATGCTGTGCGCTATAATTTAATGCTAGAGGCAAACGATTACAAACGTAAACTAGATGTCCTTGAGGTCGATTTCGATCTCGTAGTACATAATTGCCTAGCGCATCGCTACGACTATGTTGTAGTAAAACCTGATCAAGTGGTGGTACCTCCAGATTTTCAATGATTATTTTTGAGAAACTTAGATGGCGAAATTTTTTATCAACTGGCAACAACTTTACCGAACTGGATCTAATTGATACTGGATCAACTCTTGTTGTAGGTAACAATGGTGCAGGCAAGTCCACAATGTTGGATGCTTTGTGCTTTGGATTATTCAATAGACCTTTCCGAAAGGTGTCCAAGTCTCAGTTGGTAAATACTATTAATGAAAGAGATACCCTCGTTGAAATTGATTTTAGTATTGGTTCTGTTTCATACAAAGTAGTACGAGGGATGAAACCCAATGTATTTGAAATTTGGAGGAATGGCGAACTCGTTGATCAAGACGCTGCGAATCGAGACTATCAAAAATACTTGGAACAATCGATACTTAAACTTAACTTCAAGTCTTTCACTCAAGTGGTTATACTTGGAAGTTCTACTTTTGTTCCTTTTATGCAGTTATCTGCTCCGCATCGAAGAGAGGTTATCGAAGATCTACTGGACATTCAGATCTTTTCGCAAATGAATATGCTCCTCAAGGAGCGTATGAAAGATAACAGAGAACAACTCAAAGAGTGTGAGCATCAGTTACAACTTGCAGAACAAGCAATTAATTCTCAGAAGAGAACTGTTGATAAGTTATCAGCAGTAAATGATGAGCGTATCAATAGACAGCAAGATAAATTTAAAGACAATGAAGATAGAATGTTGGTGATCAAAGAAGAGATCTCCATTGTGAACTCTCGTGTCATCGGACTCAAGTCTATGCAAGAAGAGTTGATGAAGCACGAGAGTATTTTGATGAAGCAAAATAAGATCAAATCTAAATTACAAGACAAAGGTAAGAAGTCTATCAAGGATAAAGAATTCTTTGAGAAGAACTCAACCTGTCCTACCTGCTCTCAGGATATTGAAGAATCGTTTAGAAATATGAAGGTTTCTATCTATTCGAAGAAGTACGAAGAGATGCGTGTTGCAGTATCTGAACTTGACACACAGATTGCAGATACTATAGAACTTTGTACGAGCATTAAGAAAGATACAAATCAACTTACGGAAGATCAATTTGAGATTCGCCGTCTGTACAATGAAGAAAAGAATTTAATGAAAGAGAATAGTGAGATCTTATCTCACGTTCAGCGTCTAAATACATTACCTGACATCAAGAAAGAGAGAGAACAACTAGTTGTCTTCCAACAAACTTACGACGAGAAGGAAGAGTCTTGTTCTAAAGTTTCTAGAGAAACATTAGATTACAAACTAGTTGGTAACCTCCTTAAGGATGGTGGTATCAAGTCTAAAATTATTGCTAAGTATATCCCTATCATCAACCAGAGAATCAATAAGTATCTGGGTGAGATGGATACCTTCGTTAATTTTACCCTTGACGAAGAGTTTAGCGAGGTGATAAAATCTCGCCATCGCGACAAGTTCTCCTATGCCTCATTTTCTGAAGGCGAAAAGCAGAAGATTGATCTGTCATTATTATTTACTTGGAGACACGTTGCGAAACTCAAAAACTCTGTAGCGACAAACCTTCTCATCCTTGACGAAGTGTTTGATTCATCGCTAGATAACCAAGCAACAGATGAACTCTTAAAAATTCTTAAGAGTCTAGGTAGCGACACGAACTTCTTTGTGATCTCACATAAAGGTGAGGTGCTTGCAGATAAGTTTGAGAAGCAAATTCGTTTTGAAAAAGTAAACGGGTTTAGTAAATCATTCATTTATGAGTAATGTTTAGTCATCCTTTTTTTACTAGTAACAATGGGTACAGTAAGCACGATGAATTTAAGTTTGATCTTCTGGATCACCGTGATGACATCTGTGTAGATACCAATATTTTTTATGGCACTGGGTACTCAACTATTCATTCTAACTTTGAATATCATTTGGTGTATCCAAAGTTTGCAGATTGGGTTCTCTCGAACATCGAACCTTTTGATGAAGAACTCCAGATTGACAAGATGTGGGTCAACGTCAATCCGAAAGGTGGGTTCCAAATGCGTCACAACCACGCAGATTGCGATATGGCAGGGACTTACTATGTCAAGGTCCCACCAGGTGACACTGGGGACATATATTTCTATCATCCCTCACACTCTGTCGAAACGTTAAATAGAATACAACCTTATTGGGCATACACACATTGTCAAATCCCAAGAGAGCGTGACTTATACTTCTGGCCAGGTTATAATGATCACGAAGTCCGACAAAATTATGAAAACCAAGAACGATGGAGCATCAGTTTTACTCTAAAGATACCTCAGAAAGTCCGAGAAGTAAGATTTCCCAATTTACCCAGGACTTCTTAGACCCATTGAAAACTTCTAGGGTTGAATTATTTCCTACCACAATCTATGTGTTTAATCATAATAACTCTATGATTACAGATGAAATAAACTCACTACCAGACGACCCCGAGATCCTATCTCACTTATCCCCAGGTGCAAAACGTTCTATCGTTGAAGGATCGCACAATGGTATGTACGGTCTACAGTTATTCAAACGATATGATATGCCAGAGTTTGAAAGATTTATTATGCATTCCTTAGAACAAGTTTATACTGAGGCACAAATTTTTCAAAGTTGGATAAATAAATTACCTAAGGGTAGCAGTCAGGCAGTTCATACTCACGCTAACTCTGTTGTATCTGGAGTATATTATCACGAGACCACAGCAAATATGGGTGGAATCGTTTTTATGAATCCAAATCCATACTCTAAGATGGCAATGTGGGGTACAGAAGAAGGTAGATTTTTCCCCTGTACACCTAACACACTAGTATTATTCCCATCTTGGTTGGAGCACAAAACATCAGAGAACCGATCAGATCATCCACGAGTATCGATAGCATTCAACGCAAAGTAGACAGTTGACAAACTGGCACACTAACCCTTCCATTCGCTTGGAGGGGTTTTATAATATGTACATAGACACGGAAACAAATGACAGTAAACACAGGAGTCAAAGGTACACTTGCTAAGTTGCTCGCAACTGAAGACCTTATAATCGAGCACAAGAAATGTGAGACAGCATCATTTGATGTCAAGCGTAGAGTTCTAACTCTTCCTCAGTGGGAGAAAGCAACTGAGCAGGTTTATGATCTACTTGTAGCACACGAAGTAGGACACGCACTTTACACTCCTGCTGATTGGAATGCAGATCAGTTCAAATGTCCTCAGTCATACGTCAACGTGACAGAAGATGCACGTATCGAGAAGATGATGAAGAGACGCTATCAAGGTCTACCAAAAACTTTCTACAGAGGATACAGAGATCTAGATGCTCAAGACTTCTTCCAAGCATCTGAAGCATACAAACTAAACCTTATCGATCGTATCAACCTTCACTTCAAGATCGGTAACTTCAGAAACATTCCTTTCTCTGCTGAAGAGCAAGTATTTGTAGATGAGACTGGTAACGCAGAGACTTTCCAAGAAGCGTGTGACGTTGCTCTTAAGGTATTCAAGTATATGAAGGAGACTCTTGAAGAGCAGCAGACACAGGAAGTTCCAGTTCCTAAGGGTGCACCTCAAGGTGGTGGACAAGGTGAGATGATTCCATCTGATGAAAAGACTGATGGTCCTGCTGATCAGGAAAAGTTCCAAGAGGACGTAAACCCTGATGCAGACATTGACAATCCATCCTTTGAGCAAGGTCAACCAGAACCAACTGATGATCAGCAATCCAACGGACAAGAAGGTACAGATACTAAAGATCCTCTAGAGTCAATCACCGATCAACAGTTCCAAGATGCAGTCAAGGATCTTGTTGAGAATACATATGACTCCGAGTACATTGAGATCCCTACTGTCGATACTAAAAAATTAGTTATCGGTTGGGAGAAACTTGTAAACCACTCTGAGTCCTTCTGGGCAGGTGCCAATAGTGAGCACGAGAAAGAAGAACTTGACAAGTCTGTAGTTGAGTACAATGAGTTCATCAAAAAGTCTCAGAAAGAAATCAACTATCTTATCAAAGAGTTTGAGTGCAGAAAAGCAGCAGACTCCTATGCACGTTCACTTACATCTAAGACTGGTGTTCTAAACACAACTGTATTACACCAGTACAAGTACAACGATGACATCTTCAAGAGAGTAACAGTTATACCTGATGGTAAGAACCACGGTATGATCTTCCTTCTTGACTGGTCAGGTTCTATGTCAAACTGCCTGTTTGATACTGCCAAGCAAGTCCTACAACTTGCACACTTCTGCAGAAAGATCAACATCCCATTCCGTTGCTATGCATTCACCTACGCTTGGAATGCATTCTACAATCAGGAACAACCCGAAGATGAACGTTTTGAACCAAAGTACGGTAACATCTCATTCTCTAACGGATTCTGTCTTGTAGAAATGCTTTCTTCTGAAGCAAAGAAAAAGAAAGACTTCGATCGTTCTTGCTTGACATTCTGGAGAAACGTTGCATCTAACTGCAGCGACAGAGGACACTGGTATGGTCGTCACTACGGTTTCAACCACGCTCCAGGTCTAGGTCTCAGTGGTACACCTCTTCTTGAGTCTATCTCTGCTATGCACTCCATCATCCCTCAGTTCAAGAAAGAGACTGGTGCTCAGAAAGTATCTCTTTCAATCTTGACTGACGGTGAGTCTGGTCCTGCATCCTACTTCTGTGAGCGTAGCGGTCTCTTCTCAGGTAGGTTGTTTGAGAATGCATACGGACGTAGGTGCCAACTTCGCGATCGTAAACTTGGTAAGATCTATCAGAAAGAAGATAATCCTTCATACCAAGTAAACATCTTCCTTCAGAATCTTAAGGAGAAGTTCCCTGAGGTAACAACTATCGGATTCCGTCTGGTTAACTCACGTGATGCAGCAGGTTACCTCCGTCAACTTGGGTATATGAATGCCCTCAAGAGAGTTGACCTTGCTCACGCTAAGTTCCGTAAGGACAAGTTTGTAGAGATCACAGAGTCTGAGTATGATGTACTCTACGTTATGCCTACAAACACACTAGAAGATAGTGAGTCAATCGAAGTCGAGGACGGTGCTGAAATCAAAGAGATCCGTGCTGCCTTCAAGAAACTTTACAAAGGTAAGGGGAGCAATAAGAAGATGCTCTCATCCCTAAGTAAGACAATCGCATAAGTGGCACACTGCCATACCATCTGTGCCACAGATGCACTATACTTAATTCATAGCAAACAAATCAAACACACATTAAACAAATGCCTTTCGATCCTATCCCACACACAACCGAAGACTTCTTCAACTATCTTGTAGAGAACTTCGGACCAGAAGTTTCTGTTCCTAATCTTCTCTCTGCATCTGACCACTTCGGATGTTCTCTTGCCACTGTCAAGAAACGTATGAAGCAGTACAAAGCAGGTTACAACAAGTGGCAACTCACAGTTACTGAAGCACGTAAGCAACTCGAAGCAGCAGTTGCCCCATCAGTATCTCTTGTTCCTACAACAGATCCCAACTTCATTCCTTTCGGTAACTACTCTACAGTCAAGAAAGTTATCAAGAGTAAAGCATTCTATCCTACTTACATTCAAGGTTTGTCAGGAAACGGTAAGACTCTAGGTGTAGAGCAAGCGTGTGCATCTCTAAATAGAGAGTTGATTCGCGTAAATATCACTATTGAAACAGACGAAGATGATCTTATTGGTGGGTTTCGTCTTGTTGATGGTAATACTGTTTGGCACAACGGACCAGTCGTCGATGCTCTGGAGAAAGGAACTGTCCTTCTTCTAGATGAAGTTGATCTTGCATCGAACAAGATCCTATGTCTTCAATCTGTACTGGAAGGTAAAGGTGTATTCCTTAAGAAGATTGGACGTTATGTACAACCATCCCCAGGATTCAATGTTATTGCAACTGCAAATACTAAAGGTAAAGGCAGCGATGACGGTCGCTTTGTTGGAACAAATGTTCTCAATGAAGCATTCCTAGAGCGTTTTGCTATTACCCTCGAACAAGATTACCCAACAGTGGTAACTGAAACCAAAATCCTCAAAGCAATCTGCTCTGATGATGACTTCTGTAAGCGTCTTGCTGACTGGGCATCTATCATCCGTAGAACATTTGCTGAAGGTGGAATCGATGAGTTAATCTCTACTCGTCGGTTGGTTCACATTGCCAAGGCATTCAATATCTTCGGTTCCAAAGAAGATGCAATCAAGTACAGCATCAACAGGTTTGATGATGAGACTAAGCAAGCATTCTTTGAACTGTACGACAAGATTGACGCGGACTTCGCACCCGAAGGTGACAAAGTTGTTCCTTTAAATGGAAACGATGTTGACTTAGGGTGATAACTCTGATAAACTAAAAGCATCCTATGGATCTCCCTATTAACGACGAGGAACTCCTCACTATTGTCGCTGCCCTTAAACTGGGTGGCGACACTGCCCTTCACAACAAACTCAAACTTGTTACTGAACTAAAGGCACTAGGGAAACCTTACAAAAAAATCCTTCGAGAACAATACGGTTATGTCGTGTAAGTATGAAGAAGAGGAAACTCTTCAAAAATTGAAAGAGTACATCACTGGAACATATCGAGGTCACTATTCAGCAGGCAATGATCAGATTCAAACTCTAGATCTAATTGAAGCGTGTGGTGACGCTGAGGCATTCTGTAGAAGTAACATTCTAAAGTATGCCTCTCGCTATGATAAGAAGGGATGTGCTAAAGTGGACCTCTTTAAGGTGATGCATTACGCAGTCCTTCTATTCCATTTCTCTAACAAGAACCAAATTACTGAATCCTATCCTCAATGAGCACAGTCAAGATTTCTAAAAAAACACAATCAATCCTAAAAAACTTTGCTACCATCAATAAGTCGATCGTTATTGATCCTGGCAGTAGGATCCGTACGATCTCTGTCAACCGCAACATTTATGCTTCTGTCGAAGTTGCTGAAAAGTTCCCTCAGCAAGTCCCGATTTATGACTTGGGTCTTTTCCTCTCTGGTCTCTCGTTGTTTGAGAATCCAATTTTTGACTTCAGTGATCCTCAGAAACTTGAGATCAAAGATGAAGTCCACCAAGCAAAGACACAATACTACTACAGTGACCCAGACATCATCACGAAACCACCGTCCAAAGAGTTGGACATCCCTGGGGTAGATGTAGAATTTAATCTTCGCACTGATACTCTTGCTGACCTTCAACGTGCTGCATCCGTTTACCAAGTACCTGACCTATGTCTGTACAATGGTGGTGGTAACATCAACTTGATGGTTTGTGATAAGAAGAATGAAACTAGTAACACATTCAGTGTTCCAGTTGGTGTTCTTGATTCTCCTGAGGATGAGTTCTGCTATTGTTTTAAAGTAGAGAACCTTCGTCTTCTCCCTGGTGATTACAAAGTTCGTATTGCTAAGAACAAGATCGGTCACTTCCAATCAACCAGTACAGATCTTGAATACTACATCGCTCTAGAACCTAAAGGCAAATGATTAAATCTGACCTCTTCTCAGTTCCAGTTTATATCCACTCAGTAAAAGACTGGGAAACAATCAAGATGAATTTCTTGAACGAGATTAACTGGAACGATCCAGAGTGTCAGGATTTGATGCAAGATGATTATCTCAATGGGGGGTATAGCGATTTCCATAAGTATTACGCTGCAGGACGCAACCCAGAATACTATGATGAGTTAATGACAATCTTGCACGAACCGCTCCAAGTGTTTGCTAGTATGAACCCTGGAGCATTTGTGTCAAATGCGTGGTGCCAAAAGTATCCCGCTAACACTTGTCACGCTGCACACAATCACGGTGCAATTGGATACTCTTCGGTATTCTATGCACAACTAGGCAGAGCACATAAACCCACATCATTCTTCTCACCGTTGATTGATCCGTGGACTGGACAAATCGAATCGATTGAACCAGAATGTAGGGAAGGTGATATAATTTTCTTCCCATCCTATCTTATCCATCAGTCACAACCACATCGTGCTGCTGAAGATAAGATTATATTTTCTTTCAACTTACATCTCTCAGGAGAGACTATTTCATTATGAGTGATTTTCTTTGGTGTGAACAATATCGTCCTCGTAAGATCGACGATTGTATTCTGCCCGAGAATATCAAGAGTGTACTAAACAAGTTTGTAGAGCAAGGTGAGATCCCTAACCTGCTACTGTCTGGACCTCCTGGTATTGGCAAGACTACAGTAGCAAAAGCATTATGTGAACAACTAGAGGCAGACTACTATGTCATCAACGGATCAGACGAAGGACGGTTTCTCGATACAGTCAGAAACAATGCGAAGAATTTCGCTTCGACCGTATCGCTTACTTCAACTTCTAAACACAAAGTCATCATCATTGACGAAGCAGATAACACAACCAATGATGTTCAACTCCTCCTACGGGCAAGTATTGAGGAGTTTAGTGGCAACTGCAGATTCATCTTCACCTGCAACTACAAAAACAAAATCATTGCCCCCCTCCATTCTCGCTGCTCAGTTGTTGACTTCGGAATCACAGGCAAACAAAAGCAACAACTCGCAGCAGAGTTTTTCAAGCGTGTCCAGTCCATCCTTGAAGAGCAAAAGGTCTCTTCGGAACCTCGTGTTCTGGCGGCGCTAGTACAGAAATATTTCCCTGACTTCAGACGTACACTAAATGAACTCCAACGTTATTCTTCTATCGGTAAGATTGACACTGGTGTTCTTGCTGCTGTATCTGATACTAAACTTGACGACCTAGTAAAGTTTCTCAAGGACAAAGAGTTTACTAAGATGAAGAAGTGGGTTGTTCAGAATCTGGACAATGAACCTACACAGATCATCAGGAATGTGTACGACAGTCTCTATACATATATGTCACCACGATCTATTCCTGAGGCAGTTCTTCTTATTGGTGAGTACCAATACAAGGCAGCGTTTGTTGCTGACCAAGAGATTAACTTGGTTGCTTTCCTTACTGAACTTATGATGAGGTGCGAGTTCAAATGAAATTGAAATACCCAAAAGCGTATAACTTTGTAGACGCTCTAACAGATATTAGATCAGCAGTCTTGCTGATTGGACTCCACGGTGAAAACCTTATTGGTTTAGAACTTGGAGTCTTTCGTGCAGAAAGTTTTCTAACTATTTTACAGAACTGTCCTAACGTAAAGAAGTTGTACGGTGTTGATAACTGGGAACCATACACAGACTGGATGAACCCAGAAGGTGATGGTCCTTTAAACTCTACTTCTCCTGCACAGATGGAGACACACGAATGGATCGCCAAGCATCATATCAAATGGTCTGGTGAGCAACATCGTTCTGAACTTTGGAAAGGTAATACAGATACCCTTCACGAAGACTGTGACGATGAGACATTCGATTTTATTTTCTTTGATGCTTGGTTAAATTACGAACAAGTAAAGCGTGAACTAAATGATTGGTATCCTAAAATTAAAAAGGGTGGTCTAATCATTGGGCACGATTACAATGCTGAACCAGTTAATGTTGGTGTGGCAGAGTTTAGAGATATAAATGACATCAATAGTCATATGGCAACATATGATTCTATGTTTACTTGGAAAAAATGAATCACATTGGATTAGAAATTGTCTTCTGGACAACTCTTACATTTTATATTTTAGTTAGACTAGGAGTATTCAAGAAATGAAATTGAATTACCCGAAAGCAATGAAAAAGCACGAGATCTTTCCTATCGAGATCTTTACCTTTGAAAGACCCGATCTTGTAGATCCTATCTTGGATGCTCTTGATCCTATTGAACGTGGTATGTTTAACTTCCCACATCCTGTACAGTCTACTAAAGGTAATCTTCAAAACCTTCCTGCATTTCAACCACTTACAACTTGGATCGAAGAATGTCTGGAAGAGATTAAGGTTGATCAAGAGTTTGAGATGTGGGGTAAGTTTGAAGTCTCTATGATGTGGGGAAACGTATCGATGCCACATTCTGAAGGGATGCATCAACCACACAGACACCCTCTTTCATACTGGTCAGGTATCTTCAATCTAACTGAAGGTCACCCAACGCAGTTCCAAGACCCCTGTTGGGTCCGTTCTTACAATCAGATGGAAGTAGTCTCCTCAGCATATAAGAACGCTTGTAGCGCCCCTGAGTGGCGTCCTGGGACACTGGTAGTCTGGCCAAGTTGGTTAATTCATTTTTCAACACCTCACGTGGGTGATATGTTCCGTGCAAATATTGCGTGGAATGCACTTCCAACTGGTCCTATTAACTTCGGACCCTTCGGACAAAATATGACCAACATCAAGTTGGTTCAAGATGACCCTGTTATGCAACCAAACCCTAATGAAAATTGACAAGCACTACGATCCTTACAAGGACCTAGAGAACGAAATTCTTGATGACATCAAGTATGCTTCAGAAAGAATTGGTGGTATAATGAATACACATATCAAAGTGAGTCACACTGGTGAGCAGTGTAAGGTAATTACTATTGAGTATGACTTTAAAGTACAGTGAGATGAAATCGTACAAAACTCCGCTCCGCTATCCAGGTGGGAAGTCACGTGCTGCTGCAAAACTGTATCCACAGTTTCCTGATTACGTGAAAGAGTTTCGTGAACCATTCCTGGGTGGTGGTTCTATGGCAATCTATTTCTCAAAGGAGAATCCTGACACCCCTGTCTGGGTGAATGATACTTACTTTTACTTGTATAACTTCTGGGTACAACTTCAAGATCGTGGATACGAATTGAGTGATACTCTGATGTCAGTCAAGAATCATCACGACAATGAGCAGAAAGCAAGAGAACTCTTTCAGAAATGTAAAGCAGACATTGGAAATGTGGATGAGTTTCAACAGGCAGTTTATTTCTACGTGCTTAATAAGTGTTCATTCTCTGGACTGACAGAGAACAGTTCATTTTCTAAGCAGGCATCTGTATCAAACTTCAGCAAGAAAGGAATCAGGAAACTTGCACACTATAGTCATATCATTGAGCACTGGGAGATCACTAACAATGACTATGAAGATCTGATGACGGATGATCAGGATATATTTTGTTTCCTAGATCCTCCATATGACATCAAAGATTTCTTGTACGGAACCAAGGGTTCTATGCACAAAGGATTTGATCATCAAAGGTTTGCACGTGTATGTAATGAGTCTACCTGCAAATGGATGATCACCTATAATTCAAATGAAAATACTCGTGGTCTGTTTCCAGATCACACACAGGCAGAATGGGATCTCACATATACAATGAGATCTACAGGCGGTTACAACGCTGCACAATCAAAACGTAAAGAACTTCTCATCACCAACTATGTCAAAGCACCACAAGGATTACCCTTTAACTGATTACTTAAACAGTATTAATTTCACTAAAGAAGATCTTCGTGAACGTGGTGAAGACTGGATGAGGAAGTATCCTCCATACATTGTCAACAAATGTTTTAGTGGATTCAAAGAGACTGTGCTATATGCCAATGCTCTCAATGAGTTTCACCAACTTGATAATGATCTTCAATATTCATTTTATCTAAATAGTCTGAGAAAGAAACGTCGTTTCTCTCCTTGGCAGCGTAAGGACAAGATTGATAATCTTGACCTCATCAAAAAATACTTCAAGTATTCAGATGAAAAAGCACGGGATGCGCTTCGTATTCTGACCAACGATCAGATTGAATTGATTAAATTAAAAATGAATACTGGAGGTAAAACCAATGGCAGGTGAGATCGAGATCTCTTGGTCACCCGATATTATGGTCGAAGTTAGTCTCAAGCAACCAGATGATTTTCTGAAAGTTAGAGAGACGCTTACCAGAATCGGTGTAGCATCGAGAAAGGAAAAGAAATTATTTCAGAGTTGTCATATTCTTCATAAGAAGGGCAAGTATTATATCGTACACTTTAAAGAGTTGTTTGCGTTGGATGGAAAGCACGCGAACCTAACTTCTAACGATGTAGAACGTCGCAATAGAATTACTAAACTACTATCCGACTGGGGACTTGTAGATGTTGTTGATGAAGAACTTGGTGAACTTGCACCGTTAAATCAGATTAAGGTTATCTCTTACAAGGACAAGGGTGAATGGATTTTAGAGTCGAAATATAATATCGGTAAGAAACGTCAGGTCGCAGAGTAGATATATATAGTAGTCCTTCACAGTGACTATGGCAGACGAAAAGAAACAACCTCCTAAATCCGAAGAGAAACCAAAAGGTTTCTTCGGTCGCTTAAAGGAAGCATCAGAAGATAAGGAAGAACAACTCGCGATACTATCAACGTTCGTGAGACTTGGGATTCTGGTTTGGTCTGGTGGAATTCTGACGTTAGCGTACGTTGACTTGCCAAAGGCACTCAACTTCCCCGAGCAAGATCTCGATCCAACTTTCATAGCTTCGGTCTTCACTGGAGTTTTAGCTACTTTTGGCGTTCAGACTGCCAAGAAGAATAACGGTGCTGCTACTGGTGGTGGCAGTGGGATAACAAAGGCAGATATGGAAAGACTAATTGAGGCAGCGTCACAGACTGCTCCTGCACAAGTCATCCGTGTCGAACAAGCACCTTTGAAAATAACTACCGAAACTGATCCTAAAAAGTATGAGATGTAATTATGCAAAAAGTAATTAACGGACTTGTTGTAGTTAACTTTGTTTTCGCTGGTGTTCTTACTGGCGTTTTCGTTTATGGTTACGTCAACAGAGATAAAGTTGCAGAACAGGCAAGAGAAAGACTAACCAATTTGGTTGTCGAAGCAGTAGGTGGTATCGTTCCTGGAATGATGGACGATATGATTCCTGATGTTAGTGGTCCTGCGATGCCCCCAATTAAACCAACTATCCCAGGAATGTAATGAAATGGTTCGCTGTTAGTGCAGGTGTATTATTCGGTGTAGCACACATCGGAATGATCGGTCTGATTGCAAACAAACAAACACTTCCAACATTGAATCCTCCAGTAGGACCCTATAGTTCTTATGATGCATCTGTATCAGAAGATGGTTATCGGATTATCTACAAAGGTAATGATCCAAAAGTGATGAGTAAAGATACATACATTGACAAAGAGAATGGATTCTTTGGTATTGGTGGTAACACTAATATTAGAAAGTCAAATCAATATACTATGGATGGTAATCTCCATTTAGGAGGTGGTTCCGCTGACGGAATGGGAAAGTTATCTGCCAAGAAACTAGAGTGTATCAAGGCGGAAGGTGGTGGAGAACAGACAGGTGCCGTGGTAGGCGCTAGTGTCGGTGCCGCTGCTGCTCCTGCCCTATCAGGTGTACCGTTTATTGGTCCAATCCTAGCAGGTGGTGTTGCTCTATTTGGTGGTAATAAAGGTGCAGACATTGGTGGAGAGATTGCTCTCAGTATGAATGACTGCGAAGAGGAAATGACTGAATGATCGGTCCTTTCCTCAAAAAGTTAATTAAGTATTACCTTGAGAAACTTTTGATGTGGTTGAGACTGCTAAAATTTAATCTCGAACTCGACTCAGAGATCGATGAGTATCACAAAGCACTAGATAAAAGAGATGAAGAACGTAACTTACCTAGAGTAATCGAAGAAGGAGTCTTCGGTGAAGACGGTTGGTCTATTTCTATAAGTTCAGATTATGACAGAGATTCCACAGATCGGAGTACGGAAACTAGAGATACCTGAGGTTCAGACTTACGACTGGATCAATAGTATGCCTCAAGCAATCCCTATCTACCCACCCGTTACTACACAGGTGGGAGTACCGATTGTTGATATGCCTGGGTGTGTAGAGGCACATCCATCTGATGATGGTAAGAATAGTAACTTAGTTGCTGACGATGATAGCGGAGCAAGAATATATTGTGATGCAGGTATGCCATCCTTTAATGCGATGGACTACAACAAGGATGATCTAAAGTTTGAGGCACCTCCTATAGTGCCACCTAAGTTTGAGAATGAACAACCAGATCTGACTGTACCAGATACAAAGGTACCAGACATCCCTAGTACAGAATGTCCTACTAGGACACAAGAATTAAAAAACCCCATAGGAAAGATCCTACAGGGTAATAAGAAGATAGTTTCGTACGAACTTGTTGGTAAAGAATGTATTGAGGTTACTGAACCTTTGACTGTGACTCAGCAGATAACAGAGAACATTCCCAATGCAGGACTAATAGTTACTACTGGTTCAATTGCCGCTGTTGCTGCCACGTCTGCACTGCTCGCAAAACCGATTGTCGATCTTCTTTTGAAAGTGGTGAAACCTGTTGTGAAGAAGACGATAACGAAGATTTCGGTTGCTCTCGGAAAGACTCCACGTCTCCAATCTCAAAGGGACCGCCAAGATCATCAGCGGATGAGGACACGGGCACTTCGCGAACTTCGGAAGATGAAGAAGAGGTAGATTTTTGTTCTACTTGATGTACGTGTGGTTTGATATATGACACGTTGTTCACCATAACGTCGGCACATATGGCATAATAAGGTGACTTAGGGTGGAAGGTGATTCCCTTCTGAATCAATTCACCACAATTTTTTAATCTCGCGATCTCAAAGTCTAATCTTTTATTGGCAGTGAGTTGTTGCTGCAATGATATTTGTGTTGCTGCTGCTTCCTTACATTGCTTTTGTGCTTTCTTATCTAATGGTATAGACCAAGTGGCACTTACACCTAGTGATAGGTTATATGTATCCTTCTGTCCAGTTCTTACTGGAACTTTATATAAAATATTTCCTGGATTATCGGGCACTCCGTCTCCTGTAACTGCACCATTTACATCAGTAGCACCTTCTTGATCACGCATATCATATACATTATCCCACCATTGATCTTCCCAAGGTTTCTGTCCAGATGCACTACCTGTAGCAAACGGTGTTATGTTAAGTGTACTACCTTGACATTGAATACCACCCCCATAAGTATTAGTAATATATGGTCCTTGTAAAACCTGAATTGCCTGATTGGTCACTGAGCCTGAACTATTCGCGATTGGAGATGCAGTAGCAGACACACCACCAATATCAGATGCGTGTGCTATCTGTGGTGCAAGTAGTGCAAAGGCAAGACCTATTGTTGGAAGATACTTGTTGTGTCTGTGACGCTTGTAACCTCCGTCACCCTTTGAATAATTGTCTGATTTTGGAGTCCTGGTCCAGAGTAAGTTTCTGTGAACTGGAATGCATTGCCCACTTGATTTTGGGTCCAGTTTGGTTTTTGATTTACGTTTAATCCTGTCCATTTTGAAGTCACACCATCAATAGTTTGAGATTGTTCACTTACGCCTGGTGTCATAGATCCACCATCGTGTTTTACGTTTGTGCCATTTACCGAATAAACCCAACCAGTAGCGTAGTCCATAGAATTTATGGTCTCAGTTACCTTAGAAGTCGTTTCCGTGTGGGAGGTCATCGATCCTTGAGTGAAATTAGGCACCACAGGTACTGCTATCACTGGAGTTCCAGCGAATGATAGTAGTACCATTGTAGCAACTAGTCTTTTCATTTATCGGATGGTGACTTCGCTGACAAATTGTCCCACAGCATTCGTACCTGCCCCGCCCGCTGTCAATCCGACAGTTGAACTGGAATCAATAGTACCAGCAAGGGATCCTGCAGTACCAGCAGCAGTTGATGTCTGGTTACTGAAGTTATGTACTGCACCAGTAGAAGGTGCACCAGAACCTAAAGCGTCACCTTGATAGAATGACTGAGTGAAGCTGAAGGATTCTCCTGCAGTTGCCTGAGTTGCTGACAACGTAGGAATCGCTCCAACTCCTGATGCGACTGTAAGACTACCAATAGATGCTGTAGCACTACCACCAGAAGGTGTGTACTGTGTGGTCACATTGTTTCCACTAACACTATAAGTGGAACCAACACGTTGAACATTGGTTGCCGCTGCATCAACTGTGAGTTGCACTGAAGAAGATAGTTTATGTGTAACATCGGCATATGCAGGTGCCGTCATCAAAGTCATTACGAAAAGCATCGCTGCTCTTTTCATCTTTTTAAATGGGTAATTAATACATCTAGCCTATTTAGCGTCGAGAAAACTGTACAGATGATACCGTTTTAACCGTACCTGTGATCCACTGCTATGACTATAAATAATTGTGTCGCCTTCGGGGACAACACCAAAACTCTCGCTTTAAGGAGCAGTACAAATGAATCAATTCACATCTAGTGATCTAGATAAAATCTTACAGGCATCTAGGTCATACTCAGTCGGACTCGACAATATCTTTCACAGACTAGAGTCAAGAGCACTAGCAGATCACGAGACAAAATCTTACCCTCCATACAACCTGATCAAAGAGTCAGAAACTAAATGGAAGATCGAAGTAGCACTAGCAGGATTCAGAAAGGATGAGTTCGAGGTCGCAACAGAAACTAACGTCCTATCAATCAGGACAGTCAAAGAGAAGAACGATGACCACAGAGGATACCTACACAAAGGTGTAGCGAAACGTACCTTTGCAAGGACATTCACACTCTCTGATGATGTGAAACTTGGCAGCATCGATTACCAAGATGGTCTTTTGACCATAGAACTTAATAAAATCGTACCTGACAGTCACAAAAGAAAGGTATATAATATTGAGTAGTCACTATGACGAATGAAAAAATTGCTATCGAACCCAGTAGTCCATATGATTCTGATCATCGGTGGATCCTTAGGATTCATTGAGTTTGTTCATACAAGAGCACACCATACTTATGAAGTTGATATTCACGGTTACGTGAAACAATACTGCAGGAGAAATGATTGCTCACAATTTGGCAACGACTGAAAGTAGCATACATAATGTACAACAGAAGAGACCTTCGGGTCTCTTTTTCTATGGAGTTTTTTTATGAATCACTATGTGAACTGCGCTCCGAGGGGGAGCGACGATTATGAATCGATCACACTCGATGTTCCAACCAGATATGTTGACGAGGTTCTAGGATATGCTAGAATGATTAACGATGAACATAATGTGGATGTACATAAGTCATTCGCACATATTGTTCGTGGTGTTTACAATACCCTAACTGAAAATTATGACCGTAAAAATCGTAAGAATGATCAATGGCGAGGACGTAATCGCTGATGTTCAAGAAGCGTACCCTGAGGAGAAATCCTATTCCCCAATTGGATACCTTATGAAGGATCCTTATCAAGTGAATCTACACGCTTCAGCAGAAATGTTGTTTGAGGGTACTCAAGAAACACCACAAAAAATTAACGACCTGAACTTGGAACTATTCCCTTGGATCCCACTTTCTAAAAATAATGCTACACTAGTAGTATTGAGCAACGTCGCTACAATCTACAATCCACACCCTGAGGTGGAATCTAAATGGAAAACCTGTATCAAAGGAAATGCAACCACTGAAACTAATCCTTCTTAAGGACCACACGCACCTAATGGGTGCAGTCACAGAACTAGATGAGGAACCATCATACCTTATCTCTGATTGTATGAAGATCACTGATGGGAAATTTGAAAAGTATCCCTACTACTCAGATCAACGTGATATGTTCTTGACAACTGACGTTGTTTTGACTATAGTTGAACCGTCTGAAGAGACCGTAACCAACTACAAGAAGGCGCTTTGAGTTCAGTCTATACAAACGTAACACTACTAGGTGACGCTATTCTCTGCCGAGGGTATGAGGATGGTGTCCCTATTTCGTATAAGGAAATCATCAAACCAACACTGTATGTTCCATCACCGAAAGGTAAATGGAAGACTCTTGATGGCGAGAAGATGGCACCAGTCAAACAAGACGGTGCTAAACGTGCTCGTGAGTTCATCGAGAAGTATAAAGGTGTTGAAGGTTTTGAGGTGCACGGTTACGAAAGATTTGTATATCAATGGATCTCAGAAAAATACCCTCAGGATATGAGGGCAAACCTTGAGCAGATGAAGATCTATACGATTGACATCGAGGTTGCTTGCGAGAATGGTTTCCCTGATACCGAAGCGTGTCAAGAGGAGATGCTTCTTATTACTATTAAAGATCTTTCTAGTGGTAAGTTCATCACTTGGGGAACCCGTGAAGCAAAGATTGATACTGAGTATCGTTGCTTCTGGACTGAACAGGAGATGTTATCTGATTTCCATTCTTGGTGGGTAGAGAACACTCCTGATGTGGTTACTGGTTGGAATTGTAATCTGTACGACATCCCTTATATCTGTCGTCGCATTGAACGTGTGCTAGGTGAGAAGTGGCAAAAATCATTATCACCTTGGAACAAAGTTAATATGCGTGAGGTTTACATCAAGGGTCGTAGGAATTTGTCCTACAACATTCTTGGAGTAAGCATTCTGGATTACCTTGATCTATACCGAAAGTTTACATATACCAATCAGGAATCATATCGTCTGGATCATATTGCGTTTGTCGAACTAGATCAACGTAAGTTAGATCACAGTGAGTTTGAGAACTTCAAAGCATTCTATACTGATGACTGGCAGAAGTTCGTTGAATACAACATCATTGACGTTGAACTAGTAGATCGTCTTGAACACAAGATGAAACTACTGGAACTTGCTGTCGTGATGGCATACGATGCCAAGGTAAACTTCGAGGATGTTTATTCTCAGGTTCGTATGTGGGATACACTCATCTACAACTATCTGAAGGAGCGTAAAATCTGTGTCCCCCCAAGACAAGAGAGCACCAAGAACGATAAGTACGCAGGAGCATACGTCAAAGAACCCAAACCAGGACTCTACGATTGGGTTGTTTCGTTTGACCTTAACTCTCTGTATCCTCATCTCATTATGCAGTATAATATTTCGCCTGAGACCCTCATCGATACAAGACACCCCACCGCCAGTGTTGATGGACTGCTCAACAGAGAAGTACAAATCAGTGGAGATTACTGTGTGTGTGCCAACCGAGCACAGTACAGGAAAGACATCCAAGGATTTCTACCCAAGATGATGCAGAAGATCTACGATGAACGTGTGATCTTTAAGAAGAAGATGATTCAAGCGAAGAAAGAATTTGAGAAGACAGGTAACAAAAAGTTACAGGATGATATTTCTGCCTTCAATAACATACAGATGGCGAGAAAGATTCAATTGAACTCTGCATATGGTGCTATTGGTAACCAATACTTTAGGTATTTTAACCTAGCGAATGCTGAAGCAATCACTCTTTCTGGTCAGGTTTCAATCCGTTGGATTGAGAATCGTATGAATGATTACCTAAATAACTTACTCAACACAGAAAAGAAGGATTATGTCATTGCATCTGACACTGACTCAATCTATCTTAACCTTGGACCTCTTGTTGATAAATTTTTTGGTAGTAAGTGTGGTGATAAAGACGCAGTTGTGGGGATACTTGACAAGATCTGTCAAGAAAAGATTGAACCCTACATTGATCAAAGTTACTCGGAACTCGCGACGTACGTTTCGGCGTATGACCAAAAAATGAAGATGAAGAGGGAGACCATTGCCAACAAAGGTATATGGACTGCCAAGAAAAGATATATTCTCAACGCTTATGACATCGAAGGAGTCAGGTTTACTGAACCTAAGATCAAGATGATGGGCATTGAGGCAGTCAAATCATCCACACCTGCTGCCTGTAGGACAGCAATTAAGGATGCTATGAAAGTTATTATGAATGGTACCGAACAGGATACCCAAGATTTCATAGCAAAATTCAGGGAGAAGTTTGAGAAACTAAACGCAGAGGATGTTGCATTCCCACGTGGGTGTAATGGTCTGTCAAAGTTCTCAAACCCTGCTACAATATATTCAAAGGGTACTCCTATCCACGTGAGAGGAGCACTCCTATACAATTTCTATAACAAGAAGAACAAATTGACTCACAAGTATCCTCTAATTCAAGAGGGGGAGAAGGTAAAGTTCCTCTATTTAAAGACCCCAAACAAAATCCAAGAGAACGTTGTAAGTTTCTTTCAGACTCTGCCGAAAGAATTTGGTCTTGACAAGTACATAGATTATGACCTACAATTCCAGAAGAGTTTCCTTGATCCATTACAGGTTATTATGGATACTATTAATTGGAAGGCAGAGAAGATTGCTAACCTAGACGAATTTTTCCTATGACATCATTTTTAAAAGACATTATCAGCGACATTGGCAATGACTATGCTTCAGTCGTTAGTGACGGGGTTGCTGCAGGCGACGTTACTTCTTTCGTTGACACTGGGTCTCATATATTCAATGCCCTTGTTAGTGGTTCGATTTATGGAGGTTTGCCTTCAAACAAGATCACCGCTATTGCAGGAGAATCAAGCACTGGAAAAACTTTTTTTACTCTTAGTGTCGTTCGTAGTTTCCTGGATTCTAATCCTGACGCTATTGTATTATATTTCGAATCTGAGTCTGCTGTCTCCCAGAATATGCTGACCAGTCGTGGTATTGATCCTAATCGTGTCGCTGTTGTTCCTGTTACTACTGTACAAGAGTTTAGAACACAGGCACTTAAGACACTGAAGAACTACTCCAAGATGAAGGAGGAGGACAGGAAACCTATGATGTTCTGTCTTGACTCACTTGGTATGCTTTCCACTTCTAAGGAAGTATCTGATAGTGAGGAAGGTAAAGAGACTAGGGATATGACTAGAGCACAGGTTGTGAAAGCAATCTTCCGTGTTCTAACTCTTGAACTAGGTCGTTGCAATGTACCACTCATCGTTACTAACCATACATATGACGTGGTAGGTGCATACGTCCCAACTAAAGAAATGGGTGGAGGATCTGGTCTTAAGTATGCTGCCAGTACAATTATTTTCCTGAGTAAATCTAAAGAACGCGACTCTAACAAAGAGATCGTTGGTAACATTATCAAATGTTTGACTGCTAAGTCACGCTTCACTAAAGAAAATGTAAAAGTAGAAACGAGGTTATTCTATGACTCAAGGGGACTTGACAAGTATTACGGACTATTGGAATTGGGTGAGAAGTATGGGGTATTTGAACGTAAGGGTAATCGTGTTGTTGTCGGGGAGTCTAGCGTCTTCCCTTCTGTTATTCTCAAGGATCCTGAGAAATACTTCACCAGTGAAATAATGGATAAGTTGGAAGAAGCAGCGAAGAAGGAATTTGCATATGGATCTTGAATCTTTCATCAAGGTTTATGATGATACCATCTCTAAAGAAGTATGTGAGAATGCAATTCGTCTCTTTGAAAAAGAAGAGCACGAAGTTTGGGATAGAGATGGTCGTCCTACCTTCGCACAATTTAATATCACCGAGCACGTTGAAAAGGGAGCACATAAAGATTGGGACATAATCCAATCAACATTGATTCAGTCTGCTCACGATTTCATCCAACGATATATGGATGAGTGTGACTGTAGGAAATACTTTCCTATGAAGACATCACTTGAACAATTTAGGATCAAGAGATACAATCCAGATTCAGAAGATCAATTCAAATGGCACGTCGATGTGGGTGACCACGAGTCTGCTAAAAGAATGCTTGTGATATTCTGGTACCTCAATGATGTTCAAGAGGGTGGAGAGACTGAATTCAAACATATGAAAGTTACTCCTAAACGTGGTAGAATGTTAGTGTTCCCACCCACGTGGACATATCCTCACGCAGGACTACCTGCAATCTCTAACGCAAAATACATCGCGGGAACGTACATCCACTATGTCTAATTCTGTAGAAGGACTCGTAGTAACAAACTTGATTCATAATCAAGATTTTACACGTAAGACACTTCCACACATCAAGCAAGAATACTTCGAAGATTACAACAACAAAATTATCTTCGATGAACTTGCAAAATATTTTATGGAATACGATGCTCTCCCTTCAAAGGAAGCATTGAGTATTGAAATTGAATCAAGAGAAGATCTAAACGAGACTACGTTCTCTGAACTAAAGACATCTCTTGTAAATATGGTTGAAGAACCACACGAGATTGATTGGTTAGTAAACACTTCAGAGAAGTGGTGTCGTGATCGTGCTATCTACAACGCACTCCTTGAGTCTATTCAGATTGCTGATGGCAACTCTGAAACAATGGGACGTGATGCTATCCCAAGCATCTTATCTAATGCACTATCAGTTTCTTTTGATAATTCTGTTGGGCACGACTACATCGATGATGCTGATCAACGTTATCAGTTCTATCATAGAGTAGAAGAAAAGGTTCCTTTTGATATTGAGTTACTCAATAAGATTACTAAAGGTGGTCTATCTAAGAAGACATTGAACATTGCACTTGCAGGTACAGGTGTTGGTAAGTCTTTGTTTATGTGTCACTGCGCTGCTGCTAATCTTTCTGCAGGACTAAACGTGTTATACATCACGTTGGAAATGGCAGAGGAGAAGATTGCTGAACGTATTGATGCTAACTTGATGAACATTCCAATTCAATCATTGGAGACATTGCCTAAACCAATGTTCGATTCTAAAATTGAAAAGGTCAACAACAAAACAAATGGTCGTCTTATTATCAAAGAATACCCTACTGCATCTGCACACGTAGGACACTTCAAGGCACTGTTACAAGAACTTGCTATCAAGAAATCGTTTGTACCAGACATCATTTATGTTGATTACCTTAACATTTGCAACTCATCAAGATACAAAGGTGCTATAGTTAACTCGTACACATTTGTTAAATCTATTGCTGAAGAACTACGTGGACTTGCAGGTGAACATAATGTCCCTATCGTATCCGCTACTCAAACTACTCGTAGTGGGTATGGCAATTCTGATGTTGACCTGACAGATACTTCGGAGTCATTTGGACTCCCTGCTACTGCAGACTTTATGATTGCTCTGATCTCTACTGAAGAGATGGAAGAGTTGAATCAGATTATGGTGAAACAACTTAAGAATAGATATAATGATCCTACAGTGAACAAGAGATTCGTTGTAGGAGTTGACAGGGCGAAGATGCGTCTGTATGATTGTGAAGAACAAAAGAAGATCGTTGACTCTGGACAAGAGGAAACGGTTGATGCATCTGACATCCTATCCTTCTCTAAACAAAACTTTAATGATTTCAAAGTATGACTGAAAACACAGCAGAATTTCGTGAAGAACCACAGGTAACGGAGAAGGATTTCTCCAATCCTGCTGAGCGTATCCCTAAAGGATTCCAAGAACCTCAAGGAGTGGCAGGTAAAAAGGTTGCTGCTAAACGTAAGAATCAAAATGAAACAAACGAACCCTTTGAAGTTGATTACGAAGAGTATTTTAAGTTTGTAAACTTGACCACCAGTAAAGAGTCAAAAGATTTTGATGCACTGATGGAACGTTATGAAACTCTCAAAGGTGAGGGTTGTGACATTGAGCGTCTTGATACTGCTGCCTCTGGTCTTGTTGCTGAGGGTGGTGAATTTATGGAGATCGTTAAGAAACTTAAGTTCCAAGGTAAACCCTGGAATGATGACAACAAAGAACATCTTATCCTCGAACTCGGTGATATTATGTGGTATGTCGCGAATGCTTGTATGGCACTCGGTGTAACTCTTGATGAGGTTACCTTCCGTAACTCAGTTAAACTTGCAACACGTTATCCTGAGGGTGAGTTTACTGTTGTTCGTTCTGAAAACCGTAAGAAGGGGGACAGGTAATGGGAGCAGAAATGCTTGCAGCACCAGACACAGTTGCAATGCTTGGTCAAGCAGCAAATGCCTGGAACGCAATCTCTTGGGAAGAATCTATTCCATTCCTAATTGTTCTTATCGGTCTCTACTGGGTCAAAGTAAAGATTGATTCATCAGTTGGACTCAGTAAGAAAAAAGGAAGACAACTTAAGAATATTATTAAGGAGGCAATAGAAGAAACTAAATGATTTTCTGGATTGGTTTCACCCTTATGTTTTTTAATGAGGGTTTTGTTATGATGCGCCACGTATCACCGTGGTTCGGCAGACGAAGAGATGCTATCATCAACAAACTAGGATCGAATGTTTGGTATCGACTTCACGGTACTTTAGATTACACTTGGATTGCACTCGTGACTATTGGTCTTATTGTTAATCCAAATAGACTCATCCATTTGTCAGCATTAGCAGTCTTTTGGGTGAGTTCTTTCTCAATATTCTACCTACCAAGGTGGAAGAAGAGATAAATAAAATTGGTTCGAGATGGATCGTGGAGAGTGCTTGACACTCTCTTTTTTTATGCTATGATATATTTGTAAGAGAGGGACGCTTCTTTTACTGGGAGTGACTGAACAAACTTACTGGCATACTGCTGGTTAAGGTGATGAGACACAGGTGGTGCTGCTGCGAAAGCAGAATCGACTTACCAGTCGGGTCTCAGGCAAAGATGTATTTACTCTGTAGTAATGCCCATCTTTTGTTGGTACACAGTAATCCAACCTCCCTCCACACACCACACATAATCAGGTCTATGAATATCTTCGTAACAGACCCTGATCCAATAGCATCTGCCAGAGTGCTTCCTGACAAACATATTGTCAAGATGCCACTAGAAACCTGTCAGATGCTTTCTATTGTCGGATCAGAAAAGTGGGGTCACGGTTTCGGTGACCTACCAAAACTTGACGGTACACCTTACAAAACAGAGAAGGGTGCCTTTCGTAATCATCCCTGTACAGTATGGGCAAACAGTTTTGTACTCAACTGGCGATGGTTAATCACACACGGTCTCGCACTGTGCAATGAATACACATTACGCTATGGCAAAATCCACTCTTGTCAATCCACCATTGAACACGCTAGTAAAATCTTTCCTACAGGTGATCCTACGGGTCGTAGTGGGAAACATCCTACTCCATTCGTCAGAGCAATGTTCGACGAGTTCAAACAAGATCAATCAATAGATACCTTCACTGCATATAGAAGGTATATCGCTGCAAAACCTTGGGTCAAAGATAACTATCTACGTTTGCCAGAACGTAAACCTAATTGGGTTTCATAAATACTTAAAAAGTATTCCCACGATGGCAAACAAAGGGTTACAATTTGAACACGCAGTGATGTACTCGGCAACGAGTAAGATCATCAATAAGAATGCGGATAATCAAAAGGACTATGAAGATGCAGCAGGTCGTATAAACAGCATCCCCAATGACATTCGGTCTACTGCTGATCGAATTGTCGAATCAATGGCACCTAGTAATAACGTTGAAGCACGGCAAAAATATTATCAATCGTTTCAAAAAATGTCTGGTGGTGGAGAAGAACCAAAGACTGACATTATGTTTAAGTCAGCGGGTACGATATACCGATGCTCTATGAAGTGGGGTAAATCTTATCAGTTGACCTCAGCAGGTATCGATAAGTCAGTTCAAGTATTTCAAAAAGTATTAGCAAAGACTGCTAAACAATGTGGTGGTGGACAGCAAGATGCACAGACACTTGGTTACTTACAGTTGATCTTGGAAAGGATTAATAACAAATGTGAGAACGCAAAGGGTACAGTTGATCAACCTACTGCTAAAAAGGTGTTATCCGATATTAAAAAGTCAGGTGGATTGAACGAACAGTTACAAGAAGTGCTAGGTTCAAAGTCAAAACCTGATGGTGCTAAGGCATATGATTGCTTCAAATATAATCTGACACACGAGTGTATGACAGGTGCTATGTTATTCAACAATGACGACAGAGCAGCAACCCATTTACTCACTGAAGCAGGTGTCAAACCTATTGACGAGAAGGCAGTCCGAGATGTGATGAAAGTGGCAGGTGTCAGAATGTCACTGAAGGGCAGGGGTAAGGACAAAGTTACAGGTGTCCGTCAGAATGCCATTGTGATCCGATACGAGGTATAATATAGGTATGGCAAAGCAGAATACTCACCTCGAACACATCGAGGATGACATCTTGAACCAAGGATCCAAAGGTGGACACAATGCCATTGCATTTCTCAGGGAACTGGGCAAGATGCTGACTGAACCTGCATCAGGTGTCGGTGTTACTACTAAGTGGGACGGTGCTCCTGCTGTTATTTGTGGTAAACATCCCTCAACTGGTAGGTTTTTTGTTGGTACTAAGGGTGTCTTCGCTAAGATGCCAAAACTTTGTATGAATGATGAGGATGTTGATAGTTATTACAGTGGAGAACTGGCAAAGAAATTAAAGATGTGCTTGCGTCTCCTCCCTCAGGTACCTATGAATGGTGTATTACAGGGTGATTTATTGTTCACGAAAGGTGATGTGTCAACAAAGACGATGAATGGTCAGAAGTGTCATACTTTTATGCCAAATACCATCACATATGCTGTACCTGTTAACACACCTATGGGTAAGAAGGTAGCAACAAGTCAACTTGGTATTGTATTTCATACCACATACACTGGTGGTCCTACACTCAGGGATATGAAACCTGGATTTGGTGTAGATGCAAGAAGAATGCAGGGCACACCTAACGTTGCAGTATTCTCTTCAAACTTTACTGACGCTACAGGTGCTTCTACATTCAAACCTACAGAGAGAAGTAAGTATGATCTGTTAGTTAACCGTGCAGAGGGTTCTCTCAAGCAAGCATCTAGATTCTTAGACATCCTACAGACTAGTGGTGAGGGTAAGTTTATGCTTGCTGCTATGTTCAAGGTATATTTCAACTCATTTATTAGGACTGGTAAACCTATCACAAATGCACAGCAAGTTGCACTAGGATTCTCTGCATTCTATGCAGCAGCACTTGATAAAGAGATCAGTCTGAAGAAGCAAGAGACAACCAAGAAAAAGTATGCCACTATTAAAGAGAATGGTATGAAATTCTTGAATCAAAATGGACGTGCTGTGTATATGACTGTTGCATCTTATATGAATATCACTGCTGCCAAGGCGGTTATCATCAAACAACTCAACAAAGTCAAAGATATTGGTACATATATTAAGACTGATAATGGATACAGAGTCACTGCACCAGAGGGTTTTGTAGCAATCAAATCAGGTTCTGCACTTAAAATTGTAGACCGTTTGGAGTTCTCTAGAGCGAACTTCACAGTAGAAAAAAATTGGGGGTGATAAATAGAAATGGAAAACACTAACATATCAATGAAGTTCAGTCAGTTTATAACTGAGGCACGCACCGCTGCAGGTGAAGTTGCTGCTAAGAGAGGACTCCAACACGCAGGGCACGGTTACTATGCTGATAGGCAAGGTAACATTGTTGCTAAGTCTGAAGGAGGGAATCGTCTTGTACCTGTATCAGGTAAAGAAGCAGAACAAGCACAGAGTGGAGCAAGTCAAGGTGCAGCAGAAGATGAGCATATTGAAAGCGGAGAAGGTCTTGGACATATTGCTCTAACCTTTGGACGTTTCAATCCTCCTACTGTTGGTCACGAGAAATTATTGAACACTGTTGCTGAACAAGGTGCTGATAGTTATAGAATCTATCCATCACGTACTGTGGATCCTAAAAAGAATCCATTGGAACCTGATGTTAAGATCGATTTTATGTCAAAGATGTTCCCGAATCATTCGGATGCTATCGTTAATGATGGCGATATGTCTAACATCTTCAATGTACTTTCTAACCTCAATCAAGAGGGTTACTCAGAAGTAACGATGGTTGTTGGTTCTGATAGAGTATCAGAATTCAAAGCATTGCTTGAGAAGTACAACGGTCAGGCATATGAATTCGAGACACTGAATGTAATGTCTGCAGGAGAAAGAGATCCTGACGCAGAGGGTGTAGAAGGTATGAGTGCTTCTAAGATGCGAGCGTTTGCAGCATCAGGAGACCTCGAAGGTTTTGCTCAGGGTGTACCTAGCAATGCAAAGAAACTTGCTGAACAACTAATGATGGAAGTTCGTGCAGGTATGGGTATTCAAGAACAAGAACAGGAAGAAGAGGTTTCTGAACTCTGGGACATCGCTCCTAAGTTGGATCAGGAAAATCTTCGTGAAGCGTTCTTCGAAGAAAAAATCTTTACAGTTGGTTCTATAGTGGAGCACTTAGATACAGGTGTAAGAGGAACAATCGTAAAGAAAGGAACTAATTATGTAATCTTTGAGACTCCACAAAACTATCGATTCAACGTTTGGTTGTCTTCTATTATGGAAGTCAAAGAACTACACAAGTCAGCAGACGATGGTAGTGGAAACGACTGGAAGATAGGCACTGACACATACAGACAAGCAGTTCAGGCAATGACACCTGGGCAGGGAGTCAAGAAGTTCAGTGATTTTAGAAAGACTAAATAGTATTACGCAAATTTTCGACAGATGGATTTAAAATTAACTTCGAAACTGCTGAAGTATTCACCAGCAGACGTACAATCAGTAACTTACGTTGTTGAATACGCAGAGCATAACTACACTGGAGAGGCACGTGATGCCTATCTAGAGAAGCGTCTTGTCACACCAACTGAGAAGGCAATCGCTGAAGTTATTATCGAAGGAAAGGCAGGTCTTTGGTCAAATATTCACGCTAAACGCAAGCGTGGTGAAGCACCTGCTAAGAAGGGTGACAAGGATTATCCTAAGACCCTAAACGTTGAGCATCACGAGAAGGATGCTGACGGTAAAGTGATTGAGCACGAAATCGAAGCAGATGGAACTCCATCTTCAGTAGAAGAAGGTAGTGCATATGGTATTACCAAAGGATCTGGTAAGGCAGGTGGTGCTATGAAAGATTTCCTTGATAAAAAAGCAAAGAAATTAGAAGCAGCACAAAAGAAACAGAAACCAGAGTACAGAAACAACCCTGCGTTTGGTGATCCATCACATCATTCTAATGCTAAGAGTAAAAACGAAGCGTTAGAGATGTCTAAAAAAGATTATGATAAAATTCACAAAGATTTTAAGTCTGACGATCCTAAGAATCCAAGAACTACTAAGTATGTTCCAGGCAAAGGTACAGTATCAATGCCTGTGAAGTTCAAGGAGTCTGCTAATGCAGCAACACTTAACAACAAACCAAGTGCTGCATCAAGTAAGATCGACACCCCCAAAGAAAAGCAGTCCACCGTTGATCCTCAGTGTGAGAATCAAAGATCTATCAAAGCAAAAGGTGCGACTCCTAAAACTGTGGTTGGGGAAGGACTTAAGCAAGCACGTAAAAACGTCGGCGCTAGTACGTGTTGGGACGGTTACGTTGCTAAAGGTACCAAGAAGAAGAACGGTAAAGACGTTCCTAACTGTGTACCCGCTAACGAGGAATGGGTATGGGATGTTGTAGATGAACTCGGTGACGAGTTTGACATCCTTACAGAGCAGGACCTACAAGATGTTGTTGTAGAGGCACTGTTAGATTTCGATACAGAACAGAATCTAACAGAAGCACTCGACATCTTGGACGGATTCGAATTGCTCACCGAAGATTATTACGACTCTGCTGTAAAAGCATCTAAAGATAGTGCAAAGCGTATCTCTAGAGGCAAGCGTGTAGAGCGTATGAAAAATGCTGCTTCCAAGGCAGGTTCTATCGTAAAGAAAGGACTTGCTAAGGCAGGATCTGCTGCTAAAGCAGGTGCTAAGGGAGCAGCAAAAGGAGCAGTAAGAGGAGCAGGTTATGCTACTGGTGTAGCACAACGTGCAGCGTCCTCTGCTAAATCTGAATTTCAGAAAGGCAGAGAGCGTGGTCTCAAAGGAAGTTCTGCTTCTAGTTCATCATCTGGAAGTTCATCTGGATCCTCAGGTGGATCATCTTCTGGATCATCTTCTCCATCCTCTTCAGGATCTGCACCTACCTCAACAGGTGGTTCAGCAGAGACTGGTACCAAAAAGAGATCTCTTCTCAGTCGTGCTGCAGGTGCAGTCGGCAGAGGTCTTAAGAAAGCAGTCGGCGCTGGCGTAGGCGCTGCTAAAGCAACTGGTAAAGCGGCAGGTAATCTTGGTAAAAAAGTTATTGGTAAAACCTCAAGAGCAATCTCTAAAGGGTCTGATAAACTCGCAAGAAAACTAGGAGAAGAGTCTACTATGGACGAATCAAGAACAGATAAGGTACGTCGCCTTATGCAAATGCAACAAGAAACTGTCGATCACGACAACGCACAGGCACGTATTCCTGATGCTGCGTCTTGGAGAGACAGACTTGCTTACAACAAACAGATTATGGAAGAACCAACACCCGAACAACTCAAGAAGAGAGCAGTCCTTAAACAAACTAAGGATCTTACCAACAAAGGTAAGCACAAGGAAGCATCTGAATTATTCAAGAAGAACTTCCCTAACTTCGGAAAGTAGCAATGGGTAAAAAATCAAAAATTATTATCAACCCCCAGAAGGAATTACTGATGAAAGAGTCAATCCGCGCCCTTCTTCAGGCAGAACTCGCTGACCTGAAAGAAGCATCTAAAAAGAAACTCGATCCTGTCGGAAAAGAAGACAAGGATATTGACAACGATGGTGACCACGATAAATCAGATAAGTATCTGTTGAATCGTAGGAAGACTGTTAGTAAAGCAATGGGAAAGAAAACCCATATCTGTGCTAAGTATGTTGAGCACGCTGAATATGGTCTATGCTATACAATTCCTGAGGCACATACCTTGGCAGAGATGGCAGAACCTGACGAGTATGGACATACTCACGCTGTTACCCACTACGACATCGTAGATGAGGCAGAGCAAATGTATAGTAACGTTCCTGTCACTGACCTAGATTTGGTTATTGTTGAATCGCATAAACACTAATGCAACGCTTTAAAGATTTCATCAGTGAATTGAATCGTTACGAGAAAGAAACTGGCAAGTCCACTGGACGTGTCCCTGGTCGTACTGGTCTCAATACTCCTGCTGCAGGAACCCCCACTCAAAAAGGTGGGTCGGGTAAGTCTGCTGTATCTAACGTCAAGCAGATGATCCGTAAGATGCACGGTAAACCTACAGGTCAGCAGAAGCAAGCAAAAGGTGTTAAGTCTGATGCTGGTACTGGTAAGTACAAAGCAATGGCAGACAAAAAGAAAGAGACTGCCTCTGATGCTAAGAAACGTGGGTTCAAAACCACTAAAGATTATACTAATACTGTGGCACGTTATGGTGGAAAAGATAACTATGACAAGGGTCGCGGACTAGGGTCCTGATGGCACATATATAGAGTAGGTTTCTCTCTATTAATTATGACAAAATTCCTTCTACCTTTCGCAATTAAAATTATCGACGCAGCAGTTGATAAAATTCCAGATAATATTGATGACTTGATTAAGAAATTGATCATCTCATTAGCAAAGAAAGCAGTATCAAGAACCGACAATAAAGTTGATGATCAACTAGTTGAGGCACTTGAGAAAGCGCTATTCCCTACAGAGGGTTAGTCTCTCAGACACTAGGGACCTACGGGTCCCTTTCGTGTTTGTATAAATAAAATATAGGAAACATTCGGAGTAAATTAAGATGTCCGTTTTCGGAAAAATCGACGCAGCAACGTTTTCCAATAATGTCGCGGTCACAAACGGTGACGCAACAGTTACTAAGAATGCCGCCGACACCGTTGTTGTCGGCGATGTTCTGGAATTGGCAAGTGTTGCTTACATCGTTAAACAGGTTACAAGCACAACTGCAGTTGAATTGCATAAAGTATATGCAGGTAGCACAAACTCAGGTTTGGCAGGTGCTGTAAGGAGAACACCTCCTAAAGCAGTCGCCGAGTATGTCATCAAAGGTGGAGACACCGTGGCATATGACCTAGTGTTTGTTGACACTACAGAGATGGTACTAGCAGAGAACAAGTCTCGTGGTATCTCAGGTCCTGGTTGGTGGTTGTATAACACATACACAACTGCAGCAGGTGACACACGTCACAAGGCAGAGTGTCTTGCATTCGTTCACGCGACTGCTGCCGCTGCTGGTGACGACGCTGATGATACAGTGGTAGCAGACGTTGCTTCTGCTGTGACTATCACAGGTCAACCCGCTAACTCTTCCTCATCTTCAGGTGCAGGAACATTCGCAGTTACTACAAGCACAACTGGTACCCCAGGAGCATTGGTCTACACCTGGCAGAGACAGAAAACTGGATCTACTAGATGGACTAAGATCACTGCATCTCTTGACACAGGTATTACATACGCTGACTTCACTACAGCAACTCTTGCTTACAGTGGACTTGCTGGTGATACACTTGACGGTTACAACTATCGCGTTAAAATCACCTCAGCAGGTGGTACAGAGGAAGTTATTTCTAATGGCGCAGGTACATTGACCTTCAGTTCATAATAATAAACCCTCTTTGTAATGAATTTGAATACTCTCACAGCGGACAACTTTATGATGTTCGCTATGAAACACTACGATAATCCCCAGTCAGTAACATACGATGATTTCCTAGAAGATATGATGCGCTTCAAGTACTTGAAGCGTCTCTTCGGGAGATATATTAAGACTGGGGTTCTTCGTAACCATTTAATACTGAATCATTTGATCGTATTATTCAATGTGTTTGGTGATGCCGCAATACCTTTGTTAGTCTATAAGGTTGACAAACAATATTGGGACATCCTTAAAACATATTTGGTGTACTTAAATAGATACCCCGAAACTGGATGTGGGACGCTAGATTATGTGGAAGTTGATCCATCCGTAAGTAAACAATTGAGTGACCTCTGATGCCTGCCAAGTCTGTAGCACAACGCAAATTTATGGGGATGGTACGTGCCACCCAAAAGGGAGAGATGGATAATCCATCGCCTGAGTTAGAGCGTGCTGCAAAAGATATGGGAGCGAAGGCAGTTAATAAGTTTGCTAAAACAAAAGAAAAGAATTTACCTCAGAAGGTTGGGGAAGGTTATGGTGTTGGTGGTACTCTGATGTTCTCTGGAACCCCAGGTGGATCATCTCATAGTAATACTAGAGTGGGTAGTATCAATAAGAAAGATACCAAGAAGAAGAAAACTAAGGAAGTTGAAGAAGGATACAAAGGAACTGCTGATCTTAGTCATATGCAAACACCAGAGCAAAAGAAAGCAGCAGATGAGAGATTGAAAAAAGCGAATAAGAAATCTTATCGTTCAGTTAAAGAAGAAATTCGATCTGTTGTTGAAGCAAAGTATGAGACAGGTGCTTCAACTTATGGCAAAGCATCTATTAGAAACAAGAGAGCATTTGGATATGGTGGCAATGCTAAACCTCCTGCAGAAAGAAGCGCTGCTATGACAAGAAGGACTGATGAGCACAAAGCAAGAAGGAATGTAAAGAAGGGAAACAAGTATGGTTCTCCTGATAGATATAAACCAACTGTTGATGGTGCACCTAGTGATGAATATAAAAAGAATAGGTACGTCACAAAGGAAGAGATGGATGCAATCCTGCACGAGATTGCATACACAGGACCTAACAAGGACGAGAGAAAGGTTATCAAGAAAATGGATAACAAAAAGTATGCTGCGAAACTAGCAGACTACGAAAAGAATATGGATCCTAAGAAGCGTCAAGCACTTAAGGACAAAGCAACCAAGGGTATGAAGTTCGTGCACGAAGATGCACCTACAAATGGTACAGGATCAGGAGCAGATGGAGCAGGATTCTCCTCTGATGCTGATGAGAATGGACCTACCGCAGGTATGGATCAACCGTTGGGTGGTACTATGAAGAAGATGAAAGGACACGGTGGTCTGACAAAGAAGAAAGCAAAGTGTAAGAAATCTCCAGATGGTATAAATAAGATTTGTGAGTCCACTGAGGCAAGATACTTATCTTTCCTAGTACAGATGGAGGACGTTGAGTTTATATTCCAGGGCAAGTCACCTGCTGATGTTAAGATTAGACTTCGTAAAATCTATAGACCTGAGAAGTTGAAGGGTGTAAAAATTACACGTATGCTTCCTGCTCAAGTCCTGCATTATTATTGGGAAAAACGACAAGCATCAATGTAAATGTCAGACATCAATAGCGCTATAATTGAACGCCTAGAACGGGTGGTCGATTCGTTACAGGAAAATTCTGTACGAATGGGTCAACTTCTTGCTGTGCATAATGAAAAACTCAGCAAGCAAGATAAAGTAGACGAAGTATTATTTGAGAAGTTAGATAGACTATCTACTGATTTCAATAGAGAGACAGATGCTATAAAGAAAGGATGCGAAAGAGATATAAGAAAGGTAGATGATAGACTTAGACTTATGGAGAAGAAGATGTGGTCTATATTTGGTGCTCTTAGTATCATAAGTTTCCTTGTCAGTCCTATAGGGCAGGCATTTATAAGACCTGTGTTGACACAAACCGATCAATCAAGTATCATTAGAAGCGTCGATCAATAATTTTAAGTTGGAATGAGTTTCATTGACATCAAGTACGCTCGCATTGTCGGGTCAAGACTTGATAAGTTCAAAGAGAAAAAATCAACCCTCTATAATTTCAGATGCCCCTACTGTGGAGACTCCCAGAAGCAGGCATCTAAAGCGAGAGGGTATTTCTTTACCAAACAGAATGACATTATCTTTAAGTGTCATAACTGTGGGGTAGGAAGAACTCTTGGCAACTTCTTAAAAGAACAAGCGAGAGACATATACGAATCCTATATTTTAGAACGATACAAGGATGGATTGACAGGTAGAAGAACACGGGTTGCCAATCCAAATCCAGATGTCTTCAAAGCAAAACCAGTATTTAAAACAGGGACTAACCTTCCAAATATTTCTAGTCTAAATAATGAACATCCCGCAAGAAAGTACCTTGAACAAAGAGGCATTACAGGGTCGAAACTCGACCTCATCTACTATGCAGATAAGTTCAAAGAGTACATCAACTCGCAGAAGCATACATTTGACAATCTCCAGAATGATAGACCCCGTATCATCATTCCGTTAATCGATAAAGACGGACAATGGTTTGGTGTACAGGGTAGATCCCTAATGCCCAATTCCAGACTCCGTTATATAACCATTCTTTATAATGAAAACAAACCAAAGGTCTTTGGACAAGACAGACTTGATCCAAACAAACCAGTCTACCTCGTGGAAGGACCGTTTGATTCCCTCTTCTTGGAAAACGGTGCTGCTATGTGTGGGTCCGATCTTGATCCTAGGTCGCTTGGTTGGAGCGATTGTGTTTATGTTTTTGATAACGAACCACGTAACAAACAAATCACCGACAGGATCTCAGGGACCATCGACAGAGGTTACAAAGTAGTAATCTTCCCGTCAGGTATCCAACAAAAGGACCTTAATGATATGGTTCTTGCTGGACACAACGTACAAACCCTGGTAGAATCAAATACCTATCAAGGATTACAAGCAAAATTAAAATTATCTCAATGGAAGAAAGTATGAACGTAATTAAAAGAGACGGTATCGCCGTCCCTCTCAACCTTGACAAGGTACACAAGATGGTTGAGTTAGCGTGTGATGGTCTCACTGGTGTAAGTGAATCACAAGTTGAGATGAATGCCAATCTACAGTTCTTTGATGGCATCAAGACATCCGAAATCCAAGATATTCTTATTCGCTCAGCGAGTGATCTAATCGATTTAGACGCTCCAAATTATCAGTATGTAGCAGCACGTCTCCTTCTGTTTAACGTACGCAAGCAGGTCTTTCCAGAGTGGGCAGACGAGGTTGGTTATCCACATCTCCAAGACCACGTACAGCGTTGTGTAGACGCAGGAGTATATGATGGCAGCATCCTAAATAAATATAGTCCTATAGAGTGGGATTGTCTGAATAGTTATATTGACCACGAACGTTGTATGGGTTTTACCTTTGCAGGGTTGAGACAAATTGTAGATAAGTATCTAGTACAGGATAGAAGCACTGGGATTCTTTATGAGACACCTCAGTATATGTACATTATGGTTGCGGCAACACTCTTTCAAGACTATCCAAAAAATTCTAGACTTGAATATGTACAACGATACTACACAGCAACCTCCAAAGGGAAAATCAACCTCCCAACGCCAGTGCTCGCAGGAGTTCGGACAACACTTCGTCAATTTGCATCTTGTGTTCTCGTTGATGTTGATGACACCCTCGATGGTATCTTTAGCAGTGATATGGCTATTGGTAAATACGTCGCACAACGTGCTGGTATCGGTATCAACGCAGGCAGAATCCGTGGCATCAACGCTAAAATCAGAGGTGGAGAGGTACAGCACACAGGTGTTATCCCCTTCCTCAAAAAGTTTGAATCAACTGTACGTTGCTGCACGCAAAACGGTATCAGAGGTGGTTCTGCTACAGTTCATTTTCCTATCTGGCACCAAGAAATAGAAGATATTCTTGTTCTCAAGAACAACAAAGGAACTGAAGATAACAGAGTCAGGAAACTTGACTACTCTATTCAGATCAGTAAACTGTTCTATGAAAGATTCATTCAGAATGCGACGATCTCTTTATTCAGTCCTCACGATGTCCCTGGTCTATATGATGCTTTTGGGACTGATGATTTCGATGCTCTCTATGAGAAGTACGAGCAGGACGAAACGATTACTAGACGCACCATTGATGCATCGCAAATTGTTCTCTCACTATTGAAAGAGAGAGCAGAGACTGGTCGTATTTACATTATGAATATTGACCACTGCAATAGTCACTCTTCATTCAAAGATAAGGTTAGTATGTCTAACCTCTGTCAGGAGATCACTCTTCCTACAGATCCTATCTCTCACATTGATGATGACGGTGGTGAGATTGCATTGTGCATCCTCTCTGCTATCAACGTGGGTAAACTTCGTAACCTCAATGAGATGGAGGAACTATGTGACCTTGCAGTACGTGGTCTTGAAGAACTAATTGAATATCAAAATTATCCTGTTAAGGCAGCAGAACGTTCTACTCTTGCACGTAGATCACTTGGTGTTGGTTACATTGGACTAGCACATTACCTTGCTAAGAATGGTTTTAATTATGCTGATCAAGGTGCTTGGGATCTAGTTCATAGACTAACTGAGTCCTTCCAATTCAATCTACTTAAGGCATCCAATGCTATCGCTATGGAGAAGGGTGCGTGTGAAGGTTTCCAACATACAAAGTATGCCGATGGAATTCTTCCCATCGATACATATAAGAGCGAGGTAGATGAAATTTCTAACGTAGAACTTGCATATGATTGGGATAGTCTTAGGGAATCTATCAAACAGTTCGGACTCAGGCACAGCACTCTGTCCGCACAAATGCCTTCGGAGAGTAGTTCCGTTGTGTCAAACGCAACCAATGGAATCGAACCACCTAGAGACTACCTGTCCATTAAAAAATCAAAGAAAGGACCTCTTAAGCAGATTGTTCCAGGTTTCCCGTACTTAAAAAATAAGTACACTCTACTATGGGAAATGCCTTCCAATGAAGGTTATATTAAAATCGTCGCTGTGATGCAAAAGTTTTTTGACCAAGCAATCAGTGGCAACTGGAGTTATAATCCAGGAAATTATCCCGATAACGAAGTACCCTCTTCCGTTATGGCAATGGACCTATTGAACACATACAAATACGGTTGGAAAACATCCTACTACCAGAACACTTATGACAATAAGAAAGATGGTGAGGAAGAACCAACAGTGCAAATCACAAACAACGTAGATCAACTAGTAAACGAACTATTGGAGGCAGAGGAAGACTGTGACAGTTGCAAAGTTTAAAATCTCCGAAGGAGATCAACGACCCAAGAAAGGCATCGACAAAATTACAGTATTTAATAAAACGAAACACGATACAAAAAAGCAACCAATGTTCTTCGGACAACCTCTTGGTGTCCAGAGATATGATGCGTTTAAGTATCCTGTGTTTGATAGACTAACCAATTCACAATTAGGATTCTTTTGGAGACCCGAAGAGGTATCTCTCCAGAAGGATCGCTCTGACTTTCAAGACTTATCTGATGCACAGAAGCACATCTTTACTAGCAATCTAAGGTACCAGATCCTCTTGGACTCTGTACAAGGTCGTGGTCCTGGAATGGCATTCATTCCATATTGCTCACTACCTGAACTTGAGTCTGCGATGATTGCGTGGGAGTTTATGGAGATGATTCATAGTCGCTCTTACACATACATCATCAAAAATGTTTATGCAAACCCTGAAGAGATCTTTGATACTATTCTTGATGACGAGAAGATCGTCGCACGTGCTAAGTCTGTGACTGAAGCATATGATGAGTTCATCAACTACGCACAGGAATGGGGACAAGGCAACTGGTGGAAGTCAGATTGGAAAGATTCTCCTTCTGCATTCTGGGAGAAGAAAGAACTCAAGCGTAGACTCTATAGAGCAGTTATGAATGTGAATATCCTTGAGGGTATTCGCTTCTATGTTTCATTCGCTTGCTCTTTTGGATTTGGTGAACTTAAAAAGATGGAAGGATCTGCTAAGATCATTTCACTTATCGCACGCGATGAGTCACAGCACCTTGTACTTACTCAGAATATTTTGAACAAGTGGAAGGAAGGTGACGATCCTGATATGATCGACATCATCAAAGAAGAAAAGCAGAACGTCTTGGAAATGTTCCAACGTTGTGTAGAAGAGGAGAAAGATTGGGCAGAGTATCTGTTCAAAGATGGTTCTATGATCGGACTCAATGCTAAACTTCTCGGACAATATGTTGAGTGGACTGCTAATCGTAGGATGAAGGCAATCGGTATCGATCCTATCTACGATATTCCTGCTAGAAACAATCCACTTCCTTGGACAAATCATTGGTTGAACTCTAAAGGTCAACAGAATGCACCACAGGAAACTGAGATTGAATCCTATGTTGTAGGAGCAATTAAACAAGACATCAAAAAAGATACATTCTCTGGATTCAAACTTTAATTATGTTTATTGGTGAAGTCCCGACCTCTGTGTCGGAACCCATCAAGGCAAGACTATTGAATAGTCCTTATTGGCCTTGGTATATGATTACTGAAACAACTGGGTATGATCCTAAGTTCAATGATTCTATCCCCGATGAAATGTCGGGGGAGGATCCTCAGTTTCAACACACAGTAGTAAACAATCAAGGAGAGATCTCTTCCCAACACGCTTGGGATATTGTTGTCGAACCTTTGTGGAAACATATATCTGAAAACTTTTCCGATGAACTTGGAGACTTTGAAAAGTTCAGACGTATCAAAATCAATCTATTAACTAGGAAAGAGTCAAAGCATTTATACCATACACCACACGTGGATTATGATTTTCCACATATGACGTTGTTGTATTATGTGAATGACTCGGATGGTCCTACGTTCTTCTTCAATGAAACGTATGATGGATCACGTAAAAAACTGACGATGAAAACTAAGATCGAACCACGTCAAGGGAGGTTTGTTATCTTTGACGGTCATAATTTTCACGCGAGCAGTAATCCGCAATACAATGACTATCGATGCATAATCAATTTAAATTACATCTCAAGTTCCTCGGGCAACTTAAGCGGGATCTTAAACGAGATAAGGGCATAGGCACGCAGACGCAGTACCGTACCAACAGGAAGCGTAACAAAAAGAAAAAGATTGCTAAATAATACAGGATATGTTATCATATCCATACGTTCATCTCGCAAGAGACGCAAGTAAGTCGCGGAACGGAGCGTTCATCCCTATGTTTGGACCATTATTATGTTAATGCATCTAATGATTTTAGCGTATTCAGATCTCCATTGTGTCGATGCTGCTGTACTGATAGGTAGAGTTGCTAAGCACGAACAGTTATCTAGACAGGTAAAGGTTGAGATCGTTCAAACCATTCAGGAATCAACTCCTGAGTGTCCGTGGGACGCAAACGACTAAAGGAACGGACCTAAAAATCCAACTACTTTAGGAGTAACCAAATGGAACTTATCACGTATAGAGGCGTTAAGTATAACGCCAAAGAGTACAAAGCAAAGGTACTTGCCGAAGCATCATCAAACCGCAACCACGATTTGATGTACAGAGGCGTCAAAGTTGAACGCAAGTTCGCATCAAAGAGTTAAGATGGATCTATCATCACCGCTAATGGTGGTGGGACTCATAACATTGGGATCTGCCACGTTCCTAACCTTAATCTATGCAGAAGTAAAATTCTTGCACCAGTGGGGTTAGGACCGTGCGACTCAAGATCTCAATAGATTATGGGTTGCCAGAGTATGACGAGAATAAACACAATCCCGAAAAGGTCTTCGCCTTTCTTTGCTATCGGGGAGTGTACTATGCCAAATGGTGTAAAATAAACTTGTCATTCAATCAAAACACTTCGGTCAAATAACTTCGTGAAACGCACACCCTTTTCAAGGGTGTTTTTTTATGCTAGGATATATAATATTAATATAATAAGGTACTACCCGAATGAAAATCTTCCTAGATTGTTCGGACCCCGAACTTATCCATCACGCAATGGAAACTTGTCTCATTGATGGTGTAACTACTAACCCTTCTCTTATGTTGAAGGCAGGTAGGAAACCTAGAGACGTGATCCAAGAAATCAGTGATCTTTTTTCTTGGGATGCTTCAATCTCTGCAGAAGTTATGGGCGATACAGCAGAAGAAATGATTGAAGCAGCAAATGAATACTATAGTATTGCCCCCAACGTCACAGTTAAACTTCCCTGTACAAGGGAGGGACTGATTGCCTGTAGTGATCTCTCATCCGATGGTATCAGTACAAACGTAACCTTAATTTTCTCAGTCTCACAAGCAATCCTCGCTGCAAAAGCAGGAGCATCTATGATGTCTCCTTTTGTTGGTAGACTGAATGACAATTCTTTCTCAGGTATATCACTAGTTCAAGCAATCTCTAGAGTCTATCGTATGCACGATGTAGATACAGAGATCCTTGCTGCATCTGTACGCGAAGTGCACCAAGTCGCACGTTGTTTTGATGCAGGAGCAGACATTGTGACTATGCCATATCAAGTGTTCAATAAAATGTACAACCATATCTTGACAGACAATGGTCTAGAGAGATTTGAGAAAGACTGGGCAGAACTACAGAACCAATTACATATTGACGAATGAAACTCTGGAAACAAAAAGTAAACATCCCTGATGTTGGCGAGGTCTTCGTGGAAGCGGAGACCAAATTTCCTTGGGAAGTGAAGGGACATATTGAGCGTATCCTCAAAATGGACCACGGAATTTCAAAGTTTGATATGATAGGTGCCCCCGAAGAAGTGAACAAATGATTTACCTCAAGGCACTTATGTTATTCTCATCCATCTCCTTGTTTTGTTACTGGGGGATTACCAATGCAGGACCTACCTAATGCAAAAGAAAAATCTAAAGACACTCATCCACGACATTGAGATAGCACTAGCAGAACTCAAGTCCGAAGTCTATTCCGATACATATGCATACCGTATAAGTAGTTCGGATAATGACAGACAAACAACCTATCGTGACATCAACGACGAAGACGGGATCTGCGATTGACTATGAGAACCCCTGGATATTTGAAGGAACCCCTTTTCTATCTGAGAACATTGACCCTTATTTCGGTTTTGTCTATCGGATTACAAACCTTCAAAGTGGCAAGCAATATATCGGACGGAAGTATTTCTGGTCAAAAAGAAAACCTAGAGGTAAGACTAGGAGAGTTACAACTGAAAGCGACTGGAAAAAATACTACGGCAGTTGTCCTGAACTTACTCAAGATATTAAACTCCTCGGACGTGGAGCATTCAAACGAGAGATACTCTCCCTACACCTTACGGGAGGTAAAACAAATTATGAAGAGACAAAACAACTCTTCATCAACGGTGTCCTCACAGAGTGTGACGGATCAAAAAAACCTGCCTTCTACAACTCCAACATTCTAGGTAGGTACTACAGAAAAGATTACTTCCCACACCCCTTGACTTCAGAGTAAACCTGATATATAGTATGCTCTGTAGTTCGAAGGCAAGAACAATGTCCTCCTTTAAAACGGATGATTACGATTCTAAAAATCAATTTCTCACATCTACAATAGAGGTTTTGATTGACAAGATGCACGAACATCTAGCAGAGAAAGAATTTAATAGGGCGAAGGTTATCGCAGAGCGTATTGCTCAACTACAAAAACAGTAGATGCTTGAGGTCCAGTAGCTCAGTGGAATAGAGCAACTGCCTTCTAAGCAGTCGGTCGATGGTTCGAATCCATCCTGGATCGTTCCCTTCGGGGATTTATAGTCTAGTAGTACGAGGTAGCATTATGCCTATCAGTAAGAGAGACCTCAATTATTTGAGGGATGTTGTTAACGGAGACATCGCGCTTGATTACGAGAACCCATCTCTATTCAAACGTTTGTTCAAATATTACGAGTCTGTTGGTGTCCAATTCTTTGGAGATCCAGACGAGGATTACGAACTCTTTGTAGACAATCTTGCTCTAGACATTGGACCCACTTTTTAAAGTGGCACACCGACCCTCGACAAGAGGGTCTTTTTATGTGTATAGTGATAACAGTTAAACAAATTCTATGGACCTTATCCACGAACGCTATCCTTACAAGTATGTTACCTGTGGAAAACTAGAGATCAATGGCAAACCAGATTGCAGGATCCTTAAGTTCAATGAGTACACAGAACGTTACCAGACGATGTACTACTGTGACAATATGGATCAGATGATGACTGCTATCGAAGACTTCGATTACACCAAGTGGTTGGACCCTGCAGGTGTCCCTTGCTACGAACGTGATACAGTTTCGACACAGTAATCAAGGTATTCTGACTTAGGGGTTGACAAAAGTTTACAATCCCTATATAATTGTAACAGTTCTTAATACTTGATCAATGACAACTATCACCGAACAAGGCGGAAGACAAAACATTTTCGCTAAAGAACCTGAAATGCAGGTTATGGATGTTTCAGTTACTCATAACGAGATTGCTGAAAAACTGAATGGTAGACTAGCAATGCTTGGTTTTACCACAGGTTTGATTTCCTATATCGCAACAGGAAACTTCTTTTTCTTTGGAATCCTTGGTTAGTCTAATGATCAAATCAATTTTTCCTAACATCGCATTCCTCTGTGTACTAGGTTACACAGCAACTAACGGACTACCGTTCGTATTTTCTTAAACACCCTATCGGAGACTCACAATGACACCTGAAGCAGAAAGATTTAATGGATGGGCAGCAATGCTCGGTTTCGTAGCAGCAGTAGGCGCTTACGTTACAACTGGACAAATCATCCCTGGAATTTTCTAGGATGAGAACCAACACACAATTCTCAGTCCCTGAGCAGAGCACACAGACCTCTGCCAAGGCAATCGCCATCGAACCACAAAAGGTTTGGGCAGAAACTTGGAACGGTAGAATAGCAATGATCGGTTTGGTCGCTGCTGCTTGTTCTGATTTGTTAACTGGGCATATGTTCTTCGGATTATTCTGATAGAATAAATACGTTCAACGAAACGTATAACTATGACACCGAACCCAGACCAGTTATGGGAGGATATGGAAAAACTCAATGCACTCTATCAAGAATTGTGTTGGGAACCCGACGACCATCTGGAGTTCGGTCTGGATGTAGTCAACTCTGAAAATGTAATCGTTATTAAAAAACGAAATGATTGAACTTCTCACGTATTATGTTATCGGTGGTGCTCTCATTATTGGACCACCTGCAGTCTTTCTCATCATTGCTATGATGGGTGCTATCCAAAATACGAAAGGTCGTATGGTTGGATACAAAGACCACAAAACTTATGGCGACATCTCATTTTACGAGAACGCACCAGTTGATCAAACGAAGTTTTATCTAGTTCTATCAAATGATTGAATGGATCTGTGCAACGTGCTCTTTCAATGAATCGAGAGCACTGCAGTACCTACAGCAGCGTCAAGGGATCAGAGATCCTCTGGCGCTTTCTGTTGTTATGGCAAACATCAAACAGGAATCAAAGTTTGTTCCTAATGTTTGTGAAGGTGGTGACCTTGTTGACTGGCAAGACTGTCATAAGGGAGGGTATGGTCTAATCCAATGGACATCTGAGTCACGCTATGCAGGACTTGGAATGTTCTGTGCTAAGTATGGATTGAATCCATCGTCTTTCGAGGGACAGTTGCGTTATATGTCGAACGAATATCAATTTCAACAGGCACTACTGACGTGGCAAATCCCTGGTCGTACCTACGCTGAATACCATCGTGCAGCATACAGATGGTTAGGTTGGGGAGTAGAAGGACCACGAAGCACTTATACATATAATTACCTGGATCGACTATCAAAAGTCTCCGCTGATGAAAAAGTTCAATCTTCAAGTTCAAATCAAAGACGAGTGGGTCACTTTGAGAAACTACTCGGGTTTATCGGAATTAAAGGGTAATTTCTATACAAAGGTTTGCGAAATGTCGAAACCTTATGTACCATATTATTGTAACGTTAGGATGGTTCCCGATGGTAACTAATGACTGGAGATACTCCGATGAAATGATGGAGTACAGAGCAACTCTATTGCAAAGATGTGTTAATTGGAAAGGAGAACTTACCAATAAACATTATGATTTTTGTGATTGGGTTATGAGCAGTGGGCAATATAAAAGACTGATGGAAGTTGAGCAAATTGATTCGGAACTGTTTACACACGAATTATCATCACTCTATCTGGAATACTATTATGACACCGAAATTACTAGCAAACAAAAAGATCGCCAAACGTCTGATTACTAATGCGATGAAGCACCCTGAGAACTATACTCAGGAAGAGATCAACTATGCTTTCGCAACTCTCCGTCATATCAAAGCGGAGAAGGCACAAAAAGAACTGGCACAAGGGGTTGACAAATCTTGAACATTCAATGTATTATACATAGTGTTGAATGTTACGGAATGTAAACAATTCCTCAACTATTACTGCTCCCCTTAAACCGAGACCTCTAGGGAGAATAAATTACGTCTCTCATACCTGCTGCTGAGGGTGCATCAGGAATATCTATCAGTGTTTCCCTGCACTATTACCTAACCCTTTTTTCAATGTCTATTTCAAGTCCAACTATTACACGCCAGCGTGGTGGTCTCCTCTCAGGATGGGACGAACTATGTAACTGGGTCACAAGCGTTGACAACCGCATCTATGTCGGTTGGTTCGGTGTCTTGATGATTCCTTGCTTACTTGCCGCTGCTACTTGTTTTGTAATCGCGTTCATCGCTGCTCCACCTGTGGACATCGATGGCATCAGAGAACCTGTTGCAGGATCTCTTATGTATGGTAACAACATCATTTCTGGTGCTGTTGTCCCTTCTTCAAACGCAATCGGTCTACACTTCTACCCAATCTGGGAAGCAGCATCACTCGATGAGTGGTTGTATAACGGTGGTCCTTTCCAACTCGTTGTATTCCACTTCCTAATCGGAATCACAGCATACTGTGGTCGTCAGTGGGAACTTTCATACCGTTTAGGTATGCGTCCTTGGATCTGTGTCGCTTATTCAGCACCAGTATCTGCAGCATTCGCTGTGTTCTTGGTGTATCCTTTCGGACAAGGTTCATTCTCAGATGCGATGCCTCTTGGTATCTCAGGTACTTTTAACTATATGTTCGTGTTCCAAGCAGAGCACAACATTCTTATGCACCCCTTCCATATGATGGGAGTAGCAGGTGTGTTTGGTGGTTCTTTATTCAGTGCAATGCACGGTTCACTAGTCACTTCATCTCTAATCAGAGAGACTACTGAGCAAGAATCTCAGAACTACGGTTACAAGTTCGGTCAAGAAGAAGAGACTTACAACATCGTTGCCGCTCACGGTTACTTTGGTCGTTTGATCTTCCAATATGCTTCATTCAACAACTCACGTTCACTTCACTTCTTCCTTGCTGCATTCCCTGTGGTCTGCATCTGGGCAACTGCAATGGGTGTGAGCACAATGGCATTCAACTTGAACGGATTCAACTTCAACCAGTCGGTTGTTGATGCATCTGGTAAAGTGATCCCAACTTGGGCAGATGTTCTTAACAGAGCAGGTCTTGGTATGGAAGTTATGCACGAGCGTAACGCTCACAACTTCCCACTAGATCTTGCTGCTGCTGATTCAACTCCTGTTGCTTTGATTGCACCTTCTATTGGTTGATACTATCAATTTAATATGATATTCAAGACCCCGAAAGGGGTCTTTTTTTATGGCATATAGATACTGTATGATCAAAAAAATTTGGGATGTCTGGAAGTATTCACTTGGGAGTTTCTCCGACGACAAAACAGAACGATATGATAACCACATTGTTCTTGTACGGACCATTCTATTTCTCAGTTATCTTATCACTAACTGTTTTATTATCAGCGGAGTCATTCGACATTGGAATCCACCCGAAGAAACTGCTACTAAATACCTAAAACGAGTACCTAACACAGACGTTGACTATACAAAACGACCATTGGTTTAGTAGAAATTGTGATCCTGAGGACTCTGGCGAACAGCAAGAAGCAGTCCAGTCTGGAGGGGGTGGTACTGGTGCGCCTGGGGGTGGTGCTTCTCCTAATACATTAGTGGGTGTTGTAGAACAACTTCTAGGTCAATGTTATGGTGACAGTGGTACTCTTCTACAAAAGAATTTTCCTACAGATCCTGAGTTACCGTTACCACCTCCTGTTCACATTCCGTGGGACCCTCTGTTATCACAGATTGTTGGTCTTGGACTGGGAGCACCTTTGACTCCTGATATATTATTTGTTCCTCCTACTGCAGATGATGAAGATAGTGGTAAGGTTTGTACCTCTCCACCAGGGACAACTAATGCATCTCCAATTACTGTAGAATGCGACAACGATAAGAACTTAGAACTTCAAGATTGTATTCAGAATCATCTTGATTGTTTCTTCAGACCCTTTGTTGGTGGTGCGTGGAAACCACCTCAGGCAGACTGTGATTCATTCGTTCCTAAAGCAACGTATGGTACAACCAATATGGTTTGTATCAGAAATTGTGTTACCGAAAGAGCACCTGTATTTGAAATGAGAAAAGGTATGGGTACTCCAGGGACTGCTATCTTCAATGGTGCCAACACTGTAACTGTTACTGGTAATACTTCTCAAACAATATCTTTTCATTTTGAGTGGGATGATAACCCTAGAACAGCAGGCACTGCTGTAGATAGTATTACTGTTAGTGGCACTACCTTTACTAGAGTTGGGGAGAAAGGAAAGCAGACAATAGCAATCACACTCGCACCTGGGGACCATAGTATTTCTTACTCAGGTCTATCTGGTTCTGGATATTCTGTTGACAATGATAAGAACTATGGTGACAACAAGTCGATTGCATTCAAAGACAATGATGGTAATGATGCCAACGCAAGGTTTTCTATCTTAGGTAATAATAATATTGGCAGAGATCATAGGTACAGTCTTTCAGACACACCTGATGCAGGTTATCAGCAGGTAGGTGTATCATTTTATGGCAACATAGTTCCATCAAGTACAGGACGTAGTATTTCAGTACATAGAACCTTCTCAGCATCTAGACAAGACACTCAGTTAGTATCTGATGTTGCAGGTGAGAGTAGTGACCTAGATGAAGGTGGTTACCAACCACGTGATGAGATTCTTTTCTATGGATATAGAGAGGCAGAAGATATGATCTCAGAACTGATGGAGGGTGAGAAACCTGCACCTCTACATCGGTACTATAGTTTTGAGGGTAATGATCATAAGTATTCAATTGAATCACTTGGTAATGTAGCGAGCGCACCAAATCTCAAGAATAATATATTCAGGTTTGAAACCCCCGCTGAGTCTGCACTTAAGATTCAACTTAACATACGACGTGGTGGTGCTTCCTATGAGAATACATTTGGATGGTATGTAACTAACGCAGACAATGAACCTATCTTTGGTCGTGTTCTAGTAGACAATGCTACTGATGCATCTGGTACTTTCCATAGAAAGATTCCTAGAGACGAGATCAATTCTTATATGCCTTGTAATCTTGGGTTCTTTATAATTTCTGATGGTAATAATGGTGGTGCATTTGATGGTCAAGACATTACATTCTCACCACATAATAATTCGCACGGTCCTGGATGGACTACTAATGAGAACAGTCATCCTAAACAAAACGGATATGTATTTTTCTCAGACAGGAGATTGAATCCAGATAAAAGGGATCAGACTAAGTGGCCAGATAATGTTTGGCAATATTGGGAAGACTTGTTCGATGGTGATGAGGACTATAATGATGTTCGTATATCATATAGAGTAGGGTATGGTGAAAGTGAATACTACTACGAAGGTATTGAATGTTATGTGTTCTCTGAACCTGCTCAACCAGTTATGGCAAACATCAACGTACAAGATGACTGTGAGAAGAAAGCATTTAGGAAGGGGTCATTTGGTGATGTGATGTTGGTCCGTACAGAATGTGGTTCCTATCACGAACATCCTAAGACAGGTGCTGACACGTGGGAGTGTGGTAAATGTAAAGGTGACTATGCAAATAGTATTAACAGAGTACAGAAAGTTAAGATTGCAAAATCTACAACACTAACGATCAGATCACACGGTGGTATGACTGCAGGTTATGGTGACTGTACTAAGTTTACTTGGTTACTTAAATTGAATGGTGATGTAATCTATCAAGAGAAATCACTAGTATCTGAATGGAAAACGATCGGTGCTGTCTTACATACTTTTGATGTACAGAAGGGAGACAACTTAGTATTTAAAATTAAATCAATCGACACAGGACACTACAACGGAAAAGCATCTCCTGCATTCGCAATCAGAGATGAATCGGAAGGTACATACGTCAATACTTGGACTGTCAATTTACTTACACAGTCACACAGTTATGGAACTGACAGTAAAGATCAAGCAGAGGGACAACCACAATCAGGTCCTGAGATTACAGAACCGTGTGGTCTACCTACTAGTGGTCAGTTATTTGTTTGGAATAATCACTTGGATGATGACCCAGATAAGGAAGATTATACAACTGTAATAACAAATAAGGTAGTGGATCAAGCAGCAAACGTTTATTTGGATCATCCTGATAGAGCATCACAGAGATGTAGGATCATTAATGGTAAAGATATTGCACTTAGATACGAAGATGGTGATGTAGGTTACGTTGATGTCGTCGCAAAGAACGGATTCTCAGTGAGACTCAAGTATCTTATTGAAGATAAAGACAGTTATTATGTCAGATGGTACCTTGATAGTGTTGAAGACTGGGGTAGTGGTGGTTTTAAAGTTAATGATGAGTTTGATTTACTCATTGATGATCAGGATGAGTATTTCAATACAGATGAAAATGGATTTGATGGTATTACTTGGTCTGGTCCTGAGTATTATAAGATAGGATTCAAAGTGACTGGTGTTAACTCTGATCAGTGTCCCGACCCTAATGAAAACCAAGGTAGGATTCAAGACATTGCTCTTGGTGCATATGGTGACATAACAACTCCTAGACAACCAGATGCGATTGTGGTAAACAATCAGAGCACTACAGGTAATGAGTATGCAGTTAATATGAATGAGGTCTTCCAGAGTTTCTTCTTGTATGAGAGTGGAACTGCAACATCATTCCATCAGTATTGGTTGGAACAAACCGCTGCAGGTAATGACGTAGTGTTTGCAACAGATTACTCTGATCAGAAAGGACTACGTTTCAGACTAAGGATAAGAGTTACACGTCAGGACAACTATGAGTCTGGTGATGCGTATAAGTTTGATAGATATGGATGGTTTGGTATGGTAAGAATCTCACAAGTATTCTCTTACGGTAAGAGATATGATGCAGATGATGTGCTTAATATTCAGTGGCCGCCTAAGCAATTGCAGGTTACTGATGGTGATGAACCAATGTCTCCTTACTTCCCTAGTCAAAAGAACCTACCTAAGAAAGTTCTTGTACGGGATGCTACCACCGCTAGATACAAACGTAATGCTAGAATGGCAATCTACCAATCAATGCACGACAAAACGAGCACGGTATGGTATAGTAATAGGACTGCTTATCAACCTACACAGGTGAGGCAGTTCAACATAATCATTAAAGATACCGACTAATGGATTACTGGGACAGACGCTTTATGAAATCTAAGATGGAGTTGGATGCTATTAAAGGAGCACTCAAGTCTGGAGATCAAGCGAAAGCGAAACAGAAACTTAAAAAGATTAGAAAGTTTTTTAGATCACCCTTGGGAGAGGTTGCAAGATTGGACCAAACCCTATATAATGTTACGAAACCGACACAGGAGGACACGATTGATGCCATCAACGAAGGATCAAAAGATTCGGGGGATGACACTGCTGATAGAGAGTCTGCACAAACCTGACTCTAAACTCAGAGCGTGTGCACACAACCAAGAATGTTACGATGAACTCTTAAATTATCGTGACGAATTAGTAGAGTATTGCCATACAAAATTGGGAGAAATCAATGCTCAATCTTGATCAATATTACCATTCTTATTTGGAGAATAAACAGAAAAAGTTCTGTATTGATGGGGTTTATGAGTCCGTAGTCTCCTATGGTTACCATTGTGATGGTAGCGACATAACTGGACACTATGTCTTGACAGATAACTACCGTTTAGTGTATGATCGTTCTGGGTTATTTCAATACAAGGAAAAGTGGTCGAGTGGTTGATGGCATTGGTCTTGAAAACCAACGATGTGAAGGCATCCGTGGGTTCGAATCCCACCTTTTCCGTTACACAATTAAACAATGTTGTGTATAAATAATCATTCGTGCCCGAATCGTATCGCATCACGAATCGTTCACACTATTAATTAAGGAGTTTTTTTAAATGATCAAATCTGCATTCGCTGCTCTTGCCGCTGCAACTGCTATTGCTGCCCCATCTGCGGTCCTTGCAGGACCCTACGTCAACGTGGAAACAAACGCTGGATGGACTGGTTCTAATTACACATCTGCAACCACAGATCTTCACGTGGGGTACGAGGGTGCCACAGGAAGCGCTTCATATTACGTTCAAGCGGGTCCATCTGTAATCGCTGTTGACGGTGCTGAGAGCAGCACTGAGTTCTCAGGTAAGGCAGGTCTTGGACTGTCTGTTTCAGAAGCAGTTGGAGTATATGGTGAAATCTCATTCCTAACAGATGAGGTTGCTGACACTGGTTATGGTGGTAAATTAGGAGTTAAGTACGCTTTCTAAGTTTTTCATACCATAATAGATACTAGGGAGCATAGTGCTCCCTTTTTTATTCTCTAATGACAATGCCTAACACTACTATTATCTACACTCGTGACGGTTGCCCTTTCTGTGTTAAGATTAAGAAACTATACGAGATGAAAGGATGGAAATTCCAAGAACAAAAACTTGATGTCAACTTCACACGTCCACAATTCTGGGAAGAGTTTGGTCGTACTGCTACGTTCCCACAATTAATCGTTGATGGTAAAAGGACTGGTGGGTGTAACGAAACACTCACACAGTTTAGATCCCAGGGTCTTCTATAAATAACCTTAGCGTTATAGGAGGTCTCTAACTTGCACCCTTTGTTCACCTTACTTGGAGAGACCGATGGAAACAGCATTATATGTCTTCGCAATCATAGGATCATTCCTAATTGGAGGACTGGTAACTTGGACAGCGAAAGACTACATTGATGCATACATTGATAACGCTGCTTACGCAAAGTCAATTACGCATCCTGAGATGCTGGATGAGGAAGGCAATGTAGATCAGACTGAACTGCTCTACTTGCGATTCACAGAGAACGATGATATACTTGATGTTGAAGACGACGACTAAGTTATGATCCTGGTCGATATGAATCAGGTAATGATCGCTAACCTTATGGTTAGTTTGTCACTATCTGATGAACTACAAGAAGGACTGGTTCGCCATATGATCCTTAACTCGTTGCGTAATTACAGGCACGAGTTTCGGAAAGAGTATGGTGAGTTAGTCCTTTGCTATGACAGTAAACACTACTGGAGACGCGAATACTATCCGTACTATAAAGGTACGAGAAAGAAAGACCGAGAGAAGTCCAAGCACAATTGGAACAACATCTTCGATCTACTGAACAAACTTAAGGATGAGTTTCGAGAGTCACTCCCCTATAAAGTTGTTGAGGTTGATGGAGCAGAAGCAGATGACATCATCGCAATCCTTGTTAAAGACCAAGGTCTTAAGAACATACGATTGCAAAACAATATGCAACCTGCTCAGAAAGTTTTGATCCTATCTGGTGATAAAGATTTCATTCAACTACAACGCTTTAGGTTTGTTACTCAGTACAATCCTTGCCTCAAGAAATATGTGAACGGTGTAGACCCTCTCATCTATATCTCTGAGCACATCCTCAAAGGCGATAGGAGCGACGGAATCCCCAACATCCTATCAGACGACTCCTGCCTTACAGAAGGACGCAGACAGCGCCCTCTGGCACGTAAGAAGATCGATGTCTGGGTACAGAACTTAGACTACATCCCTGAGGAAAACAAAAAGAACTACGAAAGAAACAAAACTCTGATAGACTTTTCTTGTATCCCAAAAGAGGTTGAAGAAAAGATTATAGATACCTATGAGAGTTTTAATCCTCCTGCACGTAAGTACGTGTGGAAGTATCTTGTAGACAACGAACTAAATGATTTGCTCCAACAAATAGGAGACTTTTAACTATGGCATTTAAACTTATGATTTCTGAAATTCTGCAGAAAGCACACAACGCTAAAACAAAAGCAGAGAAGGTGAAAATCCTTCAAGAAAATAATTCACAGTCACTCAGGTCACTGTTCATCTGGAACTTTGACGAGACTGTAGAGTCCATCGTACCAGAAGGTGAAGTACCTTACCGAGAAAACGATGCACCCCAAGGAACAGAGCATACACTTCTAGAGAAAGAAGGACGTAAGTTTTATTACTTCATCAAGGGTGGTGCAGAAAACATCAACAAGATGACACGTGAGAATATGTTTATTCAAATGTGTGAAGGGTTGCATAAAGATGAAGCAGAAGTTCTTTGTCTTGTAAAAGATAAGAAGTTGCACAAGAAGTTTCGTATCACAAAGAATGTTGTGAGTGAAGCGTTTCCAACTATCAATTGGGGTGGTCGGAGTCAGAACGCTTAATGAAAATACTTAAAGAGAGTGTGCCACTAGAAGCAGGTAACGATCGGACGCTTCCAAACAACTCGTATCTTGTTACTTATCTTGACGAGAACGACAATCCCCTCTATGATATAGCGATGGGTGATACAGGTAGAATCTTTGATCACTACTACGATAAGTATAAGAAGAAGTTTCAAAGGTTTGAACAAACCCAAGGACGCATCTCCCCTAAATTATGGAATCCAAACCCTCAACCTCCTGGCAAGAAAAAATGACATACATCAGGGGTCTTAACAAAGAAGACTCTGATGATGCCAAGAAAGAATATGAAGTCACTCCCGAACAAGTCGGGAAGTTCATTGGAGTTTTCCTCCTTGGACCGCTACTTCTGATGGTGTGTTGGAATGGTTTAATGCCGTACCTCTTTGGATTAAAGGCACTAAATTATCTACACGCATTTTATATGATTGTACTAACTAGGTTTATTACTAATGCCGACTGACCCTACGAAGGTATGCTTAGTCTCCGTCACACCTGATGCTGAAAAGACTATTGGATACATCGCTCGTGTGAGCAACCCTAAAAATCAAGACAACCCTAAAATTTCTGGGTTGTTGAGTTACTGCATCAAGCACGGACACTGGTCTGTATTTGAGCAAGCAAGTATGACTCTTGAGATTACGACGACCAGAGCAATCGCTGCCCAAATTCTGAGGCACAGGTCGTTTACATTTCAAGAGTTTTCTCAACGCTATGCAGACGCATCACAGATTGAAAATGAAATCCCTTTGTTTGCATTACGCAGACAGGATACAAAGAACAGACAAAATTCCATCGATGATATTGATGATTTCACTAGGCAAAAGTATGAGATTCTAGTCCGTAAACATTTTGATGAGTCGATGGATCTGTATAAGCAAATGGTTACAGATGGTATTGCAAAAGAGTCAGCAAGATTTGTGCTACCTCTTGCCACACCAACTCGTTTGTATATGACAGGCAATCTTCGCAACTGGATTCATTACATTGAACTACGTGAGAAGAATGGTACGCAACTAGAACATAAAAAGATTGCTGACACCGTGAAGAATCACTTCATCTGTCAGTTCCCTATTATTTCTGCTGCTCTTGACTGGTGTCCTGATGAGGATTGCAACTGTGTTGACGAGAGTTACTGGAATGATCTACAACCTTGTCTCCGTATTGATTAATGAACACACAAGCAATGTCAGCACAAATTGGTGCTATTGATTTATCGGACATAGAAGAACAGAGAAATCGGATTCCCGATTTAGAAAAAAAGGAAATGAATCTTTTATCTGATGCATTGAAGGTTGAACTTAAACAACTTATCAATGAGGTCTTGGATGAAAGAGAATACAAACACAAATTAGATGGTCCGTATGATATGATAGAAGAGTTCCCAGACGATGCTTCATACGACTGGGTATGACCTATATAAAGTTACCCTCAACACCCACATTATTCTAAGATAAATGCCAACCTACGAATGGATTAACAAAGAATCAGGTGAGATCACAACCAATTTTATGTCGATCAAAGACCTCGATAAATACAAAGAAGAACATCCTGAGTTGGAAAGATACTTGGGTAATCAACACAACGGTACTGTCTATGGTAAACCTAGGCAGTCTGAAGGATTCAAAAACGTGATGCAAAAAATCCAAAAGGATCACCCTGCAGCGAACCTTAGTCGCTTTACCTAAATTATGCCACAACGCAAGAGAAAGACACCTGTCTCATCCTTTTCACGCTCAGCGAAACAGATGCGAAGAAAGAAACCAATCAATCAAGAACATCTTAAGACGATTGAACCCATCACCACTAATCAGGAGCGGGTATTCAAGTCTTATGCTGAAGGTAAAAACCTATGCCTACACGGTGCAGCAGGTACTGGTAAAACATTTATCAGTCTTTATATGGCACTCAAGGAGGTTCTAGAACCTTCCACTGCCTATGAAAAGGTTTATATGGTTCGTTCTCTTGTACCTACAAGAGAGATTGGTTTCCTTCCAGGTGACCACGAAGACAAGTCAAACCTATACCAGATTCCTTATAAGAATATGGTAAAGTATATGTTCGAAATGCCAGATGATGCTGCATTCGAAATGCTTTACGATAATCTTAGAGCACAGGAAACTATTTCATTCTGGTCAACATCATTCATCCGTGGTGTCACGATGGATAATTGTATTGTTATCGTCGATGAGTTCAGTAACTTGAACTTTCACGAACTTGATAGTATAATTACTAGGGTGGGAGAGAACTGTAAGATCATCTTTGCAGGTGACTACACACAGTCTGACCTCATCAAAACAAATGAAAAAAATGGTGTCCTAGATTTTATGAAGATCATTCAAACAATGAGTTCGTTTGACTGCGTAGAATTTGGTATCGAAGACATCGTGCGTTCTGGTCTGGTACGTGAGTATCTGATCAGTAAAATCAATCTAGGATTTTAATTATGTTTAACTTAGTGGGACCTCCAGTTCCACTGACTGAGATGAATGCTGTTACCAAGAGTAATGGTCTTCGTCTCTATGAAGTTGGTGAAAACAAATGGTACCCATCCGTCACTACAGTCACTGGTCATAGGACTAAGGACAAAATTATGAAGTGGAGGAAGAGGGTTGGCGAGAAGGAAGCAAACAAGATCTCAGGTCGTGCTTCCTCACGTGGCAATAAGTTTCATAGTATGGTAGAATGTTACCTGAAGAATGAAACTGTCAAGTTTGATGAGAAGAATCCACTAGCATCTTTTATGTTTAAGACTGCTAAGGATACTCTCAATAACATTAACAACATTCATCTTCTTGAAAGTCCTCTTTACAGTGATCACCTTCGCATAGCAGGTCGAGTAGACTGCATTGCTGAGTATGAAGGTAAGTTATCAGTCATTGATTTCAAAACTTCTACTAAACCCAAGAAGGAATCCTGGATCGAGAACTACTTTGTTCAAGAAACTGCATACGCTGTGATGTATTACGAGCGGTGTGGTGTCAAGGTTGATAGTATTGTAACTATTATTTCTACTGAAGAAGGATCTATGCAGATCATTCAGAAGACAGACCTTGATTATTATTACCAACTACTTGTCGAATACATCAACGAATTTATGCAGGATAAACTACAATGAAGGAATACAAAGACAAATTTATGACACAAGCAAAATTTTCTGCTGCGGTTGAAGATGTTGTCAAAAACAGCAACGGTCTTGTCAACTATATTGATGCAGTCATTGTTGTCTGCGATGATCTTGACATTGAGGTGGATACTGTCAACAAACTCATCAGCAAACCGCTGAAGGATAAGATTAAGTTTAATGCCCAAGAGTTAAATTATGTTAAACGAACATCAAGGGGAGTCCTACCAATATGACCAATCCATTTTACGAATCAGAAGTCGTACGTGGTGAAGTAAAAGAGATGGAGAAACTCTATCTCGAACTAGCAAAACTATCAGTAAAGTTTACTGAACTAGATGATGAAGGCAGGCGAGAGCACCTAGAGGGAACTCTAGAACTGATCGCCAAACAAAAGGTTTTCTATGCTAGACTTGCTCTGATGGCACATCAGGACAAGGAGGCAGCAGACATCAAGTTCAAAATTGATACGCTTTCAGAGATGTATTCTGGAGGCAAGCACATCAATGAAGTTCTTGATGATATGGAGACAAAACTCAAGGATATGCGTAGAGAGCACCTTGACAACAACTAAATAGTACGTTACCCTATATGGGTAGTACAATCACACAAAAACACTAACACTAATACAAATGGCATTCGCAGATCTTAAAAAGAAGTCAGGTAAGTTCGCTAACTTGACTAAGGAAATTGAGAAGATGAGCAGTGGAGGAAAGAAGGTTGATGAACGCTTCTGGAAACCACAGGTAGATAAAGCAGGTAATGGATTCGCAGTGATCCGTTTCCTTCCAGAATCTGAGGGAGCAGAACTTCCTTGGGCACAGGTTTGGAGTCACGCATTCCAAGGACCTGGCGGTTGGTTCATCGAGAATTCTCTTACCACTCTCGGACAGAAGGATCCAGTCTCTGCACTGAACTCTTCACTCTGGAATTCTGGTATCGAGTCTGATAAAGAAATCGCACGTAAACAAAAGCGTAAACTGTCATACTACAGTAACATCTACGTTGTAAAGGATCCATTGAATCCTGAGAACGAAGGGAAAGTATTTCTCTATAAGTATGGCAAGCGTATCTTTGACAAGATTATGGCAAAGATGCAACCCAATGAGAATGATTACGATCCAGAACCCGCATTCAATCCTTTCGATCTTTGGAAGGGTGCTGACTTCAAGTTGAAGATCAAGCAGGTTGCAGGTTACTGGAACTATGATGACTCAACGTTCACTTCACCACAAACTCTAGGTAGTTTTGATGATGATAAACTTGAAGAGGTTTATGGTCAGGCACACGATCTTGCATCGTTTACTTCACCAGATCAATTCAAGTCTTATGAAGAACTTGAGGCACGTTTGAAGTCTGTGCTTGGTCCTAAGACTGCTGCTCTGCAGGTTGATGAGTCTCTTGAAGACGAGTCTGAAGGACGTGGACCTGCTCCCACTATCAGTGCTACAGCAGGACCATCTTGGACTGAACAAGTATCCACTTCAACAAGTGGCACAGGTGAGGACGATACTCTGTCTTACTTTGCTAAACTAGCAGAAGAAGAGTAAAGGAACCTATGAAGAAGTTTGCCATCGCACTACTGCTACTGTCTGTCGCTACACCTGCGATGGCACACCACCGTGCACCGAGGTTGAGAAGTGGTAATTTTGAGGTTGAACCCTCACATTGCACTTACGATAAATTGTTTGAGACTTGGAACTGTTGGTACACACCAGTCCCCAAGCGAAGACATCATCACTACCACGGTGATCACAATCACGGTGAATACTTCACACCTAATAAGCATAACGAACACGGAACACCGTGTTATATCTACAAGAAAAACGGTTGGTGTTTCTAACCTAGAGCATAATCTAAAGCAAGTTTGGCGGTCGTCTTAAGTTTAGGACGCCGCCATTCTGCGTATGGAATAGTCACAAGAAATCCTAGGAGATCTCCGTCTGGAACATCAGGAACTCCTACTGGTTGCACAAAAAATATACCTGCGTGTGCTACAGTTTTCCAACCTATATCTACAAACCCTAATTCACGAAGAGCACACTCTAATTTAAGAGATTGTGCTCCTTCAATACAAAGCATTAATATCCTCCTGAGGATCCAGATGATCCAGAGGATGAAGAAGAACTAGATGAGGAAGAACTAGAACTGGAACTGGATGATGACGAACTGCTGCTTGCTGTCTCTGTATTGTATGATGTAGTGCTATTACTTGTTGTACCTGTACTGCTAGTCCCAGTAGTTACTTCTGTTGCTACTGCTGCTGCAACACCTGCAGTACCTGACCCACCACCAGATGCAATGAGAGCAGTAGATGATCCACCACCACGTGCAGAACCAGTTGACGCTGTGCTCTGACTTGGTTTTCTATAGTTAGTAATACCAATGAACTCCTCTGCCAGTGTGGTAGGGGTTTTCTTATTGCCATCAGAATCTACTTCATCATTAGGTAGATACTTGCTGAGTCTTCTGAACTCATTCACAAAGTCATCAACGTATGCACCACGTAGCAAATAGATCTGACGTTTGAATTCATTCTCTTCATCCATCGTTTCATAGTTACTGACAGGTCTACGAGAATCATTCTTAGGAGTCAGGGTACCATCTGGTTTGATGTACTGAAAATTCTCATTGACTTGAAGACCTTCAGGTAGAATCACTTCACCATTCTGACCTTTAACCTCTTTAGTTTCATAGTGATGTACACTATCTACAGTACCGAATCTGTCTACACATATCTTATAAAGGTCCTCTCTTGTCACTGGCCATTCAGTGTTTACATTGATGATGTTGTTCACAAGTAAAACAATCCAGTCTAATCCACTATCACCATATGCATTCTTTGCAATTTGATCAGGACGTTCGTTATCTTTGATAGCATACTTAGTGAACCCTAAAAGTTCTCCTTTGTATAGATCTCGGATCTTAATACGACGGAAGATATTAACAGTCAGTTCATATGGATGGGTACCATTAAGGAACGTTCTGTTTCTTACATATACGTTAGGTAAATATTTAAAATATGCCATTAGGAACCTCCTCTTGCAAACATATCTGAAGTAAGGAATTGAGTTTCCTTGAAGGTGAGAGTCATTGTATATGCAACTGGACCATAGTCCCAAGTGTTATCAGTAATGTCTCTCAAAGTATTCATAAAGTTATCAGGTGATGTATTCAACTGTAGATTCTCAAGTACAACCTTGGAAGGGAATGAGTGAATACTCTTGAGCATACCACCATTGCCTGTAATCCTAAGATCATCACCACTCTCAGTCTCTTGTGCTTTGACACGAACAATACCGAGTCTGAAATAGTTTGGAATGTTTAGGAACCTAGCGTTGTTCAGAGTTCCTACATCAGTACCATTCCCTGTTGAAAGAGCATTTGTTGCTTTTTCTGCATTATCTCTAGTTTCTTGATCAGTGCTGGTGAGACCTAACTTAAACATCTTCTTGATCGCATCAGCATTACTACCAGACATCGTAGGATGCATAGCAAAACGAAGGAGTTTGAATATACCTAGTGCTTCTTGTGCTTCCTTAGCATTACGTGGTGCAATCTTAAAGTTAAATGTGTGGTTTCTATATGCCACACCTTTGAATGTAACTTCTTGGTATGGGTTGAATATTTTCTTAGTTGCAATGGCAGACAAAGCATTGCCATCAATATCTCCACCTGCACCTAGAGTAGAGTTAACTGTACCAATAGCAGATGATATTGAGTTCATTAAAAACTCTGGTTTTAAAGATCCTGCTGTTTCTTGTAGAGTATTAACAGCATTTCCTTGAGTCGGATTTGATGCTGCTTGCATAGCACCAAGACCTGCTGCACCTAAAGTGGTTTCATTATACATCGCTGTATAATTTTCTTGTAAACCATTAGGTAAATATAAAAATACATTACCAACTAATCCTGCATCAGATGCATTTCTAAAAGGTTCTGCTACGGGTTTACCGTTGTTACCTACATAAGTATAAGGATTACCACCCTGTTGAGGATCGTACACTTGAATTTTAAGATAATCTACGAGTTTAGTCGCAAAAGTATCTTCACGAGAGATCTCACGTCGCGACCCGAGTATATCGGTCGGCAATGTTCTTGGGTAAACTAGTGGGGTAGTCATATGCAGCGAAGTTATTCTGGAAGGTTCAGACCTAGTTACCCAGGAAAATACAAAGGTGACCCTACGAATATTATTTATAGGAGTTTGTGGGAACGTAAATTAATGGTATGGTGCGATAAGAATGCAAACGTAATGGAATGGGGTTCAGAGGAGATAATCATTCCATATATCTCACCTATTGACAATAGAATACACAGATATTTTCCAGACTTCTACATCAAAGGAAGAACTTCCTCTGGTACTACTAAATATATAGTGGAGGTAAAACCCAAGGCACAAACTCTTCCACCTAAAAAAGGTAGGAAGACTAAGAGATTATTGACAGAGATTGCCACGTACGGAGTCAATCAGGCGAAGTGGAAGGCAGCACGTGAGTATTGTGCAGATCGTAAGATGAAATTTATTATACTCACAGAAAAAGAACTCAAAGTATGAGCGTCTATCAAGATCTAAAAGATCTAGCAAACAATAGAGCACAGGCACCTTCTTGGTGGAGGAGTCAATTGTTCTTCTACCTATCAGGTCGTGGTATAGATGGTCCTGCTGTGGGAGGAGTATGTACTTTCCAGTACGCAGCAGAGTATGCAGAGAAGTATCAGTTCTGGGACAAATATCCTTTGGTGTATGTCATAGGTGAGTCAACGAACCACTTTTGGGGTGCTAATGTACACTATCTACCACCTCAAGCACGGGTCTCAGGGTTCACTCCGTCACCACCTCCTGTTACTCTGCATAAATACTTGCGAAGTAATGTTTTATCACCCTATTACAGCATTGAAAACTCTGAGTGGGCAGATATTGGTTTGATTCCCTCCGAAGAATTTGTAACCACTGTCAACGGAAGAAACATATCCGTACCAACGTCGTTAGTATTAAAGAAACTCTGATGTCATACGCAGCACCCAATTCATTTAGATCATTCACAGACCTCGTTTCTAAGGGAGCGTGGGAACCCTCCCGTGGTAATCTTTACTCTGTAGAGATTGGATTCCCTGGTGTCTTGGGATCTGCAGCACTTAATGGTGGTGGGACGATTGCATATGGTAGAGAATATTATGACGCTGTAAATTATTTTGCTGATCAAGTTACTATCCCTTCAAGAAACTTGACGACTGGAGACACTCAGAACTTTGGTCTTCAAAGATCATATGTAACAGGACAGACACCTAATGAACTAGCAGTGTCATTCTTAGTGACAAAGAACCAGTGGCATAGAAATTTCTTTGAGACTTGGATGAATTCTATTGCACCTGATGGTGAGAACAGAGTCAGTTTCTATGATGATTATATTTGTGACATTATTGTAAGGAAATGGGAGAGAGGATCTAACTTTATCGTGCAGACCGTGAAGAAAGGACAAAAATATCAAACACGTTTAAATAAAGCAGTTGGTATATGGAGATTCAATGGAGCATATCCATTCAACCTAGGTACAATGACCTTCGGCAACAGTAATTCAGAAGTGATGAGATTAGATGTACAGTTTAAGTTTGAGCGTTATAGATTTACTACAAAACAAGAGAAGGCAGGTGGTTGGACCAACGAAAAGGTTATAAACAATATAGATAGTGTTCTCGACGATAATGATTTCAGGACCTACGTCGGGGTCTAAATAGTTTTACTGAATTGTAATTTTACACGATGCCTTTACCCAAACTGAGCATTCCAGATTATGAATGCGTGCTTCCTCGTGGTCAAAAGGTTACCTATAGACCATTCCTAGTGAGAGAAGAGAAACTTCTTTATCTTGCTATGGAAACACAGGATAATAAAGAGATGATCAAAGCGGTGAAAGAGATTATCAAGAATTGTACCAACCTCAAGAAACTTGATGACCTTGCTACATTTGATATTGAATATCTCTTTCTTAGAATCCGTGGTAAATCTGTTGGTGAGGTGAGTGAATTTAAGATCACTTGCCCTGATGATGAGAAGACTCAAGTTGATGTTGAAGTCAACCTTGATGATGTGAAGGTAATAATTCCTAAGGAACATACCACCATTCTTAAAGTCAGCGATGATGTCACTATCACTATGCAATATCCATCCTTGGATGTGTTTGTGAAGAATAATCTCGTTGACAACCCAGGTGTAGACGATCTATTCAAACTTGCTGCTAGTTGTACTGAAAGTATTGCTGAAGGTGAGGATGTATATGAAGGAAAAGATCACACAACTAAAGAACTAGTTGAATTCTATGAAAATATGAACTCACAACAGTTCGGTTTAGTTCAGAAGTTCTTTGAAACTATGCCTAAACTCTCCCATACTATTGAGGTTTTCAATCCGAAGACTGAAGTTACATCACCAATTGTACTCGAAGGACTAGCAAGTTTTTTCGCGTAGCCCTAGCGCACGATTCGTTGATGAACATCTATGAGACCAACTTTGCTTTGATGCAACATCATAAGTACAGTCTCACAGAACTTGAAAATATGATGCCGTGGGAAAGGGATGTTTATGTGAACCTCTTGATGCGTTACTTACGTGAGGAAGAGGCAAGACAACGCCAACAGGCGGGACAACACCAGTCACTTTAATGGCAAAAGCAGCACCCAAGTTATCAATAAGAAACTTTATTCCTGTCACTACCTCTGGTATGGACAAGAAGGATCCTGCAATGTCAATGACCCTAGCGGTCAACCGATTGGGACATACTGTCACCGATGTTGGTAAGATTCTCACAAGTGGACACCAAGCACGACTTGATGCAGCGTACGCTGTGCAAGGGAGAAGATCTCTAGCACAGGACAGGGCGAGAGAGAGTAAGATTGAGAAGAAAGCAACTGAAGAGATAGAAAGAGAGTCGAAATCAAGAGGATATTCAAAGGGTGGGAGTGGTATCTTTGGGTTCCTATCACCATTAATAGAACCACTGATTAAATTTGCGGCAACTCTTGGTACATTCTTTGCATTAGACTGGTTGTCTAAGAAGGAAAACAAAGAGTCAATTCGGACTGGGTTCGAATGGATCGGTAAGTGGTTGGGCACGGTCTGGAAGGTTGGATCGTGGGGATTCGGTATGATATATGATGGACTGTTCGATCCAGATGGGAACGACAGTTACTTAATGAGAGCGTTGAAGGTTGTAGGGGGCATCGCCGCGCTCAAGGTAGCAAGTAGGATTTTAATGCCCTGGAAGTTGGCAGGAGATATTGGTAAACTATCAAAATTATTTAAAGTTAATCGTACCAAGGCAACAAAAAACGCAAAGAAAGTAAATCAAAATAATTTCTTAAAGCAAAAACCAAAAAGAGTAGCAAAAGGTATCAGGTCTGGTAACGCATCAAAGGCAGCACGAAAGAGATACGCTAGAAGATTTGGTGGCAATGCATCCAAGTCAAGATTCGGTGGTCGTATTGCAGGAAGGGCAGGATTTAAAGGTATGACAGGTATGGGTCGCTTTATGCGATCTGGTGCTGGTGGAGGTATATTTGCAGGTGCACTCTCATTTGGATCCAGACTCGCTGCTGGTGACAAAATGAATGTAGCAGCAGGTGGAGGTATCGGTGCCACTATTGGTACAGTTGCGGTCACTGCACTGTTAACACCTGTCCTAGGACCATTCGCACCTATTGTGGGTGGTGTTCTAGGTGGGTTCTTTGGAGATAAGATTGGAGCGTTCCTTGGAGAGGCAATAGAACCTGTTCTGAAACCTCTTGGAGATTACTTTAAGAATATTGCTTTACCAATGTTTAATGCATTTGTAAAACCAGTTGCAACAGCAATACAAAATTTGTTTGAACCTTTGAAGCACGTCCTTGATATGGTGCTTGAGTTTATTGCACCTATTGCAGGTGCTGCTTTCCAAGGTTTGATGGACTATGTTATTGGTCCTGCTGCTAAGGCAGCGTTAGATAGTATTGTCTGGATATTTGAGAAAGCAATATGGGCAATTAATAATGTTGGAGGATTTATTAAAGGTACAGGGAATACTTTAACCAGAGTCATTGGTAGTGATGGTCAAAAGGCAATGGCACAGGTAGAGAATGAAGACTATGATGTGAAGAGATTGAAGGCAGAACTTAAAGTAATAAGAGAAAGAATTGCAAATGGTGAAGGTGGAAGTAGATCTGCCTGGTTTGGGGTTGATGGCGTGTTCAAGACATCAAATGGTGCTCCAGGGATGACCATTATGAATGGACACTGGAATGGTTTAGGTTCAACCAACGAAGAAAAAGCGAAGCACTGGGAGAATGTTTTAATACCGTTCGCTGAAGAAAAAGCAGCGAGTGCGAAGGCAGCATTGGCACAGTTTGAGATGGCACAACCTCAAACTTCTATGGTCGATGATCCATTTGTATCGAAGAAAGGTATCGGTACCGATGATAGTCCTGTACCAAAAGGAGGACGTATAGATTTCCAAGGACACGGTGATGGTGCTACTGGTGTGCTACGTCTGTTTGATGGTAAGAATAGAAAGATTGGTCAGTGGGAAGCGATTAGTGGTCAATATAGTACAGCAGGCACATCACAATCACAAAGAAGAAACGTATCTGGTGCTCTTTATCCTTTACCAGATGGTAAGTATCCTCTTGTTGGATTTGCAGAACACTCAAATGTAAGTGGTATTGGAACTTGGTCTACCTTTATTAACAATATGGGTGGTGTTATTGGTAAGAGATCTGCAATTCAACTTCATAATGATATTAATGACAATGGTACTGCAGGTTGTGTTGGTGTGACTCTTGGTGGTACTGCAGGTAATAATAAAGATAAGGATTTTGTGAAAAAATATAAACAGGTGATGCCAGAAACTATAAGAGTTTCTATCGCTAAAGGTGCAAAACAGTTGAGCACTGGACCTTCACCTAGTCCTGACAATAGAGAAATCAGACCAACAGATCTAAATAGTACGAAGACTAGTGAATTAACACGGTCATCTCAACAACAAGATACCGAACTAAGTTCTGGAGATGGATCTTCAATGGTAGTATTCCAACCAATTATTAAACCTGTTGTCTCAGAGACTGGTGTGATAGGAGTACAAACGGTCACTAAGTCTGGTGATTTCTCTCTAACAGGTTTAAATTCATAAACTATGAGTAAGATAAGACTATACAAATACGTCACACCACCTAAAGAGGCAGATGGTGCACAGATGACTGTCGGTAAAAAAACATTTACCACCACAGGTTTCGTCCCGACAGTTAAAGCAATTAATTCCCTAGGAGCGACTGTAAATAGTATTGGTCTTGCACTGAAGAAGAACCAACTAGCACAACAAAGACTTATGGATGAGCAGCGCCGCTTTGCTGCTCTTCAAGCAGATAGACAAAGAGAAGCAGCGATAGAAGCAAAAGGAGATACTGCAGATAGTGCAATCAGTGCCACAAAGGGCGCTGGTTTGGGATTTATGGAATATTTGATGAAATTCCTTAAAAACCTCTTGATATTTGGTGCACTCAATTGGTTATCTAAGAAAGAGAACCGAGAGAAGATAGTAAAAGCGTTTGAGATGGTTAGTGGGTTATTTAAGTGGATTGGGAACACGATAAATTGGTGGAAACAGAAATATGGCGAGTTATTTGGCGAAGATAGTGATGGATGGACCAGATTCAAAGCAGCAGCAAAAATGCTTGGTGCAGGACTTGCTGTATTAGCAGGTTTATCATTCCTGAAGAATCCTATCGGAACTGTCAAAGCATTTGGTAGTATTATTGGTACTATCGGTAAAGGTATCCTGAATCTGGGTAAATTCCTTGGTGGCAACCCTCTAGGTCAGTTAGCACTAGCAGGTGCACAGGGTGCTGCAGCATATCAGGATGTATCACAGAACTATGACGGTGTTGAAGAAGACAGGATGGCAGCGGCGAGAGGTGCTGGTATTGGTGCTGCAGGTGGCGGTATGGCACTTGGTATGATCGGCAACCAGATTGCAGGTCCTATCGGTGGTTTGATTGGTAACGCTGTTGGTGGATTACTAGGAAAAGAGGCAGGCAAGTTCCTTGGACCTATAGTTGGTAATTTCTTTAATACTATTAAGGAAGCATTTGACTTTATGATGCAGACACTTGATGAGTTCTTTAAACCTTTAAGAGAGGCAATTACAGAACTTTTCAAAGCAGTGGGTCCTCCATTGCAGATGATAGTAGATGCGATCAAACCACATCTACCTAAATTACTGTCGTTTGCCGAATTTATGGGTAAAGCGGCATTCTTCCCACTGATCAAAATGATCGAAGGGTTGACATTTTTCCTCAAGATGATTCCTGGGGTGCAAGAGAGAATGGACGCGGCAGAGAACGCAAATAACGAAGATACGCCAGAAATGTCCATAGGTGGAATCGTTCCACAGACTGCAGTTCTACCTGAGAAGTCGGATGGTGGTTGGATCTCTGGACCACAATCAGGTTACCCAGTATCACTCGATGGTGGTAAGTCCGTATCCTTTATCGGACACGGAACTGAATATGTGGCACAAAGATCTCGTGGGGGTTTTGTTGTTCCCTTTAATACCCCCCATACTAAGAAAGACCCTGGACTTACTAGTAGAAGAATTCAACAAGCAACTTCTGCAGGATATAAAGTCCCTGGATTTTCTATGGGTGGTACAGTTCCTTTTGATTTCGGATCTAAAAAGTCAACAGCAGTTTCATCACTACCCCCATCAAACTACGGACAATATAAAGGATATTCATTTGGTGGTATGTTGAAAGGTATAGGTTCAGCAGTGGCATCGGCAACTCTACCCCCAGGTGCACAGGCAGCAATGAACTTTATGCAACCACATATCAATACTGCTGCACAGAATATTGGTGGTGTTGTGAATAATGTTGTTGATATTATGCCACCTGCACTTAAAGCAAGAACTGGTAATATTATTAATAAAACAGTTGCAAATATCAAGAGTATTGCTACTAAGGTCAAGACTAGTGACCTAAATTCTAGTATAGAGACTATGGTTGCTGAAGCAATCGTACTACCTACTGCTAAAACTAGTTCAGGTGGTGGTGGCGGTACCCCTGTTGTACAAAAAGGTAATCCCAATCCAGCGAATGACTTCTTGTCTAGCAGGTTTGGTAGAGTTGCTGAATCCGCTAGTGTATTGAGTAATCTGTTCTGATGTCTGAATCAACGTACCAAGCAAAAGGGTATAAAATTAAACAGTTTAATCTGTATTTGGCAGATGACTATGTTCCATCAGAAAAGATTCAGGAACTGTCACCTGAAGGGGGAAAGGCAGTAGATATTAGAGGTATCTGCCCTGGATTTAATTATATTGAGTCTATCGATTCTCCTTCGGTCAGAATGGAGATTGCAGTAATGGATACTGTTGACTTGATTTCGGATCTAACTGGTAATGAATTTATTCAACTAGAAATGGAGTCAGATAGTGCTCCAGATCAACCTCTAATCGTCAGACAACGTATTTTTAAGATTGGTGCGGTAACTAAATCTGAAAGAGCACAATCATATGTGATATATACAGTTTCACCAGAAGCATATAACAATGAAACAAATAGAGTATTTAAAGCATTTAGATATAAGACTGGATCAAGTCACGTAAAAGAAATTGTCAACAAGTTTTTGAAGTCATCTGGACGGAAGTATTCATACGAAGGTTCTAAAGGTAACTTCAATTTTATATCTCCCTCTTGGAGACCATTTGATGTTATTGCATATATCTCTGATAAAATTGTTTCATCTGAAAACAACAAGGCAGGATATTTGTTCTTTGAAAACAAGAATGGGTTCTATTTTAATACTATAGATACCCTTACCAAGGGAGAATTGATGAACAAGGGAAGTGTCCCGACGTTCACATATGAACAAGCAAATGTCGGCAATGCCGAGTATAATGCTTACAGTATCGAAAGTATGAATTATCCAGATCAGGGCAACCATCTGGAAAAAATGCGAACTGGTGCATATGTAAATACCGTTATCGGTGTTAAAGCACCTGCACTCACTTCAGGTAATCTCCCTACAGCAGGGAGTGGAAAGAGTGGACCCTCTGGTTCAATCTCACCGCCAAGGACTCAATCATTAATTGAGGTATTTGGACAGGCAGAAACACTTAATGATGCTTTTCCTTTTCCAAAGATCAAGGAAGCATACTTTGATGAGAAAAAACCTACCAGAGTTAAAATCCGTGCTCTACCTGGAATGAAGAATGCGAAAACGTCTCAAGATGGAACCGATACTGCAGGAAATATGGATAATGACACCATTGCAGCGAGTTCATACTCGTATTCTCGATGGCAGTTACTTAACTCCATAAGACTTGACATAACCATCCCAGGTAATGTATCATTGGCTGTCGGTATGGTAATTCAATGTAAAATTCCTGCATCTTCTAACGTAGAGGAAAGAACTGTATTGGATCCTGTATATTCGGGACGTTATCTTGTCGTAGGACTAAAACACGACTATAGTCCTACTGGATTAACTACCCATTTACAACTATCTAAAGATAGTGTAACCTCATAAAGGAGACCTAATGAAATCACTAGAAGACCACATCCAACACGATAAAGAAATCTTGGATAATCCTACAACAAGTCCTCAGACTCGTAGGCACATCGAAGGCGAACTTCACGAGTTGGAAGATTACGTCGATCATCACAAAAAAGAAATTGAGGAAGGAGATCATCACGATCCTACTGCTCTCGAACTATATTGTGATCAAAACCCTTCAGAACCAGAATGTCTGGTTTATGAAGACTAATAACCTATCATCTATTATTATGGCAGCAGTACAATCGTTTATTGCAGGTGGCAAAATAAAAGAAGAAATCATTGACGGTGTAGTAGATTTTTACAACACCTGTGATTATCTTGCCAAAGTCCCTGGTGAATATAGTGGTGGAACTGATCCATTGATCAAGAACTCCACGGATATGTCTGTTCCATCTTGGATCAAAGATCCGAGAATTACAAATTATTTGGATGAGGTACAAGCGTGCATTCAATTGTACGTCGATCAATATCCCTGGGCAAAAATGGCGGATTTGGAGGTTATCGAACCATTCAATATCCAGAAGTATGAACCAGGGCAAGCATTCACACAACCACACTGTGAAAGAGTAGGTTCCAATAAGACCACCTCTTTCAGACATCTGGTATGGATGACATACCTAAACACCGTAGAGGAAGGCGGTGATACACAATGGGTTCATCAAGACCTACAGATTCAACCAGAAAAGGGTTTAACCCTGCTGTGGCCTGTAGATTGGACTCATATTCATCACGGTAACCCTGCACCAAACGAAGAAAAATTAATTGTAACTGGATGGATTTCGTATGCGTAATGTCCTATTGGCGACATTGTTGAGTTTGAGTTTACCTGTAGCAGCAAACCCTTTACCAAAACCTATTGAAGGTAAAATTACTAAAGGGTGGTTTACAAATGATGCTATGGGATGTATGCTCCTACAGGAGTGTACTGAAGATGTAAAGAGAGTCCGTAATACGGACGATGTACAAAAGATTTTTTCTAACCAAAACTTCAATACAGTTAGAGAAGAGTTTAATAGTCTATCAAGATCATTTGACAAATTAGGAATTAACGTTTATATTGCAAGTCCAAAGTATTTTCCTGTTGGACATAGAGGTGTTTACCATACTGTGAGTAATCATTTCTATCTAAATGAGGCACACGTCAGTCGTCCTAATGTGTTTATGGCAGTAGTCAGGCACGAAGGTTGGCACGCTGCTCAGGATTGTATGGCAGGTACCCTTAACAATTCATTGATCGCTATTATTCACCCAGAGGACCAAGTTCCTAAAATGTGGCAGAATATGGCAGAGAAAACGTATTTCCAACAACCCTCGGCAATCCCTTGGGAAAAGGAAGCGTTTTGGGCAGGGCACACAGAGGGTATGACTGCACAAGCACTTAAAGTCTGTGCATCATCTACTCCTATGTGGGAACATTACTCACCCACTCCTCTCACAAGGAAGTGGTTACTCAAAAACAAATACATTAAATGAATTGTTGGCATTGCCAAACTGAGTTAATCTGGGGAGGTGACCATAGTCTCGATGAAGAAGACTATCCAGTCACCTCGTCGGAGTATTCTATGGTCACTAATCTGAGTTGTCCTAAGTGCAACTCATTTGTTGAAGTTTATTATCCACATCAATGAAGAAAAAGCATTTTCATCAAGTGAAAGCATCACCTTACTACGTTTTCTGGGGTATTTGTACTGTTGCTGTTGTAGCAGGACAAATTTATATTGGCAGCGGTTATCACCGTATGTCAGAGAGTTTTAATAACTATGTTGAGTCACTTGCTAAATAATAAAAACTATATATCGCTGTGAGTTTAACTGCTGCTGTCGGAAAATCTGATGTAATGGGACGCGACGGGTTCACTTGGTGGATCGGAGAAGTCGAGTCTATTAAAGATCCTCAGATGATCGGTAGGGTCAAGGTGCGTATTGTCGGTTGGTACACTGGTGCTGGCGGTGAATCGTATCTTGATAAAGTCCCTACTGAAGATTTACCGTGGGCAGTTGTTATGCTTCCTACAGATCAGGCAGGTATCAAGAATACTGGTACTAAGACTGAACTGCAGGTTGGTGCACAGGTTCTAGGTTTCTTTTTAGATGGTGAAGAAGCACAACTTCCTGTTGTGATGGGATCCCTCCGTGGATTCCGTGGTATGAGTAATCCTAAAAGTGGAGATACTACACCTACGTCAGATGAGAAGATCAGTGCAACTACTATTGCATCTAATGATGAGGCATTATCTGATGATGAAATGCCTCCTGCATCAAAAGATGTAAAAGGACAAGTTGCACACCAAGGTACTTCATTTAACGTAGATCCAAGTCAACAGGTTGGTGACGAGGGTGGTGGTGAAGAAAAGTCTAGAGGATTGTTGTCAATCCTAGAGCAACAAACACCTGGAAATCCATATACAAACCCTACTAAGGTTCCAGCAGAAGCACAAGGTGTTGCTGATGGAGCGGTCGGTCCAAGTGGGGACGGTTTTGAAAAAGACCTTGAAAGAATGCTGACAGAGTTCGGCAATCTTAGCGGCACACTCGCGACTGACTTAAATGGTAATCTCACTTCATTGATTACTGGTAAGAAGGTTTTTAACGATGTGATGAATGAATCGATGGCAGGTATCAAGAACTATGTTTCTTCTGCTATGACTGGTATCCTAAGTTCCTTGAAACAGATGCTTGCAAAAGGCATCGAGGCAATTATGGATAAGATTATGTCTGCTATTAGTAATGTTGTCCCTACAGGAGTTATCTCTTCAATCCTAACACTTGCAGACTTCATTACCAACTTGTTCTGTAACTTCGAAGCAAATTATATTATCAAAGGACTTCAGGGTGCACTTGGAGATATTAGTGGATTCGCCAGTGATATTGCAGGTAAGGTAGTTACTAAAGTTGTCGGTGGTTTTGCTGATAAAGTTACTGATACAGTCAACGCAGTTATTGGTAAGGTTCAAGGTGCTATTGGTAAAGTTTCTGGAGTTGCTAATAAGATCACATCAGCACTTGCTATGGCAAAGAAGGCAACTGGTGTTGCTCGTAATATCAAAGATAAACTAGATACTCTTTTTGAATTTGATTTCTCTAAGTTAAACTTCCAATCACTCGTTTCAATCATTCTTGGTATCCTTGCAGCACTGTTTGGAAACAAGGATTGCGGGAGGAAGATTAAACGACCGAAAATTAAATTCTGGATGCCCTTGTTGGGTACAACGACGTGTGCTAGTGTTCCAGACTTCTTAGAAGAAGAAGTTACTGTTTATACTGGTGGTGGAAAAAACAATAAGAAGAAGGGAAGTTACCTCAGTAATCTTTTCTCGGATATTGATGTATATGCTACACAAGCAGAATCATTCTTGAATGGTGCAAAAACTATTCAAGATAACACCCCAGGAAAAGAGAAAACTATTGTTCAGCACGCAGGTGGTCAGACTGTGATCGCCACTGTGATGGGTGACCAACATACAAACGTCCCTGGAAATGATACAAAGATCATTGGTAGAGATGATTGCAAGACTGTCAAGAAAAATAAAACTCTGACTGTTGAGGGTGATCTTAACCTCAAAGTTATGGGTGATTTCAACCTTGAGGTTGGTGGTGCATTCAATACTCACCTCTCACAAAATGTTGAGACAGATGAAAAGACTGGTGAACCTGCATCAGGTGCAAAGCAATCTAAAGCAGCACAAACATATTCATCAGATTATAACGTTGCTTATGAGGGTGACTATCAGATTCAAGCAGCAAATATTAAATTGAATGCTCACAGTGAGTTGAGTTTAAACGCTTCAGCAATTAATAATAAGTGTACAACATTAATGAACACTGTTTCTGGTGAGATTATCAACGAGGCAGCGTGGAAGTCTGAGTTTATCAACAATGTTATTTTCCAGAACATTGGAATGACTAATGTGATCCCTGGATTGACAGGTAGATGTACTTTGATGAAAGGTCTTGACCTTACTATCTGTGGATCAGGAGCAGGTACATCACCTCTCCCTGCTGCACACGTTCGTATTGCCGAGTGTACAGGACAACCTGGGGGTATGGTGGATCTAGTTACAGGTACAGGTGGTGGTCACTTGACTCTGGTTAAAACACCTAAAGGTGGTATCGGAGAATTCGTTACAGGAGCAGGTGGTGCTATCCTAAACACTGTCAACAACGGTGCTATGGCATATACAGTTGGAACTGGAGTCTACACAGCAGGTTGTACAGGTGGTCTAGCACAGTTCGTTGGACTACCCATTATGCTGAATTAGTGCTATACTAAGGTCAGTCACAAGAATTCAATGCCTGCAAGGAAGTACGAAGTTCTCCTTCGTAGACCAAACGGTCCAATCAAACGTGTTATAATTGACGAAGTGTTCTCTGCACAAGAGGCACGTCAAACCGCAGCATCTATGTATGGTCTGCAAGTTATCGATTGCTATCCTACATACAAATGACTGACGAGTACCTAGACCAATTGTACGTTGATTATGTTTGGATCAATTTTCCGAAACGCACCCTGTCCATACAAGTTAGTGATGGAAATATTGAAAAGATTCGGTATAAGTTCACCGAAGAAGGAGCAGAAGGATTCCGAGAATCCGTAACTAATGTCCAAGGGGCAGTTGACAACGAATCTATTTGTTATTTACTATGATCCATCACTACAACGCTGATCCAAATATCACATTTCCGATCTCCATTATGGTTATCGTTGTGATCTTTGTTTTCTATGGCGTCTACAAAGGATTCTTTGATAACGAGGGACTTGACGATCCATTTGATGACCACGATGATTAAAACCTATGATTAGAGTTACTATCGACGAAGCACAAGAAAATTTTGATTTCTTGTTCAAACTTGTTGAACGCGGTGAGAATGTTCTCATCGAAGCACCTAAAGGTAATGTTGTTATGACACAAGTTGCCCCAGGGCGCACTATTGGTTCTGAAGTAGATTCACTTCTTAATGAAGAAGAACAACTACCCAATATGGACAACTTACCTAGCGAAGGAGCACTTGGTGCACACGTTGCACAAGAGACTGCTGCCGCTCATAAGATGCTGTGACCGAGATTGAAGAATTAAAGTCACTGTTGTTTCATCCTTGGGAAAACAAACAACAAGCACAGAACTCTCCATCTCATTTCTCCCACGTTCACTATCAGTTCTGGGAAGAAGATGGAGAGATTCATTCTGCTCAATGGTATGACTGGAATGGAGAAATGTACCGAGAGCGTAATCACAAACTCTTGGACAAAGGTAATCACATTGAGTTGCAAACCTTTCGCAAGGATAATACTCAAGAACCTAGTATGCTCTTCACTAAGGTAGGGAAGGGTGGTTTCTGTGGTAGAACTGAACAGGATGCTAAGAATAGCAGAGGTGAAGACGTATATTCTTACGTCACTGTGACTGCTGAAGAATTTACATCTATTGATAAAGGTACGACGTGGGGTAAAACTCCAGGACCATTCATTTTCAAAAGAAAATATATAGATTAGATCTATGAAAAAGTTTCTTGATCACTTAGTCCACCACTGGCATAACATCAAGCAATGTCAACTCAACCCGACTTCATTTGCTTATGTACATTATGAGTGGTACTACGAAGATGACGTATTGAAAACTAAACAGTGGTATGACTGGAATGGTGATGTATATCGCCAGAGAGAACATAAAATTGTTATTGATAATGATCAACTAATCCTACAAACTTTCAAAGATGGAATCAACGTCAGTGATATGACGTTCACAGAAGTCCAAGATCGTGTTTGGGTCGGTAAATCTGAAAGGATTGACGAACAAGGTAGGAGAGTTGAAACCAAGGCAAGACTTACTAAAGACTCTTGGGAAACGTCTGACAAAGGGTGGGACAAATCAGGAACTCTTCTATGGGGATCAGAAAAAGGACCTTTTGAGTTTGTAAAATGTACACGGTAAATTCAGATTTTAGACTTATTCACGGACAAGGTGTCGTCAAGATGTGGTACATCAATGGCATCCCCTTTACGTTTGATGAAGTTGATCGACCAACTCCTGAGTTAATAGATGAATGTACTGAAAAAATGTGCTATACTATGGAGGAACTTTATAGGCACTCCCAATACCTCATTATGGAATCTTGCCACCCTATCGTCTTTGAGTTGACAGACGTGGTAAGATGTGAAGAGGAATTGCCATTTTAATAATGCCACACTACAAACCTTATTCACCAGAATGGAACAGGAGACGCTACTTACAGGAAGCGTTAGACTCCTACATCAACGATGACGTTGATAACGATGACATTTTGTCAGACATTCTTGGTATCCTTTCAGATCGATCAGAGTCAGCGTACGCTGAATTCCAGAAGGTTGATGCCTTGAAAGAGATACTCGGTTCTAAATAATCAAAACGCTCGTAGACAATGCTCTCAACTGCTTACCGACTTCGACTCGAAGGGATCTGTAAGAAAATCTCCAAAGGAGAAGAAGTATCAATCTCAGATATGATCTGGGCAGAGAAATTATCAAAGAGTCATACAACTGCCCGAGAGTGGATGCGTCAGGCACGACGAGCATCCAAAGGGATCGATGAAGGCAGTACCGATGATTTTCTGAATAGGATGGGGTTAGGTGAACCAGACCCATCCGATACAAGAACAGGGTTCACCGACGCTGATGACATCAATGATTGGTTTCATCACGATAAACCAGATGATTGGAGACAGAGAGATTGAGTAGTAAGATGATGTTCTTGGTTGACACTGGTGATGGTAGGTGTGTCAGTCACGATGGTTACATCCAACTCGGTAGTTTCTCTCATACTGTAGAGAAACATCTCGAACTATGTCCTGATCAAGAATGGCAAGTTACCTACTGGATGCCTGACCCGTTCTATATGAGGTATAAAAGACCAAACTATCAACATACTATGAAGGCAAACGAAGGTTCTCCTAGAACTGACAATGCTACTGATAGTAGACCAAGGGATTTCCCAGACCAAGCAACAACCAGATTAGAGAGAACATTATGACAAAACCTGTTGAAAACTACGAGCAACTTATTGCTCGCTTTACTAAACGTAAAGAACAATTGTCTGCTAGACAAGATGACCTACAAGGTTGGTATGAAGAGTATATAAAGAATGAGAACGCTCTGACAAGATTGGAAGGTTCTCTACAAGCAATCGAATACGTTGCCTTTGGCAAAATGCCTGGGGACGGTAACCACGATAAATTCAAAGACCACAAACCACAGAACTAAATGCTATCACTTCTATTCACAGCAGCAGGTGTGTTGAACTTGTTCTTCTACATCTTCGCAGTTGGATTCGTAATATCACTACTGTTAGAACAGTGGTTGAAATACAGACCTTTCTCTGCTTTTAAAGAGGTAAACGAGAGGAATAATTTTATAGTCCAGACGAATAGGAAATATTGCTGGAGACAAGCGTGGGTAACCAATCTAATGTGGTTCACTTGTAATGTAGTTTTGTATATTGTTTCAAGAAATATGCAATCACCATCAGATACATTCTGGAATGGTTTGTAAGGGTAAATAGTAGTATCTTAAAAGGCGACAGATGAGTCATCCGAATGCAGTTTTGTACAGCAATGGTTCACAAGAGTGCGAGAGAGCAGAACAGTTCCTTCAATCTCAAGATTTCGACTTTCAAACATATCAACTAAATCATCACTTTACACAACGAGCATTTGAGAATGAATTTGGAGAGGGTGCATCGTACCCTCAAATTTCTATCGGATCCAAGCATATTGGTAGTCTGAAAGAGACGCTTCAAGACCTCTACCTGCAACGTGTATAAATAAGATTGTATAAAAAAGCGCCTGAGTCAAGTGGGAACAAAAAGAATTTCACAATTAGAAACTCTGGCAGATGCCGTTTTGACGGGAGAAGCGATTCTTCCCGTTGTGATTTCTGACCCGCTGATACCGAATAGAAAAGCAAAAATAAATCAACTTTTCAAAGGTGTATCCGCAGGAAGTCAGTCCCAACCTGGACTTTCGTTCGATTTGGATAGGGACACAGGACTATACCAGAATTCATATAATGAGATTGGTATTGCTTTTGGTACATCAAGTATGTACTATAGAAAGCAACCAAACGCTGACGGTTCTGCTACGATTCGAATGATCGCTGGAGATACTACATCTTCCAACGTTAATATCGATATGCGTCCACAGGGATCTGGTAGATTCCTAGTGAATGGACCTGCTGAGTTCCAAGATGTCAACCTGCTTATTGCAGATGACCAGAACCCAGATAAGAAAGCAAAATTTGAAATCTCTGGTGTTTCAACTGGTGCAGGTATTCGTACCTTCGCACTTCCAAGCACAGGTAGTTTTACATCAACAACTCTTTTAGGTAACGATACTGCACAGACTATCAGTAACAAGACGATCATCATCAAAGATGGCGACTTGAGAATTACTGGTTCATCTGACACTAGTAAGATTGCTCTATTTGAGTGTGACTCTTGGGAATCCCCTGGAACTCACCTCTATAGACTTCCTGATTATGGTGCAGGTGTTGCACAATCAACACTTCTTGATACTGTTACCGAACAGAATGTTAGTAACAAAAACTTCATTAACCCCTCAATTAGTAATATTGAGTCTGGTGATGCTAATAATCCGACACCACAAGTCACATTCCAATCTGGTGATGTAACTTCTAATCGTATTGTTACTTTCCCTGACCAGTCACTTACAGTTGCAGGTACTGAATCAACTCAGGTATTCAAAAACAAAGAATACGCTGATCCTAGATTTGCAGACGCAACTGACGTTACCAAACGTATCCAGTTCGATCTATCTGCTATTTCTGGAACAACTCTTTTACGTTATGCGTTCCCACATAATAATCTGAATGTTCCTATCTCATCTAATAACGTAGTTGTTACTGAGAAAGCACAACAGGTTATCGAGAACAAATCTGTGGTAGGTCTTCAACTAATCAGTGGAGACAACGATCAGAACAAGATCAATTTTGTGCTAGATAATGTAGAAGGAACACGTTCTATCAGATTCCCGAATGCTGATGCAACGTTACTTTCAACCGAAAACGTTACGACACTTGGTGTTAGTTTCGGTGGTTCAATTTCTGCTCCTGATCTTGGTGGCAGACTAAGATTACAACAACACTTTTTCTCAGGTTTCTAAAAAATGAGCGCAGGTAGACTCGCTGCATCCGCCCCTGCAGCAACAACAAATACTGTGCTGTACTCGACTAGTCAGTTGAATACAGCATCCACCGTATTACTAGCATCGGAAAGAGGTGGATCCGCTGCGACTTATCGAGTTGGTCTTAAAGACTACACTCAGAAACTCACTTTAGACGCGAGTAATTACAAGTTTAATAGAGGTAACCCAGTTTCAACATATAAACTGGAAATTGCACCTGGGATTTCAAGATCCGATGCAACCCCTGGTTTACAGATCTCTTCTTCTGACTTTGCTAAACAAGCATCAGTCTTGGACGTGGTTGTTGATACCAGTGTTATCACGAACTATGTGAAGGTTAAGACATATACTTCTATTGGTATTGATGCAACTGGTATTTCAGGAACATTTCAGGGCGGTGAAACTGTAACTGGTGGTACTTCAGGTGTATCTGCAACATTCCGTGGTATCGGGACCACAATGAATATTGAGATTGCAGACATTGCTTCAGGTGCAACAACACTCAAGATGAGTGATGGTACTGCATCTGCTGGTAGTTCATATTTCGTACTATCTGATGGAGTCAATGGATATACTCCTGAGGTCATCCAAGTGGGTACTCCTACCTTCTACAGTGGCACAACTGGCGGTGCTAACGCAACTGTCACACGAGCACAATTCGGTACCTCTGCTGCTGCACACCCGTCAGGACAGATGGTTTCATTCTTCCAAGATTCAGGAACCACTACAACTATTAACGAAGGTGCACAGTTCGCTGTAGCAGACACTACGTTGACTGTTACTGATGGTACTGTAATCGTCTCTGGTCAATACTTACGTGTTGGCAACGAGATTATGCTTTGTACTGGTGTAGTTGGTAACGATCTTTCAGTTACCAGAGGTCAGTGGGGTACTGTAGATGCTGCACACGCTGATGGTGCAACTGTCACACCTATGTCACAGGGTGCTCAAGCAATGGTCAACTGGTTTGACAGTGCTGAGACTGTTACAGGTGGTACTTCTGCTGCTACTGTTGACACTCAGTTCACTGCAACTTCAAGTGCTATCTACACAACAGGATTTGTTTGGGGTACTGTTTCAGGTCAGGAAGTTGTTCCTTCTACGTTCTCTATGGATGTGGAAAGAACATACAGATTTGATCAGTCAGATTCAACAAACGCTTCACTTCCTCTTAGATTCTCTGATACACAAGAGGGTACAGGAGCGACTCCAGTTGCAGGTACAGAATACACAACTGGTGTAACGAAATCTGGTACTGCTGGAACGGACGGGATCATTGATCTTATTCCCACATCACAATCACCTAACCCACTGTATTACTATGCTGAGGGAACTGTTTCAACTGCAGGTACTACAGTTTATTCTGCTAGTTTAACTGTTGTACAAAACCCACAATACACAGAGATACTTCTCTATGATGTGGATGGAACTTGGGTCACTGGTGATACATTCTTGGTTGGTACTTCAACAATTACTGTTGGTACTGTAACTGGTGGTAAGTATGGTTGGGTCACAGACTGGACTGCTCCAGTTCTTTCTGTTGCTCTTGGAGTTGGATCTGCAGCATTTGCAGGGGCAGACACATTCGTTGACACACCCCCTGAACAGGGTGCTGACAGAAGTACAGTCACTGCCAGTTCGGTTACTGCCCCTAGTGACCTTGCAACTGAAGATTACATTTATTATGACTATGCTATCAGTGCTAATGGTGCTAACAAACATAGTGGAATTGTGGTAGGACCTAATTCACACATTGTGGTTTATGCATCAAGTGCAGATTTGTCATTCCAAGTGAATGGATTCGAGAATGAGGCGAACGATTTCTTACCCGATCAGTACAACCAAGCTGCTGCAGGTGGCGGTGGTGCTGGTGGAGGCGGCGGTGCTGCTCCATAACCTAATCTTGACCCTTCATAAATAACCATATAGACAGGATTCCTATAGAAGATGGCACTAACACGTCTTAAAAATATCATCACGTCGAGGACTGGTCGTATTATATACGTCAACCCCGACGACTTCGATGCATCGGATGCTTACGACAACCGAGGTAACTCGGCACTGCGCCCGTTTAAGACGTTGCAACGTGCCTTCCTTGAGGTATCGAGATTTTCATATAGAGTTGGACTTAGTAATGACGAATTTGACGCATTCAGTATATACCTATATCCTTCAGAATACGTTCTAGATAATAGACCAGGGACCAGTAATTTTAACGAGATTACGCCGTTTGACGAAAATACAAACTTTGATTTAACTTCTCCTAACAATATCCTATACAAATTTAACTCTGTGAACGGTGGAATCATCGTACCCAGAGGTTGTTCTGTTGTTGGATCTGACCTTAGAAGAACTAAGATCATTCCTAAGTATGTTCCATATCCTACTATTAACGCATCACTTGGTATTACAGGTGCAAACGAACCAGGGGCATCAGCAATCTTCAGATTGACTGGTGGTACTTACTTCTGGCAGATGTCCTTCTTTGACGGGGACAATAACGGGGTATATTATAGAGGAGACGTTGCAGATACTATTGCACCTAACTTCTCACACCATAAGATTACTTGTTTTGAGTATGCTACGATCCTTGACCTAGATCTTTACTATCAGAAGATCTCAAAGGCATACGCAACAATTCCAGATACCTCTGGAACTATCGCACAAGACCAGTTACAGGCAAGAGTCGAAGAAAACAGGATCGTTGGTCCGATTTCAGACGAATTCCGAGTATCTCAGATTATCCGAAATGGTCAAACTGCAACTGCTTTTACGGTTGATATTCAAGATAACCCTAGTAATCACGGTTTCTCTGTGGGTGTTGCAGTTAACATCTCTGGTGTTACTGGACCGACAGAGACAGATTCTAATCTATACAACGGATCCTTCCTCGTAACGTCAGCACAGGGTAACCAGTTTACCTACCAGATGTCAGCAGAACCGTCAGGTAACGCGATTGGTTCTAACGTACTGGTTAAAGTTGAGATTGACACGGTTGACTCAGCGTCACCATATGTGTTCAACTGCTCCCTACGTTCTGTGTGGGGTATTTGTGGTATGCACGCAGATGGTTCACTCGCCACTGGTTTCAAATCAATGGTTGTTGCTCAGTTCACTGGTATTTCACTACAGAAGGACGACAGAGCATTCGTATTATATAATCCATCAACAGGAAACTATGAAGCACAAGCAAGCGGATCTGGCGCACATATTAACGGACTATGTAAGTACAGAAAAGGATGGAGACACGTCCACATTAAAGCAAGTAATGATGCTTTCATTCAGGTCGTTTCTGTGTTCGCTGTTGGATTTGGTGATCACTTCTTCTCAGATAGTGGTGGTGACCTTTCGATTACTAACTCTAACAGTAACTTCGGTAACACGTCTCTTCGAAGTAAAGGATTTAAGTCAGCATCATTTACGAAAGATAAAGCAGGTCAAATTACACACGTAATTCCACCAAAAGATATTTCAGACGTAGCAGAGATCTCTATCAACTGGGTGACATTTGATATTAATAAGATCCGTGCTGCAGCAGACCCTACAAAATTATACCTCTACGGATATACAAACGAAACAGGTAAACCACCCTCTAAGATTCAGGGTTATACCATTGGTGCTAGAAGAGATTCACCTACACTACCTGACAAGATTAACGTTCTGTTGATTGCTTCAGGTGCAAACTCACCAACAACACACACAGCGAAGATTGATCCTTCAGGTGGTGATGTTACAGGTACATCCCCAGGTGATGACAACTCACCTATCAAGTGGGATGCTAACCAGTCTAACTGGTATCTACAAGTCGATTCAAACCAGAACGACATCTATACAACTCTAATTGCTAACAGTCAGTATCAAAATCTTGGATTCACACCGACATCATTCATTAGAAGAGTACCCGACGCAAGAGACCTTAAAGATAGAATCTACAGATTTAGATATGTACTGGACAAGGATGCGTTCCCGATTCCTAGACAACCCATTACTGGTTTCGTGGTACAACCTAGATCTTCAGAGACTAACTCACCTGCATATGACAAGACATACTACATCTATGAAGTAGAAGTCTATCAAGTATTTGAAAGAGGTCTCAAGGATGGTATTTACTATCTGACATTCCTGAATGCATCAGTTGCTCCATCTACATCTAACTTTGATGACTTCGCATTCTCACAGCAGACAGTTGATCTATACCCCGCATTTGACAGAGACAACCCAGTAGCAGACCCAGGTCCCGCTATCTCAGTTGCTGACAATGACATTCTTGGCGTTGTTACTACCACTGATGGTGCCACACCTACACCTAATGAGAACACAAAACTCTCTATCACTAAAGAGACAACACAGTTCTTCTTACTTGAACAGGAAAACAACCTAGGATATAACACAACATCTAATACACTGAACAGTATAGTTGTTACAGGACGCCTTGGTGATGAAGAAGAGAGAAAGATCCCTCTGAAGTTGAACGCTGATAACTCAGTTGCTCCTATTCTATGTGAACTACGAAGATACTCCATCCTTAGAGCATCTGGTCACACGTTTGAATATCTTGGATTTGGGCCAGGTAACTACTCAACTGCATTCCCATCTACACAGGTGGAAGTTCTATCACCTGCACAGGTCAGACTGTCGCAGTCATTGAAAGAAGCAGCAGGTGTTGCATACTACTCAGGTGTTAACTCTGACGGTGAACTATTCGTTGGTAACCAAGTTATCAACCCAGTTACAGGTCAGATCACTAACGAAGATATTGCACAACTTAACGTGTTGGGTGAAGAAGGTACAACTATTGAGACGTTCTCAGAGATTGTTCTTACTGACAAACTAACTGTTATTGGTGGTGCATCTAACCAGTTAGAATCTGTATTCTCAGGTCCAGTTACATTCCAGAAGAGAATTACTGCTCAGGAGAATATTCAGACTCTGAAACTGACTTATAGTAACACTGATGGTACCGTACTAAAGCAGACATTCCTTGCAGAAGATGATGGGTCAGGTCAACCAGATATTGATGCTGCATTGGCATTTAACGATGGTGATATTATCTATAATATCGACTGGCAGTCAGGTGATTCACTTGGATGGATCTACGATTCAGGAACTTGGTACAAATTTGGTATGACAGATACTGGACCAATTACTGCACGTAGGTTCAGTGGTGTCACTAACTATGGTATTGGAATGGCACCTGATGCATCCAATAGAATGAAGATCAGTGGTAACACATTCATTTCTGGTGACTTAGATGTTACTGGTAAGTATGGTTCTGCTGATAAGTATAGACTTGCAACAGGTCTTGCTAATGACAATAACGGGGTCACATACAATGGTAACGGGTCAACATCATCCTTTGCTATTTCCCCAGGGCATACCTCTTACTCTGTTCTTGTATTCTTGAATGGTGTCGCCCAAATCCCAGGTACTGACTATCAAGTTAGCGGCAACGCTGTTGACTTCTCAATCGGTACTCCACCCTCAACTGGTGATGTGGTCCAGATCAGGGAACTAGTCATCTAAATAGAAGAGGAGCAGTAGGATCCTATGTCAACAAAGATTAATGGTAATCAGATACAAGCGACAACTAGAGGTCTAGTTGAAGCGTGGTCTATTTCCGAACAAATAAATTTACCGCCACTTAACCAATCACAGGTCAATGCCCTCGGCACACCTGCATTTGGTACTGTCATCTACAATACGACAGAAGATATGGCACAGATCTACAAACAGGATGCCGCACAAGGCAACCCTGGGTGGTCTGATGTTGGTGGGGGTGGTCCTGCTATTGGTGAAGGTTCTATCATTAGAACTAACGGTACAAATATTGGAGAGAACTTAACTGTCGGTCCTACTGCAAACGGCGGTGTAGAATTCACAAACGGATTTTCAGCAGGTCCAATTCAAATTAACTCAGGTTATACTGTTACTATTGAGAATGGTGCATCTTGGACACTACTTGGTGACGATGACCTGTCATACGCTGAATTTGTTGATATTGAATCACAACACGCTACATTCACTGGTACACTTCATTATGGTGAAACAAAAGAGCAGGTTTACTATTACACATCAAGTGGTTCTATAACTCACGATTATAATAATTCAAATTCAATCTGGATCAACAAAACTGGTGGTAGTAATTTCACTATCAGTTTTACTAACGTTCCTACTGATGGTGCACACGCATATGGTATGACTGTTGCTATCAAAAACCAAGGTGGTGAGGGTATTCCCACATCAGTTAACGTTAACGGACAGTCAACAACTATATACTGGTCAGGTGGTGCTGAACCAAGTTGGGGTGAAGATGATACTTATGTTGTTGTCTCATTTGCATTGGTCTACACACCTAACACTGCTCAGCAATCATTCACTATATTTGGTTCTTCTACTGGATATTATCAAGCATAATTATGTCTACTAACATTGGTTATTCTGGGATGTTCAGTCCCTTGTCTTCCTCTTTGGCATCACGTGGTGGAGGAGCAGGTGGCGGTAGTGCTGCTAGAATTATTGCTCAAGATAACGGAACAGTTTTTGACCAAGCATATGAAGGTCTGAACTTCAGATTCCATAGATTTACAAGTACAGGAGATAATAGTCTATACATTGATGCAGGTGCAGGTGCAACTCTATACGCTTGGTTGTGGGGTGCTGCAGGCGGTGCAGGTGGACAAGGTGGAGCAGGTGGTGGAGCAGGCGGTATGTCATATAGTGAGATTACAGTACAGGCAGATTGGATCGCTCAAGGTGGAAGAATGAGAGTTTACGTCGGCGGTGGCGGCGGCGGTGGATCAGGTTGCTACGGATGTTGGGGTGGCGGCGGTAATGGTACCAATGGATCAGGTTATGGTTCAGGCGGTCGTGGCACCAACGCATCTTGTAGTGGATGTTCAGCAGGTGGTGGTGGAGGAGGAGCAGCAACTATGCTCTTCACACCATTGGGCGTAAGTATGGATAGTACACACATTCTCGCAGTCGCAGCAGGCGGCGGTGGTGGTGGAGGTCGTGAAGGTTGCTCTGGAGCAGGTTCTGGTGGAGCAGGTGGACAAAGAGGAGCAAACGGACAGTGCGGTTCACAGGGTGGAGCAATGGGTGGTAACGGTGATACCAACGGTGATGAGTGTGGCAGACCAGGGAACGATTCTTCTGGTGGAGGCGGCGGTGGCGGCGGTTACAACGCTGGACAGTGTGGTGGAAACCCTAGTTGTGATTGTAATGGTGCTGCTGGTGGAGGTGGAGGTGCATCTTGGATTTCTTCTCCATACCACATCGGTGGTTCCATAAGTAATGGTGACTGGGGAACCCCAGGGGACACTTCTTCTCAATTCAGACAAGGATATGCCCAACCTAATGGTGGACAAGGTATAGGAACTCTTGGTTATTTGATCTAATTATGGCAACAACTAACGACCCAAAGACAGTAGACGACGGTTACCAAAATTTTAACGTCGCTACAGCAGTTTTCGATATAGGCGAAAACACAACTATTGGTGGTGGATTTTCGACTCTAAAGTCAAAAGACGTAACCATTAAGATGAGTGTAAGAAAGTTTGGAGAGTACAAACTGAAATGGGATAACGGTTTAAGAATCGGTATTTCAGTTTCAAAACCAGATGGTACACAGGTCTTCACACAACAACTTGATAACATTTTATCGAGTGACTCTAAATATCAGTTGACAGCATCATTACCTGCTTTAACTCCTGAAGTTAAATACGCAGTTCAAATGTGGGCAGGTGATAATGAGAAATCTCTAATACATAGAGAGGATATTACGATCCCCGATTACGAGGATCCATCCGCTCAAAGAGTCAATCCTGAAGGTACAGTTGTGTACCACGACGGATACTATCCCGATGACGCACAGTGGGCAGCAGATCAACCTTATCTGCCTGCAGGTTTCACACGCCCTGTGCCACCTACATAATGTATAAATACATCAGAGGAAATTTTAACAGGAAAAAATGAGCACACTCAAAGTTGCATCTATTAGAGACCTGTCTGGCATTGGTGGTTTTACCCTCGCATCTGGTAATATTACTGCTAATGGTACGCTGACTGTTAGTAACTTGACCGTTAATGGTACGATGTCAGGTTCATCTAGTCAGATCGTGCCTAGTGTCTCAGGTCAATCAGGTAAGTTTCTTACCACGAACGGATCGTCAATGTCTTGGACAGACGTAAGTTCAGAAAACATCAGTTCTATGCAAATCTGGACTGGTAACGGTACTTGGAATAGACCAAGTGGCGTAAAATATATTCACGTTCGCTGTCAAGGTGGCGGTGGTGGAGGTGCTGGTCACGGTGAATCAGGCGGTGCAGGAGGTTACTCCGAACGTGTGATGTCAGTTGCCAACATTTCATCAGTCGGTATTACGATTGGTGGTGGCGGTGGAGGTACTTGGTATTTCAACCGTGGTGGTGATGGAGGATCATCTTCATTCGGTCCTTATATGTCAGCAGGTGGTGGACACGGTGCTGCACGTAATAACTCACACTCAGGTGGACTAGGACGAGAAGGTTCTGGTGGAGACCTGAATATCTGGGGTGGTGGTGGACAGTCCCACGCTGCTCACGGTGGTGGAACTGGTGGACCTTCTCACTTCGGTGGATCGGTTGCTGCTGGTTGGCCAAATGGTGGAAACTTCAGTCATAACCACCAAGATCACTCAGCATATGGTTCAGGTGGTTCAGGTGGTCACTTCCACTCTTTCCGTGGTTCAAACGGTAAGTATGGTGTTGTTACTGTTATCAACTACAAGTAAGGGGTCACTATGAAAAAAGCATTAATGGATTTTACAGGTTACGTTGCTGACGTAGTAGAACCTGGGGAAGAATATGCATTATTCTTAGGTCGTGGTTGCTCACAGATGTGGGTAAATGCACCTGATGATATTACAAATGTGTGGACTCTTGAATGGTCACCTTCGGCAGAAGATATGACTTGGGTTAAGAGAACTGAAACATATGCAGACCCTGCAACAACTCGCAGAGTGGCATATGGTGAGGTAGGGGCACAATTAGATATGCTCTACAAAGACCTTGCAGCAGGCAGAGCATTGACAGCAGAGGATGCTCTTTGGTATAATCACGTGAAGACAGTTAAAGACAATACGACACAACCTTCATCAGTTGAGGAACCAATGGATCCTACAATGACTGAGGAAGAGATCGCTGAGTTTATGTCTGACGCTGTAGAGCCTGGAGTCGGAAGACCCTGTAAACTATCATCGAAAGAACAACCTTGTTGGGAGAGATATTCTAACTGGGGAAGAACCTACGAAGAACTTTAACTTTTTGGTATGCAACTACATAAAATCTGTATTGTCGGTGGCGGCAGTGCAGGGTGGATGACTGCTAGTGTACTAGCGAAACATTTTGGTAATACAAAAGAGATTGTGTTGATCGAATCTCCTACAAAACCTAGAATTGGTGTAGGGGAAGCGACAACGCAATTTTTTAATACTTTTATTAGGTATCTGGGATTGGAAGATTCCGACTGGATGCCTAAATGTGATGCCACATACAAACATAGCGTACGGTTTGAGAACTTTAATCCAAAAGGTCCATTCCATTATCCATTTGGGAAGACAGAGGGACCTGCATCGGTTGCTGACTACTACACTTGGAGAAAGATCGGAAAAGTTGACAGTATGACTTGGGGTCTGATATATTCAGATACAGTCCGTAGTTCAGAAAATGGGAAACTCATTCCTGATCTCACTCACTTCAATGTCGGTTACCATTTCGACGCTATTTCCTTTGCAGAATATCTAAAACACAACTATGCAATTCCTAAAGGTATTAGACTCATTGAAGATACAGTCGTCTCGATTGAATCCAGCGTGGACGGGATTAGCGGAGTTTGCCTTTCTGGTGGCGATCGGTACGATGCAGACCTTTTTATAGACTGTACAGGATTTGATGCAATTCTCAGCAATGAGGTAGGAAGTACGTGGGAAGCGTGGAATTCAGATATTAATGGTACAGATGAGTTGATGTGTGACTCAGCGTGGACAACGAGAATACCATATAAAGACAAAGCAAAAGAGTTAGTTGCATACACAAACTGCACAGGAATGAGCAGTGGATGGGTATGGAGAGCACCCACGTGGTCACGAATTGGCACGGGTTATGTATTCTCATCCCGTCATCAATCGAAAGAGGATGCATTAACAGAATTCAAACAGCATTTAGGTGTAGGTGATGATCAAGAGTTTAGATTCCTTAAGTTCCCTACAGGTGTAAGAAAGGAGATATGGAAAAAGAATGTGGTATCTATTGGATTGGCAGGTGGTTTCATTGAACCACTAGAATCAGGTGGATTATATTCAGTTCACGAGTTCTTATTTAATCTGATACAGGTTCTTCCTAGAGAGATTGACTATTACAATGGTTTCATAAGAGAACAGTTCAACTGGGGATCGAAGAGGAGACTACAGTCATTCAAGGATTTTGTACTAGCACATTACTGTTTGAGTCCTAGGAGTGACACACCATTCTGGAAGCATTATAATCAGATGAACTTCCAATCGGAGTTCCCTGATGTTTTGACACAAAGATTTGAACAGATCGGAAACCTCAATTATCTATCCGAGGGTGCTCTCTACTTGCTAGGTGGGTACGAATATGATATAATTCCTGATAGGTTCGATGTTATTGCCAGACACGATGGTTACGAATCACCCGACTTTGATGATATGTTTATGGATCATTTAACCAAGCAAGATCCAGACTATCCAACCCCTTTGGAGTATTATCAATCTACCCTATATAAGAAAGAAGAATCTTAATTATGCAAGTTAACAATGTTGTGATTGTTGGTGGTGGATCATCTGGATGGATGACTGCAGCAGCACTCTTGAAACTGTGCCCTTGGATCAGCGTTGTACTGGTCGAATCTAAGAAGTATAAACCAGTCGGAGTTGGTGAATCAACTATTGGACAGTTTAATAAGTATTTGCGAGCACTCGGTCTTAAAGATGTAGATTGGATGCCTAAGGTAGGAGCAACATATAAGAACAGTATTCAATTTACAGACTTTCGTGAAGTAGGATCTACATTTCAGTATCCATTTGGACCTGCAGATCTATATAATTGTAAGAACGATATTCAAGATTTCTTTGATCTTCAAAGACTATATCCTGATGAGTTCCCGCCAGAGTTATTTGCTAAGTATTACTTGGCAGGCAATACCTGTATGGCAGAACATAACAAAGAATACGATAACAAAGATGGGAGAATTAGGGATTTTGATTTTGCTAGTGATACTGCCTACCATATTGATGCTGACAGATTCGGCGAATACTTAAAGACTGATGTATGTTATCCGTTCGCTGAACAGGATAGATTCACACACATCACAGGTGATGTACGAGGAATGGTCAAAGATGTTACTGCAGGTGGATCACCATCTCAAAGTAACAGAGTCATCAAACAACTAGCAGTAAAACTAGACGCAGATAAGAAAACTATCGGAGTACAGGGAGATCTGTTCATTGATTGCACAGGATTTAAGGGTGCACTCATTGAGGATATGATGTCTGTACGTCATATTAGTTTCGAGAAGTATCTACCAAACGACAAAGCATTCTTCGCTCGTATTCCTTACCAGAATCAGAAACAACGTGAGGAAAAGATGCACAACGTGACAGACTGTCGCGGTGCAAATACTGGTTGGATGTGGACTATTCCATTGTGGGATAGAATCGGAGTTGGATACTGTTGGTCATCACGTTTTGCTATGGAAACAGAAGCAAGACAGGAATTCGAAATTTGGATTGAACAAGAGTTTGATCTGGAACCAGAAGAATATGAAATCCAACTAATTGATATTAAGCACGGATATAGAGAGAAAGCGTGGGAGTTGAATTGTGTAGCAATCGGGATGTCATATGGTTTCATCGAACCATTAGAATCCACTGGTCTGTTGACAACTCACGAGAATATCCTTAGACTGGTTGATGTTCTCAATCGTCGTCAGGGTTATGTGTCAGGTATTGAGCGTCAATGGTTCAATTATGCTGCACAACGTGAGGTCATTGGATTCAGTCATTTCGTAGCAATGCACTATGCATTAAGCAAACGAACTGATAATCCATACTGGAGACACGCATCACAAAGATGTGAGTATATGCTCGAACAGTTTGATGGTAACATCAAGGTGAACGATGAGTATGAGAGGATGGGAGATATTCTAGATCTTGGTAGACCACTCAGAGCAAACGTTGCAGGTATGAATTTCATCGCTGCAGGTATGGGACTGAGATTGGGAACTAGGTTCAATGGATATGGAAACGTTGAAGAACTCACTCACGTTGGAAATGAGCGTCTAGATTACATTAAAGAGGTTGAGGAATTCGTCAAGTCAGATGAAGTTCCAACACATTATGAATTCTTACTTGAAAACATTTATGGTGAAGACAATGTTCAACTTCCTGAGGAATAAGAAAAAGAAACCTTGGTTGCGATTCTTCTCTCTAGAACCAGGGTTAGTCGAGAATTATCCTTTGATACCAACGAGTTCCGTGAGAAGACGTTGGCAATCTAAGGAAGAGCGAAACAAGAAATGCCCCTTTCGGGGTAATATGAATGTGGCAAATTGCCCAGGTCTGAAACAGATCACTCGTATGGGTTATGTTGTAGTAGCACCAATGGATTTCATCATTCGTACAAACGGTGATGGAGTTGGTTATGAGTATGAGATTCCTACAATGTTCACGAGACACGCGAATTTTGTTGGTGATCATCCACCAGACCAAACTGTACCCTTGGTAGACAGTCCACGTGAATCACTTGCACACATTATCAAACTTGAAACACCGTGGAGAGTGAGAGCAAGTGATGATATTATTTTTCTGCAGACACCCGTTTACTGGAACAATGAGTCCCGTTTCGAAGCAACTGCAGGGATCTATGATCCAAGATTTGCTATGCAAGTTAACGTGCAACTTATCTGGCACGTTCTAGATGGTGAAACTCTAGTTAAGGCAGGGACACCACTAGCACAATTCATACCAATGCCAAGAGAAACACTTGACAAGAGTTGGTATGATATTCGTATAGATAATGCAACGACTGAAGATTGGGATCTAGAAAATGCTTTCAATTACTCATTGAAGGCAGAGTATCCTAACGATGACGATGTATCGCACAAAGTCGCTCGTGCTATGAGAGCGATCAAACACCACAGCAACGGAATTGACCGATGAGTCTTACACTTGATGAATTGATCCAAAACTTCCATCTTCAAAAGGGGGAAGTTGATAAAATTATCGACAACTACGATACAGAGTTCTCTAACAAGAAACTGAATCCATACGGTGTCACCACAGTTGAGTTTCAAAAGAGATCTGATGCATATGCTCAGAGATCTAGATTGGAGGGTGCTATCGATGCACTCTTTATTGTGAAACGTGATATAATGGGTGATGAAACAGATGTCAATATGCCTATGGCAGAAATTGATGCTGCAGATCCAGAAATGGAAATTATTGGTAATGTATCAGAGGAAAATGAAACGGAGGAGTAACAATGTCTAAATCGTACCACGTCTATTACAATGGTAAAGTTTTATTCAAAGACTTGAACCAAGAAGAATTCGATGTAGTATGGGGAAGAATTTACCATTCGTATCATACAGATAGCATTTCGATGGAATGCCTTTCAGAAAACTTAGAGGAGTGTGAACAGAGTTACTAATGCGAGTTATTCGTAATGTGATCCCTGCTGTATATCAGAAGAGGATCAAACAAATGATGTTAGATGTTGGATTTCCTTGGGGTTACCTTGAGGATGTCACATACAGAGATACTGATGAAGTGCGAAACCGATTTCCAAATGCAAATGGAACTCAGGGGTTCGCACATTTGTTTTTCGATGCAGAAACAAATACTCACTCAGAGTTTTGTAACATCATAATGCCACTACTGTTTTCATTCGTAGAGACACACGAGTACAATCTGTTTAGGATCAAGGGTGGACTATTGTTACCACAAGGTGAACTAAAGTCACCACATAATATGCCACACGTGGATATGAACAGACCACACACTACTGCACTATATTATGTGAACTCAGCAGACGGTGAAACTGTATTTTTTGATGAAGAAGACAATGAAATAAGGAGAGAGAAACCAGAGGCAGGTAAAGTCATTATTTTTGATGGTTCTATTTACCACGCATCGCAGAATCCCACACAGTCTACAAACAGAATTACACTAAATTTTAATTATGAGCATTGAGATCTTTTACTACCAGTATGACGGTGGTCAAGACATTCTAAACTGTTGGGATTCACCTCTAAGTTTGGATGGTATTGGTATTGAACCCAAGAAAGTTATTGATGAGTACGAAGGAAACAAATTCGTACCATATATGCAATGTCCTGCTTGGACACATAAGAACTCACGTGAGTTTATTATGTACAATCCGAAGGACTTGACAATCGTAATCAACAAGGAAGGATATATTACAGTAAAAGAATTGAATGATCAGCAGATTCAGAAATATTTGAAGGTAGAAGATTTAGAACCACCTATCAAGACTCTACAGATTTCAGTACCACAATTATTGTTGTGGACAAAATCGAAAGGTGTATGGGTAGAAGCAAGAGATTATCCCTTGACAAGTAGAAACAATAACTTTACAATAGTAAACGGTTGGTTCAATCTATCTGATTGGTGCCGACCTATATCTTTCGGTATCAATGTATGTGATTCTGAACAGGATGTAAAGATTAAACGCGGTGACCCAATTTATAAATTCGCTTTCTATAAAGAAGGAGATCTACGAGAGTCATTCAAGTTAACCAAATCAGTACCACCACAGGAAATGTTACTGCAGATGCATAAACGTCTGGCAGTAAAACAATTCACACCGTTCCTTGCTAAAGATATTATCTTTGGTGAGAAAGAAAAGAAATGCCCTTTCCCTTGGTTTAGAAAATGAAGTTTGTAGAAGAGTATTGCCCAACCATCGTAATCGATAATTTTTTCGAGACACCATCGTTGGTCGTTAACTTAGCGAAACAGCAACAGTATTTTCGGTGCTATGATCACCCCAACAAGGGCAATTGGCCTGGGATGAGGTCGAATCTTCTTGACGGAGTTGATCCTATCCTACACGAAATCATATGCAGAAAGGTTATAGCATATCTACCGTCTTTCGTCGCATTTGATATTGCTGATGTTGCATTTCACGTGTGTGATGGTAACAACAAACGTGGATGGATTCATTCAGACCCACCACACTTAGGTGTCGGTATGGTTATCTATTTGAATGATGGAGTTGTACCTGATCGTGGTACAACCATCTACGATGTGCCACCACATTTTAAGGGACAAGGTTTCGAAGATGAATTCAAGAAACAATTACTTGCTCAGGATGATACTGAATCGGCAGCAGCATATGATACCTATAGAGAAGAATGTAATGCGATGTATCAAACATCAATTAGTGTTGAAAGTCGATACAATCGTTGCTTACTATTTGATGGTAGAAAGTTTCACGGTGGTATGGATTTCTTCGGAAAAGATGTACACGATTCTCGCCTAACTATAGTAGGTTTCTTCCACGGAATCGCTGATGATCTTATAAACAACAAACATTAAATGGAAGTGATTATTGACGAGAAAATCGAAGAATTTGCCAACGGTAAACTTTGGCGAATTCGTAATGCATTATCACAGGAAACTTGTGAACATTTGAAGCACGAATTCATTATGATTAAAAACATAATTGAAGCGACAACTTCAGGTCCCACAAGCGATCCCATAATGCCAGGTGCCTTTGCAATGTACTCACCAGTATGTTTTGAAGCAATGGGACAGGTAATTAAGAAACAGATTGAGGACGTGGTTAGATGTAAATTATGGCAGACATTTAGTTACGCTAGAGTATATACTAAAGGCACGAATCTGGTACGACATAGAGACAGAACGAGTGGTGAATGGGTAGGAAATATATGTGTAACAAGAGACGAAACTAATTGGCCCTTTTACATCGAAATTGATGGTAAATCGTATGACCTACTGATGAATCAAGGTGATATGATTGTATTCAGAGGACATAAAGATTTTCATTGGAGACCAAAATATCAGGGAGATCTACAGATACAGGCATTTGTATCTTATGTGGATCAAGATGGTAGATACTCTGACAATAAATGGGACGGTCGTCCGATGTTGGCAGCACCTTGGGAAACAGCAAGTGAGAAAATCCAGAATGAACAATCAATGATCAACACATCACCCTATTACACATAATGAAACTGACAGTCAGCAATCCATTTGACACAGCATATAAGAAACTAGATGATGTAATCGTCTTTGAGGATATAATCCCACCAGTATATCAAGACTGGTTACTCTTATGTGCAAACAATCCAGATCTTGCTTGGTATCGTAAGGACAATGCAATCACGGACATCCCCGAGTTTATTGGTGACCCTCGCAATGGGTTCGCTAACTTACATTATTTGTATGAAATTGAGTACGGTGACAAATCACATTGCTCAACACTTACAAATGGGTTTATGCCGCTCGCTCTTCAGTTCCGTGAAGCATTGAGTGCTGAATGTTTGCTACGGATGAGAATCAATGCAGTTCCTGCAATGGGATGCAATCAAGTTCAAATGCCACACATTGATAGTTACGTTCCTAACTCTTGGAATGTAATCTACTATCTAAATGATACTGACGGTGATACAATCATCTACAATGAGAGGACTCAGGATGCCTTTGAATACCCTGCAATGGTTGACAAGGACGCTTGGACTGAAAAGCAGCGAATCACCCCTAAGAAGGGCAGAGCGGTTGCTTTCAAGGGTGATCTATTTCACAGTTCATCCTACTCAACACTCAATCCACGTTTAGTGGTAAATATAAATGTGAGTGAGAAAACACCCACAGACATTCGTTCCTCATACAATCCTAATTATGGCAACCTTACTTGAAACTGGAGAGGATTGGACTCTCTGGAGATCACCCTGTATCGTCCACGAACAGGATGAAATGATCACACAATTGGGAAGAGCATATCGTCTCTTCAAAAATACTTTTACAGGATTCGATTCATCGCTGACTGATAAAGGATTGACAATCGGAAATCTTCCTACTCTATTCGATTATGATGAAAAACGCAAGGAAGATGAGGATTTTATCAAGAATTGGGGCAAAAACCAGCATTCTGGGTATCGGTTCTATAACATATTCGCACTTACGTCCCCGAGTCCGCTATTCTGGTTATTGAACAGAGATCTTCAAACTATTGTGCGAAGCACTCTTGAAACTGATGAACCATTATGGTTTCAATGTTGGATGAACTACCACACACCCGATCAGGTGTTAAAGTGGCACGATCACAAATTTGATTACCACGGTTATATTAGTATCGAACCACACAACACTACAACCGAGTTCAGACAAGACGGTAAACCACTCTACAATATAAAGAATGAAGTGGGCAATGTGTACTTTGGGCCTGGGTGGGACAGGCAACACAGAGTTGTAGTTCACGAGGAATTTAACACACCTCGTATTACTTTAGGGTTCGATATTCATACTCAGTCAGATTTACCTGACGATCAGTTCTCACTTATTCCACTATTGTAAATAGTATATACGTTCGCTTGGGGGAGCGATGTTCTTAAAAACCAGAATGCTTAACAACACACAGCAGTCAGTTTTACGCAAAGCGATACTGTTGTACATTTCGTCTCTACATAAGAGACATCACAATGGACAAATCAATGACATCACATTAAGCGAAACACTTAATGAGGTGAATTTGATTACTGATTTATTACATTTGAAACAGGATTAATGTCAACACCTTTATTCATTTCGGAGTCTATCCCATTGGAAATTAGAAACGTACTCAAATCTCTTGAAATTGGTATGCCTGCACGGTATAAGGATTTCACAGGTACAATCGAATTTGTATCAGAAGAGTATATTACTCTCTGTATTTCAGAGAAACCCAATCCAGAAGGATCAAGACATCCTATGAATAAATGTTGTTTACTGGTGTATTCACGTGATTGGGATGATCTAGAAATAGATGATTCTCCCTTTAAAAATGTAAAGAATTACAAGGGAAAAACCAATGACCACCCAGGAAATGAGATGTTACCACCGATCGAAGACCGATGAAACACAGTAATTACGATGAAAATATGTATGAGGAGATTTTGATTTATTACGCACACGACAAACCAAAATCTGCTACAATACAGGAACACACCGATCAATGCCAGAAATTCACAAATGAACAGTCTCGCACTCTCACCTAAAGAACTGCTAGGATGTATGTCAGCAATGCAAATGCTTGATGACAAGTCACAACAGAACTGGGAATCACTTCTCGGTATCAAATATAATGATCTCTATCAAAAATTAGAAAATGCCCTTGAGGAAATTGGTGAAGGTCACACCGAAATCTGACCGAACAAAGCAACAGTTCGTCAATCTGATGAACAACAATCCAATCTGCGAAATTCAAGAACGTAGAAAGGATGGACGTTTGTTTATGTCATCTAAACATAATCCAGAAGTCTGGATATGGTCTGACGGTGACGATGATCCCCATTGGTCTTATGAGCGCATTGCCTGAGTTTTTCAAATCCACGTCTGACTTGCCATATGACCGTCATTGGTATAAAATATGGTGCAAGGACAACTCAGTTAAAATCGTGGAGTCTTACGAGGAAGTCCAAACCGCTTGGTGGAACTTCCATTTTCACATTTCACATATCGAGGTTATTGATGCCAAACGAACAAAAGGAGGGAAAAGCAGGGGATTCGCTTAAGATACAAGTTGAAGACGGTCAGGTTACTCTTGACTGGGACAGAAATGACCCTATGTGGAACTTTCTAAACAATCTAACACAGGAACAACTACAGGAATTTGTTAATGAATCAATCGAACACGGACTATCAACTACTGATCTCTCTGGCGAAACTGATGCACGAGAAGGTGACGGAGTGTGACTTCACAAAGTATCTACAGTCAAATCTGAATACTGTAATCTATGAACTCGAAAGGCAACACACCTTGCAACAATCCTCTGAATTGCAATTCATTCAAAAAAACAATGGTGGACATATTAGGAAGGATCTCGATTCCATCGGAGACGGTCTTATCTCATTCACAGATACAGGCATCCGTCAAGACAGTTACGAGCACTCACCATACTACTGGGAGACAGATCGAAACAGGTAAAGATAAGTAACAAAATGTATTCATCGTTACATTATTATGTTATGATTCCAGAACAATCTAAATACTAGTAGAATTAACGAGGACACAATGCATCCAGTATGTTCTACATTATGGTATAAAATTTGGAGTAACAACTATGCACAACTTAATGGCGAAGGAGCAACTCGTTGAATGGACTAATCAGTCTCTAAACGACGAAGAACTAATGGACGATTATTTCAATTGCTTAATCGAATGCTCGATTGAACCACACTCAGGAGAATGCAAACGAATTTGCAGAGATATGTTCTGACCGTGTGACAATCCAACAACTGACCCATCGATCCCCCATCGGTGGGTTTTTTGGTGTTATACTATGTGTAACAGATCAGGAGAGACATTTGAGCGTTAATCTTCGCAAGCACCAACAGAGAGCAGTAGACGCTATGAAGCGTGAGACTAAAGGTCAGGTCATCATCCCTACAGGTGGCGGCAAGACAATGTGTATGATCTATGATGCTTTAAGGACGCTCAACACTAACAGCAACAGCACCATTGTAGTTGTTGCACCTCGTATCCTACTCGCTAATCAGTTGAGTGAGGAGTTTATGCAGTTCCTTAAGGCAGATTGGGTTCACGTCTATCACGTCCACTCTGGAGAGACTCATCACGAGTCAGGCACAAAACCTGAGAAACTTGCAAAATTCATTGAAAAGAACAAAGAGAATAATGCAGTTGCAACTCACGTTATCTTCACAACATACCACTCATTGAGAAGGGTTGTTGAGTCTGGCATTGAGATCGATACAGCATATTTTGATGAAGCACATAACAGCGTAGCACGTAATTTCTTTGAATCAACTGAAGAGATCAGCGAAACAGCAAAACGTTGCTACTTCTTTACAGCAACACCTCGCATCGCACGTAGACACAACCGTGGTATGAATAACCAACTTGTTTATGGTCAGATCATTGAACAAGTACCTGCACCCGAGTTGATCGAGAGCGGTTCAATCATCCCACCAACTATTGTGCCATTCGAGCAAGATATTGATCGAGTTAAGAAAATGAGTTGGGATACTGATGCACAAACAGTTCTCGATGTACTGGAGAATCTTGACGATAAGAACGCACAGAAAGTTTTATGTGCAGTTCCTAGTTCTAAGATCTTAGGTAATATGCTAGGTCAAACCAACTTGTTATCAGAGTTGAAGAAACGCGGTTACGATGTCCTACACGTGACTAGCAAGTTCGGTGCCTATGTCAATAACAAGAAGGTAAACCGTGAGCAGTTCTTCAATACTATGGATGAGTTCGGACGTGATGATGATCGTAAGTTTATCATCTTCCATTACTCTATCCTATCTGAAGGTATCAATGTTCACGGTCTAACCCATACTATTCTCTTGAGACAGTTGGCAACCGTCGAAATGGCACAAACCATCGGACGTGTTATCAGACTACATAAAGAGGACTCTAAGCGTATTCGCTCAGGTGAACTGACAGCGGGTAACCTTAAGATGTATCGCAAACCAACTGGTTACGTGACAGTCCCGACCTACACGAACTATGGTAAGCACATCGCAAAGCGTCTTCAGAGGGTTGTAGATGCGATTTTCGTCCACGGTATCCACCCCGAGTCGCTAGTTGCATAAATAACTCTATCAAGTACAGTTACAGAGATTAACAATGGCAACGACAGCAGTTAATGGGTATGCAGATTTGCTACTCACTAAATTGTCAGAGAAGGCGAAGGCATATAGACTCGCCAATATTGACAAGAGAATCGCAGAATCTGTTGGCACAACTACAGAAATTGCAAGATCAATTCACACTCACGTGAACGTTATCCTCAACAAAAGAGAAAAAGTTGTAGCGGACGATGCTTCCGTCACGTGGACATTCGCTAAGGTAGATGATGGCGATGACATCAAAATTACAGCGACAGCACCTGCAGATAGAGGTGGACACACAAAAGAATTAATGTGGATCGAGGGTTCTACTGGTAAATGCAAGAAACTTAAAGGGGATCTTTATACTGTAGATGCCAACAGCATTGATGACACATACAGGGAAGCATTCTTCGATAAGGTATCACATTTGGGGACATTCTGGTAAACTATGTGACACTTAAATAACTGTACTACTAAGACCCCACAGGGGTCTTTTTTATTGGTATATTATAAATGTGGAAGGCAAGGGTAGCATTCACTAATTGCTTTCAATTCGAACCTCTTCCACACCTCACACAACCGTCAGAGCGTTGCTCACATTACAAATCGCTGAGGGATACCCTCGCTCTGATGGTCACAATATTACACAACCTAATACGATGACAAGAGTACAAATCACATTACTAGTTGAAGTTGATACAGAAGACGAAATCAATTGCCCTGACGGTGATGCTATCAACCAAAACGTAGTAGTCAATACAATCGATAACGGTTTCTTTATCGACCCTGTAACAGTATTAGACGCGAGGATAGTATAATGAATCAAACTAACAATAAAAAAGAATTTACAATCAAATTGTCCAGAAGAGAACTAGGTATGCTTCACTATTATGCACGCGGTTTAGTTGCAAGAATTGACAGCGATGTAACAGAGTGGGGATCAAGTTGTACTGGTCACGATGTTATCGAACACGATTATTATGGTAAAGACGCAATAGTAGGATTGATGCAAGAGATCAAACCACTAGTGGAATCTAACTATGGAACAGAGTGGGATGACTGGCAGCAGATGACACTTCGTGCCAAACCACAAACTGTCACACCCGAACCACTAGACCTTGATCCATCCTCTATAATATAGAGGTAAAGCACAGGAGACCAAATGCAACTCACAGCAGGATCGATGACAGTTGAGTTCCGTCCCCATAGCATTTTGAGTGACAAATTCGTTTATACTCTCAGTTTGAAAAACAAGTGGGGCGAGGTTAATGCTATGTCAATGCGTTTGATGAACAAACGAGAAATGACTGAGACAATCAACGCACGTCTCGATATTGGTTATCAGGTGACCGACTTCTTAACTGAACCACAAAACTACTTACCTGCATCCTGCTAGTGTGACAGTTTGACTAGTGTCCCACCCATCCACACACAGGATGGGTTTCCCCTTATAATAGAGGTATCGAACAAAAGAACTATGCAAGTGACATCAACACCCGAACAACAATATCAGCAACTCTTTGAGCAGATGTATGCTCTTTGCGACCAACACGGATGGGGAGACCCATTCAGTTATGCACGCTCACGTGAGATTCACTTGGCAGGCATCCTAGGGCACAACGTTGCTGATGATTACTCAGGTGCTGATGCATTTGATCAGGATGGGAATCCTGTTGAATATAAATCTACTATAGGTAAGAAACTAACTGCTACCTACAACGGTATTTCAGTTCAAGATACTTGGGAAGATCAACTCAAGTATCTCAAAGAAGAGAAAATTGGCAAGTACAAAGATCACTTCTTTGCAAGATACCAAAATGGTCAAGTTGTCGAAGTCTGGCAAATGTCAGGTGACGATGTACTGAACTTGCTACTACCTAGTCTTAAAAAGCAATTTCATTCTGATAAGATCAGAAAAGACCCACGACTAGGTTACACTATCCCCAACAAAGCGATTCAAACCTATGGAACACGAATTAAATAACGAAATCCACGAATACGACCAAAATCAGGAATTTAACGAACTAATGCAAACTTCAATCGATCTTCTCGGCGAGCACTATATGAATCAGGTCACGAGACATATTGAAGCAAATCGTTTTGACGATGCTGATGCGATCTATGAAGAGTTCGTTGTTGATGGACGTGACCCTGAAGATGGTACATATGAATGGATCTTTATGGATCGTATTGTGTGACAGTTCAACTAGTGGCACATAATGTTACCATATGCACCACACATTTACTATAATAATAGTATAAACAAACAAACATTATGTGCAGAACAAACAGAAGTTATGAGTCATTCCTAAGATGGGAAGCAATGATAGCAAGACAAGTTGCAAGACGTAAGGGTTGCTCAGTCGAAGACTTATATAAAAAGCAACACCCACAGAAGGAAACTTCTGACTGGTTCGACAATCTAGCGGAGGTGGTTTAAATGTCAGTTTCACATCACGAAGATATGCTCATCGAATTCTACGAAGATGAGTTAGAACTAATGAAATCCACAGGTCTCGACAAAATGATGAGCGAGGAAGCACTTGTTGAGCATTGCGAGTATATCGCACGCGAGCGTTTTGAGGATGAGTGCCAATAATATAACTGGCACATCATTACATTATATGCACCATATAATGACTATAATATAAACATAAGCAACACAGAAACAAATGACTGAAAACAACACATTCCCAGATCGCTCAGAAGTTGAAGCAGAGACTGGATTTAGTTTTGAAGCGTTAGAGCAATTTGAGACCATTATGAGGTTTCTAAGTGAGGAAGCAGGTTATATGCTCTTGAATAAGATAAAGGTAAATGAAGAGGGATTTGATCAACTAGTTAACTATGCAACTGAATTAAGAGTATTCTCAGGAGTTAATAACCCAGATGCTTAATATACCTATGTCATTCGACGAGTCATATCAAATGACGAAACTTTGGGATACTCTCAGAGATATGGATTTTGATCTAACTGATGATCAGACCGCAGTATTTGAAAGAATAATGACAGGCGAGTATCTTGTCAAGGAGCATTGTGACAGTTCACAAAGTGACTACAAAAGCATCCCAGATCGCTACTAACCCTCTATAATAAGGACATAAGCAACAAAGGAAACTAAAATGAAATCAATCAAAGGAATGAATATCGAAGTCTCAAACGGTCAATACGAGTTACTCTATGATCTTGTAATGACAGCATACGAGTTAGACATTGCAGAGCAAAAAGGTTGGGATGCTCAAACATTTGATAACCTAGTTGACAATGTATGTCAAGCACAATCTACCTACCTACAAAAAAGAGTTAAAGGAGTTTAATCAATGCACAACTTTCAAGAATTTCTAGATTACATCGAATCATTTTATGCACCATATCATCCCGATGTATTATATCCTATAGATGGATTAACAACTGGAGAGATCGCAATCGCGATACTCAGATACCTCGATTTATGTGCATCAAACACTAATATTGAGTTCGGTGATGGTGACTCACTCGATCGCGAGAGAGTAAGAGACATAATCACAGAGACAAGAGCGGTTGCACAATGATCAAAGATTACAACACTTATGACACATTCACAGAGATAAGTATCGGTGACATTGTTGCATATACTGACCCAATAGGTCAGCGAATTATTGGGACAGTTATTCGAAGATGGGGACGCTATTGTAGACCACAGTTCGAAATCTGTAACGATGAAACATTATTTCACCCTGTATATGATTACACAAAATGCAAAGTTTTAGAAAGATTCTAGTGCCAGTTGTATTAGTGGCACACACGTTGTTTATTATTGGATATACATCCTCTATAATATTAGTATAAGCAACAAACAACTATGACACCTACAGAATACAAAGAACTCATCAAAAAAGACACACTTAGAATAGGTCTAGACCCAGAGGTCAAACTAGATGTATATCAGTCACTAGTTTTGAATGCTATCAACACTTATGGATCTGGAGACTGGAAAAATGGTGTTTCAGTTCACCATAAGCACGAGAGTTCACAATTTTCAAATCTAATCATCGGCGGCGAAGTAGTTGCTAAGATCGTTTACGATGTTGCCCACGATGACATTAGTCAAGATGATTACAGAGCGATACACATTGATAAGACCAAAACAGCAAAAGTTTCTTATATCGCATTTGGTAATGATCTTTGGGAATATCGCAAGAATACTCAAATTGCAAGATATAAGAATATCTTGAACAAACTAGGATTTATAATCCTAATCATTGACAATAGTCAGATCGTTTACTAAATGTCAACCTATGTTGTGCCACTTCCACTACTGGCACAACACCTCACACAAAACTCAAATCCATCCCTTATAATAACTACATACACACAGAGGAAAAGATGACACAATACGATGAAATTCTCAAATGCTACGAGGGAGTGACTGAAGAGCACGCGGGCACGAGTTTTGAATTTGGTCTTATGAATGATCTATATTATCAACTCTTCTCAGATACATCATATGAAACTTATGTGATGGAATCTCAAGGAATCTGCAAATACTGAACTTGCTTCAGTTTCAATATATGAATCTGAATGATAACAGCAATTTCAATTTTACTCATCGCACTTATATTAGTGCTATTTCTCAACTATTACAATCCTAATTACTAAGATGCTATTTTCAACAGTTCTCGACAAAACAGTTCCATTTTACGATTTCCCCCATTCCCCAATTCTTTGGTTAGGGTTCTTTGGTATCATCGTCGCGATTTTCACGGTTTACACAGTTAATAAAGCATATTTCAATAGTCCCCTTAATAAATGATAGATGAGACAGTTAAGACTGACCACTTTCTAGGACAGTTCACGAACTGGCACACCCTACCCTACACAGGCGGTTCTCATCCGTTATAATAAGTACATAAGCAACAAAGGAGAAAAACTCAAATGACTTGGAGAGCAACTAAAGCACAGGTTCTAGATCAATTTCGTTACAACTGGAAAGTCGCCGTTGCTCAGGATAGATCTCTCAGAGGTGACACCATAGCGAAGCGCGAGAGTTGGAACAATTTTGTTGACTGCCTCAATCAGGATGGTATGGTTACCGACTGGCAAGCATACAACTGGACAAATCCATTCTAAGCACTATGCACGACATTTTCACCGATCTTAATCTTACATTGAACAATCTTACTATACAAAAGCAAATGACAAAAAACGAATTTATTGAAGAGGTTTATGAGTTAGCATTTGGAGAGAATGCTATCAACCGCCAGTTTTCATATGATGAGGTTCTTGACGAGTTGAGAAAGTTTTCAGATAATGCACTTATTTTCGAAGAGAGCGGTCTATCAGAAGATGACTTTGAAGCGATCGATGAAAAGATCGAATCATCATATAAGGATGGATACAGAGCGGGAAGTTTATTCCAACTTGAGCAAGCGGCAGCAGACTATGGAGTAGGCAAGTAATGACATATCAAGAAATTAAAGCACTAAGTTCAAAAAATCTCAGAGGATTACTTAAAGAAGATCTTGACGTAGATCTGATTGATATGATAACATATGAACTCTTTGAAGTAAGGGAGGAGTAGACAGTTTGACTAGTGGCACAACACCCCTAGCAATCGCGTCTCAATCCTCTATAATATTAGTATAAGCAACACAGGAGCACCACTCAAATGCGTAAGATCGAAACTCAAATGAACTCAGCAATCAGAAGCGGAAGCAACTTCAGTTCAGCAAATACTACTGTTTCACACGCTAACGGCGAAGCAAACGTTTATCTTCACGGCAATCACATCGCGACAGTTACAAATAATTCTGTTTTATTGTTCGATGGCGGTTGGCAGTCAAATACAACTAAATCACGTCTAAACGCTATTCTTGATGAATTCTCTTATGGCACTAGAGTTTTTCAAAAGCAATTTGAGTGGTTCGTAGGTTATAAGAACTTGACTGAAGATTTCGCTAACGGTATGGAGTTAGCGTTCTAAGGAGTTGACTTAATTCACTATATACACTATAATAAGGGGACTAAATCAAGTCCTCTTTTTTTATGCATAATCCTAAAGAACTATCGGACGATTTCGAATCCATCGCACAGACTAACGTCTATGGGTTGTTTATGTCCCCTGTAGGTAATTATACCAATAAAAACCACGAAAGGGATAAACTTGCAATTACGAGTTATATTAATAGTTGCACAAATGATGACCTATTTCAATCCCCTAATAGCGATATATGCCACGGTGTGACGCAAATCGGGAAAAATAACATCCTAGACCATCCAACACTTAAGGACGTAAGAGAGACCATTTTAGATGCAGTTAGGCAGGTTAATGAACAATCTCTTAATTATGACTTATCAAGTATGGAATTAATCGATTCACATATTGAAGTCGCATCACAAAACGCCCTATACGCACCTCACGAGTTTTCTAATTGTTTATACTCAGGATGCTATTTCATTAACTATGACCCACAAAAGCATTCGCCTCTTAAGTTTAAACGTATTACACAGTCATCCTATTATCCAATTATGCAATGTAAGCAAAATGGTCTAACCGCGTTTAATCTATTAGATGCAAACGTACCCACTACTGAAGGAGATATTATCATTTTCCCCAGTAACCTAACTCACGGATATGAAATCAATGGAGAACATAACCGTATTACTCTATCCTTTAATGTAGCACCTTAAATGAATCCCTTTACAAAAATTGATGACAACACTTATAGAGATAGCGAGGGAACACTATATAAACCCATCCCTAACTATGAAGACTATTATGTTAGTAACCTCGGATCCATTTATTCTACTAAGTGGGGAAAGTGGAAGAAATTGAAAATTCACCTTAACGAAAATGGTTATAGAAGAGTAACACTAAGACAAGATGGTAAGACAGTAGTAAGGAGAGTTGCTAAACTTACCGCACTTGCTTTTATATCCCTACACTCAAGTGTTACCAATGTGTTACACATAGATGGGAACAAATTAAATGATCACGTCTCTAACCTTAGACTAGATAAACAACCTATTTCATAAATGTACAAATAAACATACTTAGAAACTTTATACATTGAGGAAACTAGCGGAGGAATAGCGACCTAAGACCCTAACATATCGACATCAATCTGTCAACCTTTATGGGAAAATTGAAATAATTGCCCTATAGAGAAAATTGGTATATAATGCAGGTGTTCAGAAATTTCCCCTACTATTCAATGGGACGCACATACAAACGTAATGACACATACAAGAGTAATAGAGCGAAGTCATTACGAGAAAAGAGAAACAAACCGAATGAGGTACTAACTAACAAGAATTACCAACGGAGAACAAAGAAACAAAACCGCTTTAATTCATCGGAGGATTATGGAAATGAATGACCCTAGGAAACTAGACTGGATCGATGTGCTACTTGACGAAACCGATGAGGATATGGTAGAATATGACTATGAAACCTATGATGATGAATCGAATGACTTAGATCTTGATTACACTACTCAATCGTGAACAGATTTCAATTTCTATGTGAACTGTATGAAACCGAATCAATCCCCCCATTAGAGTTAGTGGAGTGGGGTCAATTCATACTAGACACAGAGATACAACCGCACTTCACTAAGTATCAGAAACAATTGCAGTATCTGGTCAGCGAAGGGTTATGTTATCACGTGCCAATCTAAACGGGGAGCGACATATAAAACGGGTCCCCTACAGCAACCTACAACAGT